GTATTATTATTACGTTAAAAACGTTTTGAATCCAGTGAATTTGACCACTGAATTACGTGGTTATGATGCCAAAAAGTTCTGAATTTAAGACTCGCTCAAAGCGGCTTTTTCTCACTTAAGTAGGCCATTAAATGACTTCGCGATTATGCCAGATCCCAGCCATAAACGCGCGGCTCCCACACGTTATTGTCAACAGTGGAGATATACACGGGATCGTCCCTGCCGGGATAGTGTACCTTGTCCCCGGTCATGTAAGCGTCCTGCGCTCCTGTCGGTTGCTTCCACACAGGGATTTCTCCCGGTTTCGCTACCTCTGCCCACAGTGCCGGTGTTGTATCAGGTGTCCAGTCCGCCTGTGAGGTGTGAGACTGTACGCACCGATAGAGCTTATCGGCATAGCTCACACGCTCGTCTGCGGTATAGCTCACGCCCGTTCCCCACATTGGGAACAGTTCCACAGCTTCCAGCGCATCGTCATCGGGCAAGGATTCAGCCGCCTTCTCAATGATGGGCCGAAGCTGTCTTGCACGTTCCTGTGGTTTCATGACTCCACCCCCGTCAGAATATCGTAGGCTTCAGCCTTGTCTAAATCCGTTACCTGTTCAAGCGGGTTTGGAAGATTATTTGCGATGATCTCTTCTTCTTCCGTCATGTCGCGAATGATGCCATTATCACAAATCTGCATAATTTCCTCCGCAAATATAGAATTTACTACCAGCTAAAATGCGTTTGCTTTCTACATACGTATAGGCATATAGATTTGTTACCCGTGTGTCATTATTTTGGTTATAGGTTGCACCGGCCAGAATAGCACTTACCATCGCACTAGGTTTTGATGGCAAATTTTTTACTTGCATAAAACAGATCCCTTTGTGCTGGACAGCTGAGTCAGCATAAACCCCTCCACTTGGCGATGTGCCGTTTCTAACTAAATATATCCAGTCCGAAGCAGACAACGTTAAATTTTCTACCACAAAAAAGAAATCAAGTTCTTGATAATCCGATAAATCAACACTAACGGCTCTTACATCTTCAGGCACTATAATGGTATCTAACAACAAAAACCCTTTACTTGCTCCCCCCGGAATATTTTCCACAGCAGAAACAAACCCAGCCGGGAAAGCCATCTGTGCGGATGTGCCGCCCTTGGTGCGGATCGCATTAGCAACGCTTGTGAGGTCTGCATTAAGCTGTGTGCTGTCTACTAGTTTATCGACTGCCATCAGTAACTACCCCCTTGCCAAGTTGCGAGAGTCTGAGCGACCCATGCCGTGCCATCCCAGACGAGAAAAGCACCGGAAGCCGGGGAAGTCGGAGAAGTGATTTTGTCATTTAAATGGCGATTTAGCTCATCGACAACCTTTCCAGTATCTGCCGGGTACTCAACGCTGACAGGGCCGACATCCGTGTATACCACGTTGTTGCCGAGAAGCGTGGTGACTTCCTGCGGCGTGAGCTGGTAGGTGATGGGATTGGCAAGTTCGTAAACAAGTTGTACTCCGTTCATAGCAGTTTTGAATGTTGCGGCATCTGTATATGACGTGTCATAGATATAAACATAACCACTTGTCGGAACTGTTATGCAATTTGTAACATGGCCCAAATATGGTTGATTCGCGGCAACATTTATATACTGAGAACAAATGACATTTGCAGGAACATTGTTATTTACAGTTTTTTTAATATTGTTTACTATTGCACGAGACTGGAAGTAAGGATATGTAGCGGAGCTATCATAAGTCCACGTCAGCGTCCCCAAATCCACCATCGCCCTATTCACCGCCAGAACACCGCTGATCACATCCAGCGTACCGCCATAGACAGTGCCAGCTGTGTCTTGCCAGTTGACGGAGATGGATTCGCTGGTGTAGGGTTCGTAATTGGTGGAGGATGGTCCAGTCTCAACCTGCACATTATAACCGTCAAAACTAGTTCCACCTTGCGTCACACTAAAAGATACAAAGCAGATTCCGTTCGGCACAGTTACAGATCCAGATTGTGCATTATAGGAAACAAGTGTTCTCGATTCAATAAAGCTCTTGTTGCTATCGTAGAATCTAACCAGCAAGTTGGCCCAGGTCTCTTCAAACGCTCCAACTTTGCTTCCGGTGTAAACAGTTCCCGGAGTTGTTGGAATAATATCAGACCGAATGCCATGTGCAAGGTTATATGCGTTGTCGTTGATATTTCCATTGTTATCAATAGCACCCGGGATGCCGATTAGGTTCTTTCCTATTCTTTTCCCGCTCAGCCCAGTCCAGCCGCTGATCGGGCAGATGTTCTTGTATGGGACAAAGGTCGCATCGGACTCACTGGCGAGACGAACCATAGGCTTTACTGTTCCGTTGACAGTGCTCCCAGCGGGTATTCTTACAGCGAACCTGCAATATGGTGCATCGGAATTAATGGTCGAGCCGGTTCCGGTGTCCACCCTTGCGGTTACATACGTTCCGGTTGATGTCTGATAAAGCGAGCAAGCTATACCAAGGTTAGATGATACTGCACCGTTCAGTATATCCCCATTGAAATTGTTAGGGATAATATCTGTGAAATTAAACAGAATTTCAGATCCCGTATTGGTTCCGCTGCATGTTATAGTTCCATCATCATTAACAACAAACGTTACACCACTAAGCGTGTATGTGCCAGCTGCTCGTGTTACATGCAGCTTGTTTTTTGATGCACCACCTGGCCACGGATGGTCATACCCGTGCAAATCCTGCACAGGCTCGATCTGAGCCACCAGCTTCCGCACGGGCATCGAGTCCGCTCCATCGTCAAAGCTGGCGATTGCACCGGAGGCTGTCTCCAAGATTACCGGAGCTTTTGTATCAAGGCCGGTGGTTTCGTCATTTAATTGACGATTCAAGTTACTCACATTATCGCCAAGGTTACTAACTTTCCAGTGCGCTAAAGTCCAACCTTCCGCTGTCGGAATGTCTACGATACATTCGTATAATTTTCCATCATGAGTGCATACATCGCCCACGCTGTATGTCTTTCTTGTGCTGTATTCGGATGCAATTGCATCGGTTACAACCTTGTTCTGGACAGTGCTGGTAGATTCGTGCGAAAGTTCAGCATCAGCTACGGGCGAAACACTGATGCCCTGTCCTACAATAACTGCCATTATGTCACCTCCGTAAACAATGCGGGAATCTCCATTGCGACGCTCGGTGCATTGCCGATTGCATATGCGGTAAGAACCCCGTTATCGTTTGTGATATAAAGTGTCTGCACTCCATCATTCCGCATCTGAATCAAAGTTCCAGCGTGTGGAGGAATGCTTACCATAGTCTTTTCCGTTACCGTGTATCCAACAGGCGTTGCCACGATGGTATGCGGCTCGGTTGCGCTCCACTCAGTTCCCAGGGAAACTTTTCCCATCGTTCCTTCAGATACAATGTAAGAATTCATGGAAGACTCATCCACGTATTTCTTTGCCTCTTCAAGAACAACTTCATCCGCATCGTCAGCATATGCGCTGGCTTCTGCAAGAGATTGAGCTTTCGCGGTAACGATCTCAGAATTTGTATAATTCTTTGCGGAATTTAATGTAGCCACATCCTGCGAATTTGCATAGCTCTTGGCTGAATTGAGAGTGTTTGCGTCTTTTCCATCCGCATAGGTCTTTGCGGAAGAAAGCGCACTTGCCGATTTTGTATCCGCCGACTGATCGGCATACTTCTTCATTTCAGTCTCAGAGGCAGCAACCTGCGCATCCGTATATTTCTTTGCCTGGTTATATACGGTTTCTCCGCCGCTGTCACCGCCATGCAAATCTGTATACTTTCTGCTGAGTGCATATGATAAAATATTAAGCTCTTCGCTCATATACAGACTCCTTTCTGGTTAATTTATCTTTATCACACGGCAAGCCAACGTGCGTTTTCCTCGTCATAAAAATAAATGTTCCCCGTGTCCATTTCGAAATAAACGCTGGCATTCGGAATCGGGCCATGAGTATCCTCTTCAGGCTTCGTATCAGAGGCAAGTCCCATAAACGTGTCATAGCTATTGCCAGCAATTCGTGTAATTGCCATAATTGCCCTCCTAATTAATTAAACGTCAATTGTCTCATAGAGAGACGCCTGAACCGTCAGCGCTGATTTAGGCTTCCCACCGATTGCATATGCCGTCAGCGTTTTGTTATTGTTTGTGATGAAGACCGTCGAAACGCCATCACTGCACAACTGGTTAATAGCTGTCGCATCGCCGACGATATCGACCTTTGTCTTTTCCGTAATGTCATAGCCGCTTACAGTCACATTCTGAGTGTAAGGATCAGATCCAGACCATGATGTACTGAGAGTAAGTGTGGCAAGAGACTGCGCTACACCTTCCATCAATTCAGTAGCCTGCTGAATCGCCGCATTCATCGTCCTGAAGTCATCCGTAGATACAATCAGTGTTGCAACATCGGGAGCAGGAACTACTTCAATCACGAACGGAATTGTACTGAGCGTTGTATCATCCTTGAGCATGCACAAATCGCAATCACATCTGCCGACAGCGGTAGTGGTCTGAGACACCAGCTCAATGCTGATCGTATCGTCATTGTTTTTAACAATGAGATAACGTCCAAGTTCAGGGTCAACGAATGCGCTGTCCAGAATTACAGCATGACCGTCCGCTTTGTGCTCACGGAAAAGAAATGTAATCCCGCTTTCTGGGATATACTGTTCATTATCTTTCGTAAGTGTTACTTTGATAAATCGCGCAGAAGCGTCACCCTGTTTCACACGAATCATCGGCAATTGCCCATAAGGATTGACATCAAGCGTGATTTCTTTTGTATAGTCCAAAAACTCACCTCCCTGGGTCTGGTGTAGGGAATTTTCAATAATTGAAAGTCAGGTTTTATTACGCATAGTAAAAGACAGTCGGATATTTCACCGACTGCCTCTAACTATTAGTATTAAATTATGCCGGAACCTTCGAAAGCAGATGCTCATTGATTGCCGCCACATCTGCCAGAATAGTTTCATCAAGCAGAATTACGGTAGCCCTCACATTGCTCTTGATCATAATGCCATCTTCATTGATGACGGAATAGGTAAACGTTGCCCTCATTCCTTCAGCCGTCTGATGACAGGTGAAGCTTGTAATTTTAGTAATCATTCTCGTAAATCTCTCTTTCGTATTGCTCCATATATTGTTCTGCAAGCTGGTCATAATCTGTCTCAAGTAGTTTCATATACAATGACGATTCATCACCAGCAACATCTGTAGGTATTGTTTCAATCGGTTCATCCGTCAAGGTCTGTTCCTGTGGCGTAAGATATTCGTATTGATCACATGTCATACGGTCATCTCTGAATCCACGCTGACGCGCATACAGAATCCAGTCGAAAGATGTACCGGCAACGCCATGCACAATAAAATGATCAGAATTCTTTTCTACCCAAGAAATACTTCCTTCGCTTGTCTGCGTAGTAAACACTTGGTAGTCATGGCTCAGATCAATCGTTTCAGCGAAATCTTGATCGATCATCACAAAGCAAACGCCAGTAGAGTCAATGACTCCGCTGCCAAGATCAGAGTATACACTGTAAGTGCTTTCCATCGCGCTTAAACCAAGTACGCCGAAATGCTCTGTGTCCATAACTTTGTACTTCTGACCAGTGCTTGTAACATAGAGGTTATACATCTGCATTGAGCCAGAACATACAACGCCGTTATTTCCGATATTGTCCCATCTTCCGCTTGCTCTCAAAGTAGCCATGCCATTAAATGATAAAGTACCTTGCAATTGAGCAGATCCGCCAAGAATAATAGGATAATCTCCGGCAGTAGCAACGTGTAATTCAGTAGTGCCAGCTTTTAATACAACAGCGTTTCCGTTGATTGTCTGTAATCCGCAAGCCACTTCTGTGGGAGATGACGCAGAAGTAGCCGCATGGAATGCTGGGCCATATTGCGCAATCCTGGTATCCGCAACAGTTGAACCAGCAGTTCCAACATACAGATCAAGACCACCAGCATCCAGAACTGACTTGTCAGGCATGTCCGCTGATATAGGCCATTCACTTGCCGACAGAATACCAGTAGATGTAAACTGCCCAGACGATGTGACGTTGCCATTACCAGCCAGCTTAAAGCATGTACTGTTAATCGTTACGCGATCAGCACCAAGGCTTACCGTACTTGATCCAGTTGTGCATTCAATCGTTAACTGAGCGGCAACATTCCCAACTGATACTTTAGCCGCAATGCTGTTCGCATTCTGCCGAATAGATGATTCCGATGCTACAATCTTTGAAGTTGTAGTATAAACAGGCGATGTCCATTCATGAGCTTCGCTTCCAGTTTCAAGCATCGGCTTAAATACAGCGTTGCTAAACGTCGTTCCGCTTGCAATCGTCATTCTTATTACAAAGAACTGATCATATCCAGATACTCTGGATGACCAAGCAAACGATTCGCCACCAGCAAGAGAAGCATCAATTGCAGAAGCGACGCTATACATGGTTGTACTTCCTTCAATATTCGGAAAACGATATGGCTGTATTGAAATGCCTGACGCAGATGCATTACCGCATAACGTATATGTAGCAGATTGAAGTGTATACTGTTGCCTGTAACTGATAATATCTTTTGTGATATTAGCCGTAGCAGTTCCATCGACAGTTATAGAACCATCTGATTCTATAGTAAATGATACACCGCTCATGGTATATGTGTATCCAGGTTTCCAATGCGGCGCTTGCGTTGTTGTGCTATATCCATACGGACACGGCATTAGGTTAGAAGAACCAAGAGAAGCGACAACCTCTTCCATCGATTCCACACGGGACTCAATCTCTGTTGCCGTCTGCGTAATCTGAGAAGAATAAGACTTCGCCGTAGGTTGCCAGTTATGACCAACACTGCCGTACTCAAGCTGCGGATATGCCGTAAACGAGAATGTATTCCCAGAATACAGGTACAGATAAATTGAAATATAGTCATCAGGATAGTTATAAACAACTGCGGCAGTCTGCGGATTTGCTATCGCAACGCTATAATTATCTTCAGACCCAACAGGTCTTCTGAACCAACAAAGCTCTGCTCCAACAACCCGTGTATCACCCATAGAAAGAGTGTACGTTCCAGCCGGAAGTGTTTCTTCATCTGCGTAAGATGTCAGAAACAGAGCTACATTTGCTGTCGCTGTTCCTGTTACAACAATAGAACCATCTTCGTTTACTGTGATCGTAAGACCGGATTCAACGTATGTTCCGCTTTTTGCATAGGGATATGTAATCAGGTTGTCAGCTTTCGTATCAAGAATCTTCTGATATGATTTAACAGTGTTCTTAATCATCGTATCAGTCTGCGTTGTCGTAGAATAATTCTCGATAAGATCCGCCTGAACCTGACTTGCAAGAGCATTTGCGCCGTTCAATGCCTGGGCTAAAACAGGAGTCGTATAGGTAACGCTCGTTGTCTGGTCTGAATTAAGCCATGTGATTTCTGTTCTTTCCCAGATGTAATGATCTTCCTGCCACTCAGGTTGCGCAGTAGACCACTGACCACCAGTCTGCGTTGTATCTGATATTGACAGATAATACTGCTGCACCAGAGCGGAAACGCCACGACCGTCAGCACCAGCTCCGCCAGTATCACCGTAAACGCCGATGATCACAGGATCGGTATGAGTTGACTGTCCTCTTGAATACTGAATTTCTTCATAATTCCAGAGATACTTATTCGTTGCGGTTACTGTCTGGATGGAAGTTGTCCATCCTGCCGTTTCCGTTGTAACACCAGTTGAAAGCGGAGTGGCAAGATAACGGTCTACAACATTCGTGATGCTGATACCTGACGTACCATCAGAGATAATAGGAACAGTCTGCTGATCAAGCAGAACAGTAAATCCGCCAGCTTCATACAGAGAGCATCTGATCGCCGCGATATCAGCAGGAATCGTGTAAGTTGTCGATGACTCATCTGAGCTTGAGTTCTTACGAACAGTCCATGTTGCGTTATCTGCTGTCGTTTCAATTCTGAATCTACCGGCATAATCCGTCATAGACGATTCGCCCGTCTGAGATTTTGCGGAGACAGTAATCGATGTCGGACTGTACGCACCAGATTCAGACTTCTGTATTGCTGAATGACTTACATTGATATGATAAGTCGTTGCTGATTCGCCGTTAAGCGAAACATTATATGTAAACGATTTGGTGAATGACTTTCCATCGACAGTGATCGGAATGTCAAGAGTTCCGCTGAACTGAGTAAGAGCGGCAGTCACAGCGATTGTTACCTTGGCATTCGTCGTAGAGTTTCCAACGATGGTTGCCGTCATTCCGTTAGGAACACCAGTAATTGTCCCAATGGTAGGTGCTACCTGAGTGATTCCTTTATAAGCCATAATTTTGCAGTCGATACTTGCCGGAATAACAGCACTTGTATTTCCTGCAAATGTATGGTTTTCATTTGACAGAATTACCGTATAAGCATCTACGCCATCCACACCGTTTCTCGCCAGGACTCTTGGCGCAGCCCATTCTGAAGGCGGAATCGTATCTGTTCCGGTTCGTGCGCTTGCGGTTGCAAACGTCACCATAATCGGAAGCGTTCCATCAGGAATTGTCTGACTCCATCCAGTAGGCACAGATGATAATGCACCTGTCGCAAACGTGTAGGTCAAATTATTTTCCCAGTCTACACTCGCAGAATTAGCTCTTTTATACAGATAGACCGTTGCGGTATTAATTCCGTCTTCGCCACTGGACGCAATCTTCCTCGGCGGAGTCCATTCTGTGTATGCGATTGTCGCAGTTGCTTCTTCAGATGCCGCCGTTGCCATCGTGACATAGAGCGGATAATCACCTTCTGGAACAGTCTGTGACCATCCAGAAGGAACCGTTGTGAGAGACTTCGCGGTAAACGAATAAGTCAGCGTATCCTGCCAGTCAATCGTAGGATCATTCAGCGAACGTTTATACAGATTGATGATCACGCTGTTTAATCCGTTTGCGCCATCCTGACTGAACTGACCGATAACTCTCTTACTGGTCTTGTCTGTCGTTGTGTCTGTATAGGTAATCAGTTCATACGCCCAGAGATAACGCTGTGTTGCGTCAACTGTCTGGATCGTCGTAGTAAATTCACTGTCTGCGGGAGCTTCCGCGTTGCTTGCGCTCTTGGCATAGTATTCGACAACAGAAGTAATCCCTCGACCAGTCAGACCGGTATCTCCGTAAACACCGATAATAACAGGAGTTGTGGTTGTCGGAAGTCCTTCCGTATACGAAATAACTTCGTAGTTCCACAGATACTTGTTTGTCGTTGAAACCGTCTGAACCTGTTCTGTCCATCCAGGAGTATCTTTTGTTACACCAGACTGAAGATTGGAGGCAAGATAATAATTTGTGATGTCTTCAATGCCTTTACCATCTGCACCGGTGATGTTGAACTGCCCGATAATAACCGGAGTTGTATACGTCGGATTGCCGGATGCCCAGACAATTTCTTTATAGTTCCACAGATATTTTTGCAAAGGTGTTGCCGCCTGCATATCCGTAGTCCATCCAAGTGTTTCTCTGGTTACGCCGCTTGCCAACTGAGAAGCCAGATAATAATTTCTGACAGCCGTGACAGCTTTTCCGCTGTATGTGGCAAGCACATATTTGTCCGTACTGGAAGACGTTGAATCAGAGTAGATCACCAGCTCAGTTGCCCACAAATATTTGTTTGTGCTCGTAAGCGTAGGAAGTTCCGTTCCGAAAACATTGTCATCAGGCGCGACAGTATCACTTGTTCCTGCTGCATAGAGCTGTCGAACGGAGATGATTTCGCTGCCTGTGATGCTGTATGTTCCGATCACATGCTTTGTGGTTTTCTTCTGCGTCTGATCAGTGAATACCGTAATCTCATAGTTCCACAGATACGGTTCGGTTGCGGACATTTGCGGGATCTCCGTACTGAAGTCAGAATCGGCAGGCGCATTGTCGTAGTCGTTGTTTACGGCATAATATTCCGTGATAGAATAGATGCCTTTGCCAGCGGCTCCCTGGATACAGACAGCTTCAGAATACGATGCAACATCGTTTCCGTTCGTTGTCTTCGTTCTCTGCCAGATATACTTACCTTCCTCCCATGTCGGACTGTCAGTAGACCAACCGGAAGACGGTGCAACCTGATCGTTATTGCCGACTGCATACTGTGTCTCAACATCTGTAATTCCATTGGACTTTGCAATAAATTCAGCTCTCGCATCATTTGACTTCATGTATGTGTTAGATACACTCGTCATAATAGATTCTGCGCTTTGCTGAATCTTCGTGTTGACTTCCTGCTTGGTATCATAACCTTGCAATGTCTGATTAAATTCTGTTCTTAATCCACTTGCAGACGCAGAAATCGCCGAGTTCATTTCGCCGGTTGTGCTGTATCCATTGAGCAGAAGGTTTCCGTTTGAATCGATGCTGAGAATATTGGTAAGCGTTTCGTCCTCTTCCTTGCGAAGAATACGGAACGTTTTTGCATTCGCACCAGCTTCAGTAATCAGTGTGAATCCATCATAATCCAACGTAATGCTGCTGTTCTCGTTATAGATTCCGACTTCCTGAGACAGAACCAGATTACCGACCAGCTTATCAGCAATCACGCCATAAGCTTCTTCCATCTGCTTCGTGACAGGATTGTAGTAAACGAACCGACCGACACCAGCTTTTGCCGTAAGCCAGCCATCATCCGTAACATAAAGACCGCTACTGATGATCTTTACCTGCTCGTCTTTATATCCTTCAGTTTCAGGAATGTACTCGCGTCCGGTGATTCCAGTTTCGCCGATCTCAAATTCCTGATTGGCAGCACCGCCGACAATCTTCTGTGAAGTAAGTTTGAATCCGTCCGTTACCCAGTTTTCCATCTCTTCCTGACTCTTCTTGCCAGCCTGTGCCTGCCGAGACACACTTCCGTAAGAAGAACTCATGGAACGCAGAGATGAAAGCAAACTCTGGATATCGCTTGCAGAGCTGTAGCCCTTGCGGACATCCGAGAATTCAACGCTGGACAGCTTCCAGGAATCATAATCGATTGTATACTCGATCATTCTCAGCCGATAGATTTCTCCATCGACTTCAATTCTGAGCCAGTTGCCGACCTTGAACTTATCGACAATCGGCTGAAATTCCTGCATAGTCAAGAGATTCGACAGCGTAGAAGAAATCGAATGCTGAAGCACAGCAGAACGATAGATCTCTTTCTGTGCCAGATTGATGAACTCTTCCGCTCTGGTGAATATCTCTTCATTGTTCAGACCATCAGAAATATAGTTCTTATTGGTAAACGTGTCTTCTCTGCGGAAGCTTGCGAATTCCAGCCAAAGCTCTGAGCCGAGATATTCTTCAAAATTCAGAATACTCTGGATCTCGTTGCGCTTGGCGAGAATTACGCTCTGCATACCTTCCGTCAGAAGACCATCGTTCTCATCATAAACGCCGACTACAACGGCCAGCTCTGAAGTACGAGTAAAGATCTCGTCCTCAATCGCAGACATCTTGTTATAGTATGGCAGATACATATTGTCGTAGAGGTTGTTCTGTGTCGATACCCAGCTCTGCCGATCAGCCAACCCTTGCTGAATCATGATGTCCAGAGAAACCTGGCAGACATCACGGAACGCAATAAGCCTCTGAAGCGAATACTTCTTCAGCTCTGCTTTAAACGGAGCCAGCTCAAGTGCAAACAGCGCGGACACGCTGGTAGGATCATCGGACTGCTGCGCCATTGCTTTCTGAATCTTCTGCTTGACAAATGTCTCAAGCTCAGAAGTCACAGAAACCGTGATTGTAGGCGAAGTAGCAACGTCTTCCTCGTCGCTGTAATTTGTGACCGTGAAGTTACCAGTCCAGCGATAGGTATTTGCATTGTAAGAACTCTCATTGACTTTTACCTGAAAGCTTCCGCGCACAAAGCACTTGGCAACACTAAGAACTGCACTCGCCGCAGTGCTCTCCGTACATGCCGCAAGATTCGCAACCGCAACAGGGGAGAGGTTCGTGACCGTAAGCTTCGCCGCTTCCTGTGCCGCATCCGTTGTTTCCGTTTCAATGTTCGGCATCATCGAATTATTCAGGAACATCTGAAGATCGATGGTGTTGTAGTATGCGGTCATCAGTGCCGGGAAGCCGATAATGTTTTCAGGAATCTCTTCCAGATCGCTCTTTACACTTTTGTATCGATTGACAATCTCATTGTACTGAGTTCTGAGATTTGCAGGAGGTGAGTAGGATTCCGTGTTCTGATAGGCAGCATAGAGATCATCATACGCATCAAGTCTCTCGCGCAGAGCATCGGACATATCGGACTTCATTGCGTCCGTAATGTACCAGAGATACTGGCTTCCGTTCGGATTGCAGTTGATGATGGTTGCGGTCATCAGATCGTCCCCGCCTTCAAGACGGAAACAGTTCTTCACGGAGTCAACGTCGGTTGAATAGTTGATCTCCTGTGCCAGATTCTTCCTGGACACGAAGATGGATGTGTCATCGCCGTAGCCGTACTTGATGTTTGTGCTTCCACACTTGTCACAAGCACCAGAGAATTCGCCGCGATTGTGGCAGTCAAGGCAATAGTTCTCAAGATCATACACGCTGATCGTGCGCTCAATTTTAGAGTTCTCGCCTTTACGTGCTTCCACAATGAAGAGGCAGTTGATCTCTGTGGCGATTTCCTGATAGGCATCCAGAATGCTGGTATCGTTGAAACTGAAGCTTCTCTGGATGTTGGCAATCGTGTAGTCTACATGCTTCACGCTGTAATGCGGTGCTTTGTAGAGCAGTCGGTCAACCAGAGAGCGATCTTTGTCTTCAGGATCGAACAGAACCGTAGGTTTGTAATCAGCTCTGGCAATGTCCGCTTCCGTATTTACCTCGATGCCGTAGACATTGATCTGAGACAGTTCAGCTTCAGCGAGAGATACCGCCGTACAGTTCTTGATGGTTTCATCCGATTCCTCAAGATCCAGATGAATCTCATACCACATGTCGAACTCAGGGCAGTATGCGATTTTAAAGTCCACGATCCTACGCCAGAACGATTCGTCTACTTCGCCGGACTTGTTGACACAATGGTTTTTAAAAACATTAAAACTGAATTCGGAGCCATTCAGAAAGCTGTCTCTGAACTTGACATTGCTGATGGGCAGTTCACGAATTCGATTACCGGATTTGGTGGCGAGTATGAGTCTTGACGGTAATGGGTTGTTTGCCGAGTCAAATTTAATTGTTATCGCCACAGACCCACCTCCTTACAGCGTATCCTTATAAATAGGACGATAACGTATTTCAACATTACAAGGCATATTTGCCGTAATGGTATTGTTCTTATTCTTAAATGTATTTCCAAAGCAGAAGAACTGATAATTGAAATCATTCGCAATGTCGTGTTCACTGTTTGAAGACTCAATGATCATCGTGTCACCGCTGAGAGTGATAATCTCGCCGCTTGTACAGTTCGCAACTTCAAAATCACAATTTGTGACATCATCCGTCAGAATGAGAGTGCCGCTTGCGCCGCAAGTAATCTTCATCTCAGGATAAGTATCACCGATTTCGTCATTCTGGTCTGCAAACTTCGCAGTAAGATTTCCGTTGGTGAAGTTAATCTTTTTCACGATTTCCTCGCCGTAGCCGAAAGGGGAGTCCGTGAACATTTCCAGTTCAACACCGTAGGTTCTCTGAGCAATCAGAATCCTGGACAGCGTGAACGTCGCACGAAACCAAGGCTTCACCTTATCAGGCTCATCCCAGTCGTAGGAATGAAACCACAGATATTCCTTGCGGTTCAGCCAGCGTGACAGTGCTCTGAATTCTTCTACCGTAATTTCCATATTGTCGGAATCATACACCGTGGGATCTTTGCAGATCTGGAATGTCGTTGTAAGAGTTTCATCATACTTGATGCCAGTTACAATGTTTCTGATTCCGTTGCGAATCGGTTCGGAAGTAAGTGTAATCTCTGACCCTTTGTCTGCTGTTTCAGCACCAGATGGTACATCGAAACTGCATACCATAAATCCGAATTCGCTTAGATGTCTGCCATCATATTCAAAGTCATATGCATACAAGAGTTACACCACCTTCCCCGTAATTTCTTTTATTTTTGCTTTTGCTTCTGCTTCATATTTCTTAGATAAAGCTTTTATTTTATCGAGCGCATCTTCATACTTTCTGATGATCTCTTCCAGATTCTCGCGCCGTTCGGCATAGTCAAACATATACTTGTCATAGGCTTTCTTGAGAGTTTCATACTTCTTGCGCTCTGCATCAAGCTTGATATCTTTCATTTTCAGCTCTTGCTTGAGAGCTTTGATTTCAAGCTGATATTCTCTGTTGGCATCCAGTAGGCGCTGATGTTCGCCGCCGTTTTCATTTCTCTTTCTCATAATAAACTCCATATATCAGACAGAGAGGATAGCGGTTAACTACCCTCTCTGTGAATCAATTAAAAGTTGATCATATTTTTGCGGAATCCGCTTTTACCAACTGCTCTGTCAAGCGTGATGATTTCGATCAGCTTCTCAAACTTCGGATCGTCTCTCATCTGCTTCAGCATATCTTCATAGTCCTGAACATGATCGATTGCCACGGTCACGCCGCCGACATCAACCACTGTTCCAGCACCACTACCGATTCCAGGCAGATTGAGATTCTTCGCTCTGGACGCATTAAGCATCGGGATCGAACGCATGATCTTGGAAGCCTGAAGGTAACGCTGAGTATCCGCCGCATTCAGCATCATTTCGTTGTTGCTTGCACCATGAACAATTGCCAGACCGTTATAGTCTACCATGCCACCGGTTGCAAATGACTTGACTGCGCCTGCGGCTCTCGCCATCGCGTTAACGTTTTCATAGATGTGATTCAGTACAACATTCGCACTGCTGATTCCTTCAAACACACGATCATAGTTTGCCATATTGCTGCTGACACCGTTCATCAGCTCGTTCGTAGGAGTATAACCGACAGCGCGGCTTACATCCTTGACAGTCTGACGAATGTCCATCAGGTTCTCATTGGTATAGTCTATCATCTCGCGCATCAGAACATCGATGTTGTCCAGGCGGTTGTTCATCAGCTCTTCATACTCATCATAGAGGTCACTGAGCATCTTCCGCTGTTCCTGAATCGACTGTTCTCTTTCTGTATCAGACAGGTTTTCCTGCGCTTTCTTCAGATCCTCGCCAAGCTTTTGTACTTTAGCTCTTGTTTCCTCCGAAGTGTCTCCCATATAGGCGGATAACTGTTTCTGAATAGTTGCAATATCTTCTGACTGTTCTGATACTTTCTTCTGATACTCGTAGAGATCTTCTGCACTGTCCAGGCTTTCGTCGTAAGCATCGATTAGATCTTTCATAGCAGAGAGCTGCGCTTGAATCCCTTGAGAAACAAGATCTTTCATTGCTTCTTTTTCGCTTTCGGCAGCAAGGATCGACTGTCTCTGCAAATTCAAAAGAGTTTCACGTCTCGCGATCACTTCTGTGTCATACGGATTCTCTTCCAACTCTTTCTGAACGGAAAGAAGCTCTTTGGCATATGCGTCCGCTTCTGCCATATCAGAGTTGTAATTCAGCGCAATTAATCCAACAGACGTAGTTCCTTTATTATTAAACTGACCATTATCATCAAACAATTTACTGTGAGACATAAGATCAATAAGGAACTGTGCTTCTTCATTCATCTTACCGAATCTATCAAGTGCATAATCAAAGTTATTCCACTTGATTGATCGAATCGTCTTACGAAGATTGACCATTTCGATATTAGCGTCCGCAATAGCTTCCTTGACAGAAAGAATCTGTTGGTTCATGTCATACCAGGCTTCAGACTGTTCATCTATATAACCAGAGTCCATAGCCTCTTTCATATACGCTTCAAGTCCATGAAGCTCCTGATACAATACTTCAAGATCCTTCCGCTGTGTATCCATAAGAGCCTGATGCTGCTCTGCGTTTGCAAGATATCCCATTGAATCAGCCATAGAAATATCTTTATTAAGCATTGCTACATCATGCTCAACTACTGATAGCTGATTCTCAAAATCTTTCTGTACATTATTAAAGTTGCTGACATAAGCATCTGCAATACTCTGTCTTAAATCTTCAAGAGAAGACTGACTTTCAAGTGCTTTTTCGTACCATTCCGTATATTGATTAATGAGATCAATAGTGTCTTCATCATATTTACGGATATCAATAGTACCATCTTGTACAAGCTTTTTGAGGTCATCAGAAAGCGAAATGCTTTCAGCTTCCTGCATATACCTTGTATAAGCACTTTCCTGAGTCTCAATCTCTTCAGTAATCTTTGAGATTGCGCTTCTTGTAGAAGATAGACGAGTAGAAAGTTTCTTGAAACCGCTCGTCGCAACCTTCTGAATATCAGAAATAATTCTCTGGATACGATTTAGTTTTACCGCTATCCAGTCAACCTTCTGAGGATCGGAAGCAGATTGCCAATCAGAACCGCCAATGCTATCACCTGTTCCTGAATAGCCGCCGCCATCTTCTCCACCACCAGAGAAGCCACCGGATGATCCTCCATTGGTAAAGCCGCCGCCGCTTAAACTTCCGGATTGAAGCGATGATAAAGATCTTGAATCAACGCCAGGATAATTGCAGTTCACGCATCTGCTTGTACTACCACTGTTAGAACGTCCGCACCTCGGGCATTTCCATGTATAGCCTGGGCCACTTGTGCTGGAATCGTAGATGCTCTTAATAGTCTGGTTTCCTGCATTTCCTGTTGCAATATATGTATTACCCCAGTTTGCATTTGGCTGTCCGTTGACGGTTGGACGCCAGTCGGTATATGTGCCAGTTCCGCCCATGTTCTGACCGGTATATACAGCAGTCGGAGAACCAAGAGCGCTCCTGTTAACTCCTGCATTTTGCGATCCATAAGTAGCAGCATTAATTCTAGCCGCCAAATCAGAAACCTGGCCCCAGCTTACAACAGACGAAGAAGTTATTCTTCCGGTATTATTATTTACAGTAGTGGTATATGTTTTTGTACCGCTTGTTGAATAGCCGCTACCTGCAAAGTTATATCCGCAATAAGGGCATGTCTGCAATCCAGAAGCAACCGATGACCCGCAGCGAGGACACCTTTTTACGGAAACAGTTACAGTTTTTTTCGAAGAGGTTTTGCTTGTAGATGCCGTTAAACCTTCTGCCTGACGTTTTGCAGGAGTTTTTCTTCCGCTGAGAAGTCGGCTGATCAGATCGCCACCAACGTTACCAGATGCAAACGCATTGCTAGGAAGTGAACGACCGCTTCCAAGAATATCCTTCGTTTGGTTTGCATTGAAAACAATTGCATCTTTTGTCAGATAAGCAAATCCAGGTTTTCCGCCATTCGGAATATAAGCAACGCCTTTATCTGAAACAAGTTCCGGCCCTTCTTCATTGAGAAGAGTATATCCGCCTGGGCCACGTCCACCAGAAGCTCTTGAACCAAATATTCTTCCAAGAATACCACTAAGTCCTGAAGACTTAGATGATGATCCAGACGATCCAGATGACCCAGATGATGCAGAACCAGTATTGTTGTTTGCATTTATGTTGACTGTTGCGCTCTGTCCGTTCAGGCTTCTGAGTTTGCTTTGAACCTGATCAATGATAGCAGAAGCTTTATCATTTGCATTAATGACAGGGTTAGCTTCATTAGTATCCAGTTCATCAACTTGCTGATTGGTTTCTGCAAGCATCTGGCTGAGTTCTCCGACACTCGCAGTAACCGCACCTGAATTGCGCAGTTCGTTCAGAATGTTCATGATCTCAATATTATCAGAACCTTCTGCCTGCATCTGGGAGATCAACTCTTTAACAGCAGATTTTTCATCTCCGAGTTTTGTCTTAAGATCACTAAGCCGATTAATCAGTTCAACAGTCTCTTCAGAAGACCGCATGACCTGAGTGCCATAAGCATCCCATTCATCAAGAAATGCCGCCATTGCAGCTTCAGAAACGCCAAATGCCTGCGCAAGCTTTTCAATGCTTTGATACCACAGACTTACTTTTCCGTTGCCTTGGTCTACTACACCAGCAACATCCTGGAACTTTGCCGCATTATCCTTGATATACTGAACCATCCGCTGTCCAGCAGTTTGTGCGGACTGACCGGTTGGGTCAAAGAGCGATTTCATCATCGATGACTGAAGTTGTTTACCAATTTCAGCCATATCATAATTCATCGCCGCAAGTTGTTCAGGAGAGAAGAAAAGTGAAGCCGCAGCATGAAGCCTATTTGTGTCTAATTTTCCGGCATTGAGATCTTCCATCGCACCCTTGTAGATTTCCTGCATGGATGCAATCGCGTCGCCTTTTTCTCCGCCTTCCATTGCCTTATTGTAATCGGCAAGAGCCTGAGAAGTTGCGGCAAGTTCATCACGGAAGGAAGTTAGATCGCCAATATTCTTCTGAATTGACTGCGAGAAACTTTCAGCGGAAACACCGTTAAGATCTAAAAGATGCTGTTTAAGATCGTCAACAGAATATCCGCACTCATCCATCCAATGTATAATCTCTTGGATTTGCTCTTCAGTTGGTTCTGCGTCTAAATTGAGAAGCGCGTCCTTCGTCTCTTCTGAAAGAGATTCAAGATTTTCCTTAAATCCTTTTGTTTGTTCTGCCGCTTCTTTTTCTGCTTCACTTGTATTGTTAAGTGCTTCCTGGTATTCTGCCTGTGCATTTGTGACGGCAATGGTAGCAAGACTGAGTTTATCCTGCGCCATGCTGAGAGAAGAGCCATCATCATATAGCGAGAGGTTGTCATATTCTTCCTGTGCTTCAGCTAACTGTTGTTTCAGATTTTCTACGTTAGCCTGATACTCGGCAATAGTATGCCCCGCACCAAGTGTTCCTGTAGTATTAACAGTTTTAATTCTATCTGCTATTTCATAAATAGATAGAAGCGCTGTAGCTACAGCGGCAAGAGTTGGTGCAAGAACAAGTGCCTGCTCAACAAACAGGCTGATACCAGCCGCCATATCAGAGAATAAAGTAGATAGACCACCTATACCACCAGCGGATTTGATTGTCTTAATAATGCCAACGATTGCGCCTGTCGTGAGAGCACTTCCGAGCAGACCAATCGATCCCGTTATCTTATCAATGACATCAAGGATCTTTGTGCCTGCATCAACAATTGCACCAATATCTCCGCGTTTTACTAAGTTCTGCCAAATTCCAGTTCCAGTTTCTTTGAATCTGTTGATCTTGAATTCAAGCGAATCCATGATGATCGCCATCTCTCGATCAGCATCACCGGCACTGTTTGCCATTTCAGTCATTGCTTTTCTTGCGGCATCAAAGTTCTGGATAATAGCAAGACCAATATTAGCCCTGTTTTTACCAAACAGCTTTTCCATAAGAGTCTGTCTGGTTTTGGCATCAAGTTCATCCCAGATATCTGAGATTCCCTCTAAATAATCATAAACATCCTTGTATTCGGTTTGTGTTTCATCCGTAAATAGAGAAACACCCTTATAGTTATTGCTTGCGACTTTCGTTAAGTCAATGACTTCACCGGTTATATTAACAAGATCTTGAGATAATTCTTCGGTCTCTTCGTCATAGCCACGAATTCTCAAAGCGATGCTTCGCAAAGCATTGCCGACTTTGGTATCGTCCTGGGCGATTTCCTGACCGGCAGTAAACAAAGCGATACTTTTATCAAGATCCGTATTCATTGCCGCAAGAGCGGAAGCAGAGTTTTGCAGACCGTTGATGATCTGATCGTTGCTTGTCGCTGCGGTATTGCCAACACGGTTAATCTTTGACATGACTCCATCAAGAACTTCATCAGCTTCTATGCCATAGGCTTTCATAATACTGACAAGTCCGGTTGTTGCGGAGTCGATTGTCATACCTGGCGAAATCGCTGCAAATTGCGCAGCAAGCTTCGCCATTGTAGTCGCAGAATTCTTATCGCTATATCCAAGTCGTGACCAGTCAGCCGCGCTCTGGATGATTTCTCTCGTTGTTACGCCGAGCTGTTTGGCTGCCTCATTCGCATCATAATAGAAATCTTCCAGCTCGTTCCCACTCATTGTGGTGGTTTTGCGTAAATCGATTAGCGCAGTATCAAGATCGACAATGGTCTGTATACCTTCTTTGACCATGCCGATTGTCTTCATGCCAATCTGATATGCACTACCAAGACCTGCCATCTGCAATAAGAAATTCTTTGTTGCAGATCCAAGATTAACAAATTGACTTGCAAAACTTTGTAGAGTTAATCCAGCCGCTTTTGCTTTTGATTGTACATTCTGAAATTCTGCTGTACATCTTTTAAGCATAGCCGGGTCTGTATTGTTGCTTAATTGAGAACGTATGTTCTTCAATTCTGCTTCAAATGTTTTGCCAGCCGTAGTATTTCGATTCATCCAAGCCTGAATGTTATTTGACAAAGTGCTTGAACGAATTTTAGTAAGTTCTTGATTCAGCTTTTGCGTCTCATCTTTTGATTTCTTTGCTGCTGTAGAAACCTGGTTAAGACCTTTTGAAAGCGCAGACGCAGCACTCCCGGTCTTTGAATCAAGACCTTCGATCTTAATTTTAAATTTTGCCTTATCAAGTTCACTCTGAACTTTACCGGCAAATCCAGGGGCAAGCTTCGCTTCTACTAAAGCTGTATATTTACTTGCCATGAATACCTCCTTCCTGTAATTTAGGAACAAAAATTTCCACCATTACAGGTGGAGTAAATTACAAATCATTCAAAGATTTTTTCTCCGTTTGTTTTATTCCGCCGTCTCCAAAATACTGTTCAAGCAGATCGTCATCAGAGCGGTCATCGTATACACTTACAAGATCGATTGTTGACCAGCCAAGAACTTTTTGGACAACACTTTCCGGCAAGTTTTGTTCAAGTAAATGCGTTGTAAATGTGTGTCTCAACATATGGATATAAAAAGGTTTACCAAGAAATTTGGTAAACCCATCATACATATTATTAATCGAAGAAATATCCATACATGCATCAGGATTATCTGCGCTTGGGAATAACCATTCGCTTTCAATGCCAAGCCGCTTACGCTCTTCCATCCACAAATCAAAATATGGTTTGAATGGTTTCGCCAGCGTATAGACAGTAAGCAATTTGCCTTTTGAACCTCTGCCTTTTGTAACCATCTTCTCTGGCGTTTGATATAAAGCACCACCGCAAATGAGATTTACATCATCAAAATAGTGTACTTTAAAACGACAAAGTTCCGCTTTACGTCTTCCGCTATACATAGCAAGAGCCAAAATACATGCTTTCCGATATTGTTTCTTTTCAACGAGATGATCAAGAAGAGGCTGAAGCTCTTCAATCGTAAATACTGATTTCTCTCTGACTGGCTCATTCACAGGGTTCTCTATCTTATTCCATATTGCACGATAATTTGGGAACTCATCATCAAGCATATTCTCAATATAATTCTCAAGAGATCGAGCGGTTGCCTTTACCGTGCGCAGCCTTCGTGGAGACCATCCCCACACATTCAGAGCATGGTTTTGAAATTTTGTAATCTCTCGTTTCGTGAATTCAGTAAACGATTTATTCTTATTAAACTCTAAGCTCCAACACCATATGATATGAAGATTATTGGTGTATTGTTTAATAGTATTCTTTGATTTATCTGTTGCAGTTAAGTATTCAAGAAAATCTTTTTCAAGTTCAAGATTATCTGAATTTACTTTCCTTAGTTTTTCATCTGATGTTATATCGTTATATACAGTTGATCTTCCGATTGCCAGATGTCATCAGCCTCCTCCCTTTGTGAAAAATTGAGACATAGCAATTTCGAAATCTGCTTGTATTTTTTTTGTAGCAATACTCCAATATCCACTTGCACCAACAGCAGGACGAAAACCAGGCAGAGATCCTTCGTTAGTTAACTCAAGCACCTGCGCCATACTTGGCCGTTTGCCTGTTGTATAGTGACCGCTGTCATCAAGATATGCTTCGAACGAATTGTTGTTTATATTTCTTGTTTTCGGCGTATTCATCAAAGCACCGGTTCTTTGATACTTTTTCGGATCTCCGCTTGCATAGAATCTACCAACAGCTTCAAACATATCCTCAAGTGCTTTTCTTTCTGATATTTTCAACGCACGTTCAATATCTCTCTGAATAAGTCTTTCTAATTCAGCATCGCTGCTTGCCATCGCCATAATCAATCACCTTAATCTGCTTTTTCTGGGAACAATGAAACAAGATTATCTTTGTTTCCTTCAGATATCTCCTTGAATCTGTCAGACAGTTCATAGAGTTTTGCGAGATTATTGGGGGACAACGACTGCTTGATAATACCAGCAAAAAGCTGAGTAGCCTGTGTTAACGAATTCTTGCGATATTCAACAATTTCCATCGCATCACTATATGCATTTGCAAAGCACAGCTCATCGTCGGATATATACAGAGCTTTCTTGTATGCTTCCATAATTTCTTTATTTGCATAGATAACATCCATATCAGGATTTTCTACATCACTGAAAGCGGACTCTTTCATGCAATAATCGCAAAATACCATCAATGTAACCATACGCCCAATATGAGGAACATATTCGCCGTTCTCATTAAAGAATCCATCGGCAATCGCTTCAACTACTGCTACATAATCTTCAAGAGAAAGATTATTATTAAACTTCATTTCTGATCCTCCATTAACTCAATTCTGCTATTCAGCAGAGATTCTATATCGTATCGATAATTCACCCTAATCTTTTTCTGTGGCAGAACAAAATAGGGGATATCGTAATCATCTAAATCTTTTATCGTAAAACTTTTCTTTGAATTAAATTGAAGCATCTGTTCATAAGCAGAAATATCAAGGAATATCGTTGTATCCATACCGCGAAATTCAATAACGAATCCACATACAAGCCCATCGTATTGGTTATACTCAGATAACCCAAGAGCCTGATGATAATGAATGCCGTTTCCTTTTTCATCGCCTTCACGTTCAAACGCTATCGATTTACCAGCCACGGTCTTTAATTCAAGCGCATATAAAATATGATGCTTTGAATCCCATAAAAAATAATCAAAGGGATTCTTCCTGCTGAAGCGCAGATTATTCGTTCGATTAAAAGACTGTGGTGGATCTGGAATGCGGTATGCTTTTGCATAACTCGGAACAGATTTTTCAAAATTGTTTTCAAAAACTTTTCCTGGGCCGCGAGACATTATTCTGCCCTCTTCGGTGATGTTTCACACCACTTCTTATAGATATAGTTTGTTTCGTTCTTCAAAAACCATGCAGTAATTTTCCCAGGCTTTATTTCGTTTTCAAAAACAAATTTCGGCTGGCAACCATGTGATGTGTAATAAATGATCTGTTTAAGGTTGTCGATTGGGATTAGGTTTTCTCGCCCATAACATTCAATCGCTTCATCAATATTTTCAAAACTGATGCTCTTCATCTTTCTCTCCATATCGCAAAAATCAGGGAGATCTCAAACCGTTCGCAGTCTGAGTCTCCCTATTCATAACTGCGATACCCATCTCTTACTCTGCAATCTCATCGCTTTCCGCGAATTCCGCTTTCTTCTTACGGGTCTTCTTAATAGGCTTCGGCGCTTCAGCAATAGCTTCAACAGCCGGAGCTTCAACCTTCTTGTCTTCGGCAAGCTTATAGCTTCCGTTTGAGAACTCTACCGCAACGGTCTTGATGTTCTTACCGGCAGACGGCATCTGCACACGAACGCCATCAAAATCAACGACCATTACAGCAGCATTGTTCATAAGAACTTTGCATTCTTTAACCATTGATTTCTCCTTGTGAGCATAAAAAAATCACCGGATATAATCCGATGATCGATAATCTATATATTATTTAAGCAAAGACAAATTTATGCTTTTTATACATATTTCCACGCTCAATAGATTTTCTTATCGCACGGGAATTCCATGTATCATCAGTAGTTTGAAAATATTTAGCTACATCAGATGCGCTTTCGAAATACTGATCTGTTGTCAAGCAATAGATCCGCTTTGCACCATGATTAATTTTATGACTTGCATCCTTCTTCATACGATCTTCAAACGGTTCATAATCGCACCATCCAAATGCTTTGCCTTTTTGAACGTATTTCAATACCGTCTTCCTATCTAAATGATATTTGCCAGCAATATCGTCAAGAGTTGCATCCTTATGATTTTCTTTATATACACAGATTTCCTTGACTAAATTACTTAAAGCAAATTGATCACAAAGATTCCAGTCGATTATTCCAGGATCTATATTTAAACTAAGAAGCAAGCCAGACTGCAAAATACTTTTACTGATATAATCAACAGACGATTCACAACAGTCTATTGAAAAGTAATAATCTATACCATGCTCGATGGCTATCTTTTTCTTATACTCATCATTTTCTTTTTCTTGGTCAACCGTTCTACTTCTATCTCCGCGATTAATAGCTCTATTATAATGCTGGTTTCCATTTAATTCTATGATAATACTACAATCATTATGTCTGAAGTATATATCATAATATCTGTTATTTGACCAGTCAAAAGACTTTTCGAACTCAAATTCAATTCCAATTTGATCAAGCAACGAATACATAAACTTGTTCGGATAGCTTTTGTTATCGCTACATGTACAAGACAGACCATTGTTGCTCATTACTTGATGAATCTGTTTTTTATGAATTTTGCCACAATCTGGGCATTTCATCAAAACATACTGTTTGCTATATTTTGAGTTACAATATGCATCTTCTGCATTGATGAAATACTTCATCATCCAGGGAGCAGTCGTAGATACATCATTGATACCATATACAATCTTTTTCGGTGGTTCACAACAGGCATTGCATCCTATTCTCGCACTTTCATCGAGACAATACTCTCTAACCCAATCTTCGTTTCCACAATGATTGCAATGATACTTACACCATTTTTCGTTAAGAGTATATTCAACACCGTTCTTTACTTTTGGAACTGGACGGTATTCGCAATCTACAATAACAAGGTCACGACTAAATGTGTTAATATGATCCCCAATATTGTACTTAAACTTTCCAAATTTCTTGCCTATTGTTCTCACCACCGTTCTATCAGATTATATCATAATTTAACGTTAAGGTGAAGGTAGCTTGAGAATAATCCCAAGCTACCTTTTAAGATTGATTAACCTTCGACCTCTTCGTTATCTTCGATCATGTCAAGGATGTTACCATTCTTGTCTTCCAGAAGATCAACCATTTGTTCCACCGAGTTCGCTACTCTCGATGAGCGCACAAAGCGCATCTCTATGTTTCCATAGAAGTGCAGACTATATCTTCATCCATTTCCGGATGCCCACCACAGTCTTCCGCTTGGAAGCACTTAGTCGTTGAACCTTCTCCTATTCGGAGCTTGGCTGCTGATTGTCCATTATTACAGCACTTAGGATTTAACCTTATGCTATCTACATATTTCTTTCTGCTTTCGCCACCGTCGCACATAGGTGTTTCAACCTTATGCTGTGGTATATGTAGCTTTAGGATTTCCCAGCAATTCAATGGGTTATTTATCATACACGTCTCCGTATACGGACGCTGTTTATATCTTCAACGTCGCCGTAACCGTCGCAGGATCGCCCTCGGAGCTGAAGGACATCTCCCAGTTGCGCTGGATGGAAGCCTTGTATGCAGTCATGATGAACGGAGCATACATACCATCTTCGTCCTTGTCCAGCGTGGACATGGTGATGTAGTAGTCCTTCGGGAGCTTCTTGTTGGAGAAAGCAACCTTCTTCACGCCAGCCTTGACCAGCAGGTAGCCGACCTCGTACTCACTGTTAACAGCAATGCCACTGGCAGCCGTAGCGGTAAACACGTTGGTAGCGAAAGTGCCAGCAATCGCACTGGACTCATTGCCATACTCGCCAGCGGGGAACACAAACACGGAACCCTCTGCAACGCTGTTGCCATCGCCGGGAACGAGAGTGATCTTGCCAGCCTCTGTAGCCTTAATGGTCTCATGCTTTGCGAAGGTCGCAGAAGAATCAATAGTTCCATCAGAATACAGAGAGAAGAACTTGAACCCACGAACCTGCGCTTCGACGCTCATGGTGCCGGTGATGGGGTTCGGGAAAGCAATCTTACGTGCGCCCTTCGCCATCGCATAAACGGAATCACCCTGAAGACCAACGGTGGTTACGTTAGCGGTTTCGAAGAACAGGAAAGGCATCATTGTTTTCAGAATGCGAATATCGAGGTCACAGACCTGTCTATTGGCACGATTCAGTTCAGCCATAGTAATAACCTCCTAAATGTTACGAATCTTTTTTATCGTATTCGTTTTTATACCAGCCATCGGGTTTGAAGGTGTTTTTCTCATCACCCCATACCGACACTCTGGTTTGGTCAATGTCATAAAACATACCAGATCTCATTCGATTAAATAAATCGAGTAACTGATATACGGTCAATCGACCAACATTGAGATAGTTAATTGATGAATGACGCGCAACGACAGAAGATATAATGTTAGGAAGAGAATAATTCAGATCTTTTTCCACATTCTCTTCAACGATAACTTTATTCTTCTGCATTCGCTCATATAACTCTTTTGCTTTCGCATTCTTAAACATACTGTCCGGAATATTATTAAACTCATCATCAGATACTTTGATACCGCATATCTGTTTAAAAATACTAAGCAATTGTACAAACTGAGTTTCATTGATTACCGAAAGAATATCTTCCTGGTTAATCTGATCATTAATCTCAGTTCCATCTTTTAATATGATAAAAAAGCCTGAAGCATAATCTACCGGCTCTTCAAAAAAGAAGCGAAACACATTGAGATAAAAATGTTGTAAAGTAATATCGTGCTCGATTGCCTTAAAAATAGACAGAGATTCTTTTTCCGCCTCCGAAAGAGAATCCCAATACTCAATATTTCCATCTTTGTTTTTCGCATAATAGTTTTTTGGGTTAAGAGATAAAAATCCCTCGATCAGACCAAACTCATCAAAACCAATACGTTCTACGTCATCTATGGTTGGCTTCTTCACAGTTCCTACCGTCAAACGAATTGGATATGAACTGATCATTGTTCCATAATCTAACTTCATCTGAAATTCGGAACCTCAAGAATAATCTGAACACCATAGAAACGCCTGGAATTATATGGATATAAAGCATATATTTCCATTGGCCCAATGCCAAAACTACGGCATACTTCATCATCATTTAACAACGTGTCCTGAACCATTTCTGCAAGAATGTCGGCACGATTTCCGTGATAACCTTCTTTGGTATAATCCTCAAGAATATCTCTGTGTACAATAATGTACATTGTAACTTGACACGTTTTAATCTCAGGGTGTACAAACGGAAGCCCAACATCATAAAAAATAAATGATCCAGTTTCTTCGATTGTGTCATCGATGAATAAATGCGATTTCACATGATCTTTAAACTCTTTCATTATTTCCGACTGTTTCTTTCCGGTCAAATCACCTAAGATCAATTCTTTGATATCGTTATTTTTGTAAAGTGCCGTCTGAATCTTTTCCTTGAAAAGACCGCGATCAGCAATCGTTCTCTGCTTGCGTCCCATACGTCACCTCACATAAATGCTCTTACAACAAACTCTGTCGTAACCGGTTCATATCCATCCGCCGACAAAGTAAGCGTGAATGACTTGCCGAGAAGTTTTCTGTTATTCGCTTCAATAGCAATATCATTTCCAATTTCTGTTACATCAAGATATTCTTTCATATCACCATTCAGTTCCCAGGTTGCAGTTACACCGCTGACTTCGTTCCCATCCTGATCATAGAACTTTGCCACAAACACCGATGGCTCAAGATCATAATAAACAATCTCGCCATCGCTAATGATTGCACATACGTTTGGCTTAATTTCTTCTTCTGAATCTTCAGGCTCGTAACACAGCCAGTATCCAGCTCCATCGATAACATAATATCCATCGCTGTCATGCTGCTCATCTTGTGTTACCATAAATTCAAAAAGACCGCTGCCCTGATAATCGTAAAGAACAGAATCTACTCGCGTTACATCATATGTAATCAACGAAAAAGATGTGTCTTTTACAGTATCTTCTTTGATTTGTTTCTCATATACCTTGCATCTTCTGTCGATGACAAATCGCATATTTTGACGAATCATTAAAGATATATCATCATCAGGAATGGTTATTAGAAGCTGATCAGAACGTAATGTATAATTCTCGTTCTCATGCTCACCGTTGTTATATTGTGACGCGGATATAATATTCGCCCATCTTTTATGTGGCTTACCATCTGCGTCAAGCCAAGCCAAATGATAATTGCAAATCTGTAAAATAGCTTTTTCATAAATACCGTTATCATCAACGATACCGGTAATAATCCAAAAGCGTCCTTTTACTTTTGCATACATTCCAGCATGACAAGTTCCAACAGGTACAAGCAAATGTCGAACAAGTGTTTTCAGTTTTGTATCAGTCAGTCTGTTATTAAAAATCGCCCGAAGCTTCGTGCATTCGGACAGATCATAATTATAAAGTTCTACATCCAGAGCAACGTCAGAATCCAGTGCTTCCAGGAAACCCTCTGCGCCAAAATCATTCAGCGCCTCGCTCTCATATCCGCTTAACTGATCATACGGTGACTTTAACAAATACCATTCGACTGCCATAGTTCACCTCAGTTATATGCGGGAGTTTTCTGGTTAGCCGTCATAACCTGCATCTTGATGTCGTTGTAATCCAGCTCGTTTTTAGCAGCCGTCTTACTGCCGTTATTTCCATCAATGGAAATATCTTTCGACACAATAGACACACGTTTGTTTACTTTAGAAACTTCTCGCTCCATGTAGTAGACTTTCATATACTGAGCCAGTATATCTATCACATATTGATCAAGCTGCTCTGTAAAATTGATAGCATCGTCATCCATGGAAATCTCTTCGACTTCCGCAGAATACTGAGCAACAGCCTTTTTCAGCCAGAGCAGTTCCAAGCTTGCTGGAATCTCGCTCTTATCCTGAAAGGAGGCTTCAAAGCTGTCGAACACCTCTCTCGCTGTTGATACAGACATAAGAGCACCTCCATTTTATTAAAGCTTGAACCCTGTATGTTCCTCCGCAAAACGAATCTTGCGGTAATCGTTGATGCCAAGTCTGGTAATCGCATCCATTACAGCCTTGAACTCAGAACGAGTTACAAACTTTTCTTTGAATGCCGCTTCAAATGCTCTCTGATCTGCAATCGCAAATACATCTTTCACAAGCTCATCACTGAAGCAGAGCTGCTTGTCTTCGCCATCGGCAGATTCAAAACCAAGCTCAACCAGAGTAGGCTTATCATCGATGATCAGCGTTGCGTGACTGCCTCTGCCGTCCGTTCCGGCAAGAAGACGGTTTCCACCATCAACCTGCGCCATGACTTCACTACGAGGAAGACGGAATGTTCCACGCGGTTTAATCAGAACATCGGCACCGGTGTCAATACGTTTGAATGCGGTATCCCATGCCGCAATACTGCGAATGGTAATCTTTGCATCAAGATTAAGTTCTTTTACAGGCTTTGTCGTTGCCATAGTCAATTATCCTCATTTCAACTAAGATATACGATTTCAATTAAATCTATGTTTCATTTCGTTATATGCGGATATAATCTCATCCAGGCGTCTGGATTTGTGAAAAACCCAATAACGTTTGCCAGTGTTTTTATTAATCCGCGAATCAAAACACTTTTCTGAAAATGCGCTCAGAAAATGGAAGAGCCTAAAAGAATAACAGTAAAAGTTTGAACTATCTTCCATATTGAATCCTCAATAGAACTCCCCACCCGGTTAAGAGTGGGGAGTATAAATACTATTGATTAGAGATCGGTCAGAGCGGTCAGGTTGGTATCCAGCAGAACACCAATCTCAAACTCACGATCCTTTGCAACATCGACTGCGCACTCAAGGTCGAAGCGAGTCAGAACACGGCCAGTCTTCACATCATTGCCGGAGAAGGTGGTCAGGCCACCGCGAGTCCAGGTCTTAATCGGAGACTTTCCGCCAGCAGGCAGAACGAAGCCAAGACCCTGGGGCAGCATGGTCTCAAAGTTAGTGCCAGCAGAGTTCAGAGCGGAGAAATCATAGGGGTTGTCAATCTCAGCCAGAACAGCACCGTTGTACATGCCAAGCAGACCATTCTGAGCCAGCTCATTCATGATCTCCTCAGAGATACCGGTGATGGTGTTGGAAGCGACGGAGCCGACATAGCCAGCCCAAGGAGTGAACTCGGAGAGCAGAGCATAATCGCCAACAACAGTCGGACGACCGATACGACGGACGTTTGCAATAACGCCATCAACAGCCTGCTTGGTCAGACCAGCAGCTTCAACATGATACTTCACGCCAGTGGCGTTCTTGATTGCGAAGTAAACCTTGCGGATGATAGCGCGTTTCGCACGATTCAGGATGTCGATGCGAACCTGTGCCATACCCTCGTTCTCCTTGGTCATATCGCCAAGCTGGATACGACGGTAGTCAACCTGGTAGCCACCGGACACGGTGAAGGTGGGAACGTTGTAACGCTCAAGCTGGACAGCCGGGAACACGACATCGCCATTGGCAGCCTGCTCACGGGACTTCTCGCCGACATGCTTGTACACTTCGCGCTCAATAGTGTCATCCCATGCGACATTCTCATATGCGCCAAACACACTCAGCATCTTGATCTCTTCCATCAGAAGAGGCTCAATCACAAAACGACGGATCTCATTCAGCTCGGAAATAGCACCAAAATCGCCATTGGCGGCACGTTCGCCAAGGGTCTTGATGTGGGCAACAGCAGGATCAGCCTTTGCGCCAAAGCGATCAAGAGACTCGCCCTTCACCATTGCGGAAAAGACTTCAACGACGGGGGACTTCGCCTTCAGTTCGGCGTTGGGGTTCACAGTCTTACGCTCGTTATTCATCTCAAAAGTAATCATAGTAATTGTAACCTTCCTTTCGTAGCTTTAAAGTACGATTAAGCCGCAGCTTCGATACGGACGATGACAGCCTTCTCGCCAAGGACGGTCTTCTCAACAGCCTTGAATGCGACAGCAGGAGTACCGACAAGATAAGCGGCCTTCAGGGTAACAGTGTCGCCGGCAGCGATAGAATCAAAAGTGCCATCGACATGCTTCGCTTCGATCACGAGTTCCTGACCGATGTTTGCAGACAGATCAAAGCCATTCAGATACTCGCCAGCGGGAATATCAAAATCGGGGATGTAGCTCTCATCGCCGTTCGGCTCGTTCCAAATCAGATAGGAAATACCATTCTTCGTGAAAACGGTGAAGTTCTTCACAGCAGCATTATGGGTAAGAACCGGATTGTTCTTTGCGATTTCGATTTCACCAACAGTACGGAATTTACGATAGTGTTTGTCAGCTTGCTAATTCTGCCGACAAAATCTCATCGATTCTGTCGTAATCAAAATATGGAATTCTGATCAAATGAATACCGTGTGTCGAACAATATTCATTTTTAATTTGATCGTGCATTTGTAATATAGAAAATGCTTTCTCCCCACCGAAGAAAGCATTTGATTTGAAGTGTTGCACTCCATCATATTCAATTGCAGTATTTAAACTTTTAATATAGAAATCAAATGGAAGAGCATATTTGTCCTTACAATCATCAAACCTATATTCATGAATAAATTGTATTTGATGACTTTTCAGCCAATGATCTATTTTTAATTCGCCATCTGATTTCTTACAATTCGGACATCCGAGTGATGTGTTTTTACTCAACGCATCGTGCGGAGACTTATCAAAGTATGTTCCACAAATACTACAGCGCATAGTTATTTTATGTCTGTTGTTCGAATACTTACCGATGACAATTATCTCAGGATGCTCTCGATTCATTTCTTCAACGAATTCATCATGTGTTTTTCTGTTAACACCTGAACACTTTGGACATCCTTTTCCACTAAGTATGCTGTGTGGAGTTGCCTCCCATTTGTGGTTACATATGCCGCACTTCAATAAGATTTTATTATCTGTAGATTTATAATCTCCCAAAACTATAATATTTGGATTAATAGTTTTAACTTCTTCGATAAACTCATCCTGTGTTTTCTTCTTTGTTCCACCGCATTTTGGGCAACCAGAACCAAAACACATACTTCCAGGAGTCGAATAAAAGCTGTATCCACAGACATCACAGCGCATTTCAATCTTTGTCCTATTATTCTTATATGTACCAATAACAGTTAAAGTCGGATGCTTTTCTTTCATTTCCGCAATAAACTGTTCATGAGTTTTACGTTTGATAGAATCACATCCATTCTATATTTTTTTTCGACACAGAATTAGCAATAACGGTTCGCTACACCGCGCAAGCCATAAGGCTTCTCATACTTTCATATGAGTCCAGACTATATCATTCACCATGCTTTCGTTTAGGTGTCCTCCACTTCGGGAACGCTTGTTCCCTAACAGCATTTCAGCCGATAGTCGTTGAACCTTCCTCTATTCGAGGCTTGGCTGCTGATTGCCCAATCCATATACTTTTTAAATCCATTACGTTTAAGCATTTCATCTTTCCGCTTTGGCTATATGGCTCTAAGGGTTTTCCAGCAATTCAAAGGAATTCATTATATGCTTTCACATATAACGGACTAATCACGCGACATAAGTCGCGCTTCTAATCATTTCAGTATACCTTCCTTCCTAAATCTTAAAAAATGTTGGTATCTTCGGGGTTCTTAGGATCTTCGACAACGCCGAAAATATCCTCAACCTCATTCACATGTGCGGCATTCTGTTCCGCAACTTTCTTCTCTTGCTCGGCGGCGGCAAGAGCACTCTCACCAATGTTGGCAAGAATCTTTTCCACGACAGAGTTGATCTCAACACTCATCGGATCTTCATTGAACTTCGCCATCTCATCAGCGACGCAGGACTTCTGCTCTTCGCTGAAACGAGACAGTGCGTTATTCATTTCGCCGATACGCTCACGCGCTTTTGCTTCGGCAAGAGCACTTTCCAGGACACAACGCTCACTCCAAAGCGAATCATACTTTTCATTAAGCTCCTGATACTCGTTCTTAAGAGAATCGAGTGCAGCCTGAATCTGCTCAGAACTTGCAACGAGTTCATTCTTCTCGCTGATCGCAGCTTCTTTTGCCTCGTTAGCTTCAGCAATCTGCTGTGCGCACTCAGCACGAACCTGCTCAATTGTCGCTTCCGCGTTATTCATCTCGGAGACAATCTGTTCCGCCAGAGCTTTCATCTCTTCAGCAGTCATAGGACTTTCCTCCCTGTTCTCATTGATTTCCAATAACACTGCGGCATTGTCTGCTGGTTTCACAGCAAGAATTGCGTAGCCGCTGTAGGTATAGAACTGCGGTGTACGTGACTCAAGATGGTATCCATTTTCATAGATGATGGTTTCATGATCTGCGTCCTTCAGAATCTCAACGCTTCCATAGATCGGAGTTCCGTTTTCGAACTCAGACTCAAACTCTTCTATGAGCTTCGGATAACACATCGCATCGAGTACCCCATAACCAACAAGACAACGATGAACCTCGCCATCTGCGAGAACGACATCTTCTATCTCTGCATTTTTGAAATGACCAATTACGGTTGCATTCTCAAAATGCGGGATATTGTCAGCACCAAAATCTGTTGCGCCATGTCCCCATATCTCAGTACGCTCTTCATCCAGGAATTCAACGCGGATACTCTTGTCTGCAATCGTATCCTTATTCGCTTTTGTCCACTTTTCACGCCAAGCAATTCCATTCGTGTTCGTCTGACTGCCTGTTCCGTCTGCGGAGAAAGTAGATTCCGGATAAATCTCATGCAATACAATTCGGATATCTCTCATTCCATCTTTGTTCTGCTGACTGGATAACTCAAATTTCTTCACCAATACACCACCTTTCTGCATCAAAATGTGTATAAAAAGTCCTCCTATAGTGATATAGGAGGAACTGTAAAAGAAAGTCTGTCATGCGACAGACAGCCACAGATCATATGATCTAGCAGCTATTAATCGGACGGTGACGGCATGTCATTGCCGTTGTTCGCCCGTGATTGCATCGTCTTTTCCGTAGGATTATCTTCAATCGGTCTGCCGTTGTCCTCATCATCTGCCGACTGCGTAAAGCTTGTTTTGTGAACCGGGTATTTGTTTTCCCAATCTTCCTCAAGCTCATAATCAAGCATCGTGATGAAAACTTCTGTCGGCAAACCGCATGCAGCCGCCCAGAACGCCAGACTGCCTTTACCCTGGGTGTAAATGTCTTTGGCGTACTTGACAACATCATCCTTCGTGACATGCGTAATAGGCAGATAATGAACTTCGCAACGGTATTTTCCATCCTGAATAACGTTTTTGTTAATAACCTTATTCAGCTCTTCCGTGATCTGTTCAATCCACTGAAAAATCTCTGAAGCAACCAGCTTGATGTTTAGAAGCTGTGCCGCATATGTACCAGAACCAACACCGTTCAACAGAGCGGAAGCAATACCAAGATCGAGAGCGACATTATCATTGATATTGTTTTCATTCTTTTCATCGAACAGATCTGTATTCTGCGTATCCAGTGAATCAATCTTCGTCCCTGCGGCAACAGAGAAGAAGTTTGTTCCGCCCTTCGTATTCTTCTTAAAAATGGCTTCCTTAATGGTATCGTGCTGCTGCTTCTGCTGCTTCTCAGTCAGAGAGCTTCGGCCTTTCACCTGACCTTCAGGGAATGTTTCATAGATAACACGATTGTTAAGGTCATCCAGAATTCCTCGCTTCGTATCTGTGAAATAATCTTTGTAAAGAATATCTCTGATCGCCGCGAGAATCATCGGTCTTCCGTAACGCTCTTCGCGTTTGGAACGCACTTTCACAGCAATGGTTTTATTGTTGTCCAAAACTACCCAGTTCTTTGCGTTCGTCTGCGCTCCATTGTTCTTTGCGTTCCACGCATCACGGATTTCTTTCGGCCATTTCTTTACGGCCTGATCTGCGTTCTCAAGCCGATGAGAGAAATAATCAAGATTAAATGCAAGAACGTATGAATTGTTCTTCATGCCTACAATTTTGGTGTAATCTGCCGGAAGCGCATGACAGTATGCGTTCATTCCGATGTCGTTGATTTCTACGATCTCTTCAACATCGATATCCGACAGATACTTTTGCCTGGAAAGCGGACGCTCTGTCGTATCAAAGTAATAGTACGCAGCTCCCTCAATCATCAGTTTGAAAAGAATATCGCGCACAATTTCCTTATGCCGAATAGTACGCAATGTGGATTCCATTAAATCCTTATTCTGTTTCTTCTTTGTTTTGCTCTTCCCATACGGAACAATTACATAATCCAAAGTAGGCAGCGCACACATATAGTCCACCGTATTGGTATAAGAACCGTTTGTGCCATACAGAAGCAGAGACAGCTTGCGCAGTTCCTCATTATAGGTCATCGGATCTTGCACAAGTTTAATCAGTTCTTCCGGTTTATAATAGTCCAGAAGGTTCAGTCCAAAGTACAGAGAACTATAAGTAATACGATTATAGTAAGAAGAAAATTCATAAGACGGTTCTTTCTTGTTGTTATTAGAGGGACGTTTATTCCCGGTTTTTGGTTTGTTATTCGTTGGCATTCACGCCCTCCTTCCTAATTGATGAATGTTACAAAATCATTCTCGCTGCCATTTGACAGCAAATCCAGCTCAAGCTGAGAAATGAAATATGAACCATAACTCATGCTTGTATAACGGTCTTTGCGATTTGATCCTTGCTCACTGATAACAATTGCACCAGTCTGTGCTTTCTTTTCGTAGACAAGTCCTGTGGTTTCGCTGATAAACTCCTGTGTTTCAAGGAACGGTCTTTCATAGAAAAGCTGAGTGTCTGCATCAGGCGAATTAATATATTCCTTGATTCCAGGAAGAATCTCTTCGCTTGCTTTTTCAAAGTTGACCAGCAGATCAATCCTGTTTCCGGTCAGCATCGTTCTGAAGTCAACAGCAATCTCGCTGTTCAGTTTTTGTGATGCGACAACAGCGAAGACACATTCACGCGCACCTTCAACAAAGATACGATTGGCAATCTCTTCATTGTTCATACACCGAAGAGGGGAGTATTCGACTCCGCGATCTTCATCATACATAACTCTCGCCAGCATGTCATAGACCGTAATACCGCCGTTTCTCATATCGAGCACAAGATAATCGGCATCAAAATCTTCAAACAGTTGTCTGATTCTGATTGCCTGTTTGATGGTATCGCCGCCCTGAATCGATTCCATATAACACGGTATTCTGCGGTATCCTTTGCTGATCTCAACATCGTCAACCTGGTTACGTTCATAGTGATGACTCTCAGGCAATGCTCTGTAACAGGTAAAGATCGAGTTATCGTTTTTCTTGCCTTCCACAAAAGCCATATCGCATGACACAACTCTGATCTCGCCGCTTTGCTTCTGAATATCGTATGGATTCTTTCTGCCAGCTTTGAAGTCCATTGTCGTTCTCGGATACCAGGGACGTTTGCATTTCTGATTTTCTTCCAGCATTGAATACGTGAAGTACGCAGAAACATTTTCCTTGATACGGAAGTTCATGAATTCCGTATCCCATGTAACCTGGTCTTGTTTCTTCTTCTCGCGCTGGAAATATCTCATCGTCTTGATTCGGTGGCGAATCGATATCGCTTCATCGAACGCAAGCAAACAGGAATCTTTTCCCTTCAGCATCTCATCGCAAGCCTGGTCTACCGTTGACCACAGCCATGACGTTCCATTGTCAATCCAGGAAGAGCTGATATAAATATCGAGAGGTTCTTCCTGAAGTTCAGGAACATTGGCATAGAATTCATCCTTCATGTACGGCACTGGACGCACGATCTGATAAGGTGACAGAACACTGTCTTCGTCCTCTTTCTTGATCTGTCGAAACTCTTCACGGACAAGCACGGTCGAACGATATCCACGTCCGCCATCTCCGGGAGCAACAACCGTAATAGTGCTCCCATTTTTGAAGTACACGATAACCTCATTCTGGTTATCCTTCACTTTGCGGATTTCTTTCCGTAGCGGAGCTGACATTTTCATCAGCTCTTTTTCAATCTTTTCTGAAACAAGCAGTTTCGCCTGCTTCTTTGTCCCTGATGCAATAACCACCATAGAGTTCGGATAGAGGATACAATAGATACATGCGCCAAGTGCTACAATGAATGACTTGGCATCAGCACGACTCGCAATGATTACAAAAAAAGAATTAAGCCCCATCAGATACAGAATAATAATCTGATACAAATAGAGTTTAATTCCAAGGTAATCCATCGCAAACCTGTGAAAATTTCGCCTGAAAAATGTAGTCCATAGTATAAAATGGTCTGCGTTTTTCTCATCACCAAGAAACGTATCCGGTGGGAAACGAGTGAACAGCTCTGCCTGACGATCATCAGCATTTCTGTTACGATAATGCTTTCTCGGCATAGCCTCACTCATCGTCATCACCGCCATCATCTTCGTCTTTTACATAGAACTCAGGATCTTTGTCCTTTGTCCCGAAAAGAATATTCTTGATTGGGCGAACAACCATGCGCTGAAAATAATCGCCGATATTATCAAAGTCTCTGTAAAGCTCTTTGCCTTTGTAATATTCGGCTGGTGTAAACTGTTCGATCTGTTCAACAGTAACACCATAAACAAAATCTTCTGCAATCGCACTGTCACCAGCGGATTTCAGATTTCCGTTTTTATAGTTTTTTGTATACAGCTCAGTCATTTTCTGGAAGACATCCATATCACCTTCACGCGATGCTTTCAGTTGATGCATCTTGATGCGACAGCAGTCCATGATATAGTTTTCCTGGTTGCCATCGGCGCGAGGGTTCGCCGCCTTCAGCAGAGCGTAGTGTCGGTTCATCTCCGCATAATCTTCTGGATCGAAACCGGCCCCCCATTTTTTAATATCTTCGGCAGATATCTTATTTGCTTCTTCCTCTGCTTCAAGTTTCTCTCGCATCTTCTTTGACTTGAGATCAAATGTCATTCCGGCGAATTTGATTCCCTCATCCAAAGAATTGTCAAATGTCTTTCCTTTGCACTGAGACATGCCCAAACGTTTAAAGTATTGACCGATGAAAGCATCATCATCTTCCACCGGCGTAAATACATCATCGTTGTAATAAACATCGAAAGCCATACACATACGTTTCATCGCTTCTCTGCGATTACCGTATTTCCTAATATAGCCATCGACGATTTTGCCGAGACAGCTTTTGCAGACAGGCATATGCCTCGTTCCATTATAGAGAGAGCTGTTCGAACGATAATAATCTTTTGCTAAATCAAGTGATTCCTGACAACGGCAGCAAGTATACATCTCACCGCTTTCTACAGGTTTTGGCAACTCGCCACCCTCTTTCAATTATGAATCCGATTTCAACTAAAAAGCTCTTCGATTAATGTGCATAACTGATCAAAATTCAAATGAAAATCAGTTTCTTTGCCATTATCATTGCAGTACAAATGACAATAGAAGCCGTCATCATCTTCGTTGTCCTGATCATCTTTCTTGATAGGATAACCGCATGTCTGATCTTCGCAGCAGCATTTACCGCAGCAGTCGCAGTCATCATCGCAATAAGGCAAATCATATTCATCAGCTTCTTCAGAAATGATTGCTTCAATTACACAATGCTCCGGCAGTTCATTTTTATAAACAATCCCATAATGGCAGTCAGACGCGATAATAAGCAGACTCGCATCAAAGCCAAGATACGTTCCGTTCACAACTTCCTTTTCACAGCAGATGCAGACTCCATCATCTCTCTTGTCAACAGAGATCAGGTATTCATCGAAATAGTTGTCCCATTCAGGCGGCTCAATATTTATAATTTCGATTGCCGTGTCGGTAAATGTCAGCAGAGACTTCAGCAGCTTAACTGCATTATCATACTTCATGACGGCACATGCCATCTGTCCATCAAGTGCCACGTCCAGCAGATCTACTGAAATGTCATCGTAGCTGTTATATGTTTTAGTCTTCATTGCTATCTCCCTTGACTGCCTTTTTCAGTTTATCGCTGAACCTGCAATTTGGTCTCTTCGTTGCCGGAAACAGACGCACTTCATCCGTCTTCGGATCTCTTTGCAGTCTTTCCGGAATATCGTTAACTTCAAATTTTGCGAACTCTTTGATATAAACGCCTTCGCCGCTTATCAAAGCTTTCTTGATTTCATCTATCGCGCAGTCAAAAATTGCGGCAACCTTTTCATAATAGCTGCCTTCTCGTCTTGAGACCTTGCGAATAATGTCTCCCCTTGATACCATATAATCCTCCGATTTCAACTAATAATGATTTCTGATTTCAATCTAAATCTATTGGATAGCAGGCTTTCACACCGCTATTATTTACAACCACAACCATCTGCTGCGGTTTGCCAGAAATTCTCCTGGACACTGTAAAGTCATCGCCTGTTCCGCAAAAGCTTCCGCTTCGAATCATCTTGACTCCCGAAATGTCATCATAAGAACAATGATGCATATGACCGTACAGAACAGCAGTCGGCTTTATACCAAGCATCATGACAAGCTTGGCAACTCCGCTCTCATTGAATTTGTCAAAGTCTCCGTGACAATAGATATAACAATGGTCACGGATGAAACACGTACCAATTGTCGGATCAATGTTCTCATCAACAAATTCAATATTGCTGATATGAGAAAGCGCAGCTTTCATATACCAAGGAACCAGATCGTCAAGTCTTTCGTTGCGAAGAACCTGATCTTTTAGTCCGATTCTTGAATGATTCCCAGGGACAGAAGCAACACATACATTTTTAAAATACTTGCTCAATTCATAGGCAAATGCGGAAATCAGTTCCGCACTTTTCTGAATCTGTTCAATCACATTTTCTCTGTTCTGCAACTGAGTAGTCCAATGGATGTTCCCACTGATGGAATCTCCAAGAAGAATCAGATATGCGTTTTCCGCAAGATGCGTTCTCTGAATCTCGATTACCTCAGAAAGATAACGGTTCAATCTCTGTTCTGCGATATCCGCATTGTAGGAACCAAAGAATCCATTGAACTCAGCGCCCAAATGAAAATCAGACAACGACACAATAAGATCGTTATCTGATGTGATAATGTCATGATGTAATTCAGGCAAAGCTCTCTGTCCGTTTTCTGCGATGAGCATTTCAAGATTCTTCAGGTCTTCCTCTGCTCTTGCATTGTCACGGGAAATCTTATTCAAAGCTTTTCTCTCATCAAAAAGCTTCTGCTTTTCTTTTCGGATTTCATCCTTTGTTGCGGCAAGATCTTCAACATACGAATCATGTTCATACTGTTTGAACACACCGGCTTCATACATTTTCTTGGCGTACTGATACGGCTTTCGATATGCTGATTCGTTGCGATATACGGATTCGTCTTCTCTGAATTCCTTGTTCATCAGATCAGCGATGCCAACCCAGTCAATATCAATCAGCCCAGCATCTTTCGCCTGCCCAAGCCTCCAAAGGTACTGTTCCTCGTTTTCGTTCTCTATTCTCTTTAAATCCAAATTAAATCTCCTGAATCAAACAATTTCGTCTATGTCGCAGTCCACACCGACAATAGCATCTGCAACACCGAGTTCCTTCGCCATTTCAGGAAGAAAATAGAACTCGCAACGATACTTCTTCTCGTATAACTCTTCGGTAATCTTGGTATGCTCAAGCACAAATTTCCTGATTGCTACTTCCAGTTCCCCGGCTTCAAAATCAATGCGGTCTTTTGCCTTGCTCATATTATCGATCACACCCGTATATCCTTCATGCATGAGATATTCTGCATGCGGCATGGTAAACCTTTTGTGACCGGCAATGGCAATCAGAAATCCCATCGACATACACATGCCCTGATTCACGGTATACACAGGAGTCTTTGATGTGATGATGGTATCGATCAGACCAAAGCCATCAGAAACAGAACCGCCAGGTGAATTGATATAAAGAATAATCGGCTTGCGCTCTTCAACCGGAAGTCCCTTATCCATTCTGTTGAATCTCAGAATATGATAGGCGAGATCTCCGATGCACTGTTCGTCTACTTCAGAATTCAGATACAGTCTGCGACCTTCCAGATCTTCTGAATTGAACTGATCAAGCCAACAAAAATTATAAACTTCTTCTCTCTTCTTCTTCTCTGCCATAACATCCTCCCTACAGATGAATTACCATGCCTTTGAATGCACAAAGAACACGATAGGTTTTGTTATTCTTAGAGATTTGTTCTTTCAGTTTATCAGCAAGAGATTTCTTGCTTTCCATATCACCATGCACAAGCACAAGCTTGTCGCATTTCAGTGAGCTGCCATATGTTATAAGATCATTGTGACCGGCATGACTGCTGAATGTTGATAATGTAATGCAGTCTGCGTTGTTCGCAATCGCTTCTTTATTGATGCTGATAAACTGTCTTTTACGATAATTCTTAATTCGATACGACAAATAAGATGGATTATCACCGGTATAACCCGTAAATATAATCATACTGTTTGAATCCTGGATATGCTTTTTCAAGTAGTCAACAACTCTTCCGTTTGTACAGAATCCAGAAGCAGAGATGACGATCTTCGGTCTGCTGTCATTCAGCACCATCCTGGAATCATCTTTCTCTTCAATAAACTGTACGTTCTTCCACTTGCTTGCTTCTTCCCATAATTGAAGATCTTCGCCATCAAGTATTTTGGAATATAGTTTGCTGATTTCACAACTGAGTTTTGAATCGACATAAATCTTTGTATGAAATGAAGGATCATCACCATACAGCTCATAAAGCGTTGTCAGAATCTCCTGTGTTCTGCTGAAGCTGAAGCATGGGAGTACAGCAGTTCCTTTTCGCTCAATCGTCGTATCAATAGCCGCTTTAAGATGAAGAATATCATCATAGCGTTTTTTGTTATTCGCCTTTTTCGCATTGCCATATGTTGACTCCATCAGAACAACATGGTTGAAATCTTCCGGAATCTCCGTATGATCAACATAGTGATTCTTTGTATTCAGCGCTCCAAGATCCGATGTATACAGAATCTTTGTTCTCTTGTTCTCTTTCTTCAGTATTAGCTGAAGCTGTGCCGCACCGAGGCAGTGTGCATTGTACAGCCATTGAAAACTGACCGTATCATTCAGCTCATAAATGTGGTTATATTCATCTAACTCATAGACATACCGAAATGTCTCTTTAACATCATCCATGTCATAGAGCGGTTTATATTCTCTGTGATGGCGTTTCGACAGAATCTTCGCCTCTTCTGTCAGAATATAGCATGAGTTCGACAGAAGCGGTTTCATGATCTCCGCCGTTTTCGCCGTTGCAATGATCTTTCCCTGAAACCCTTCCTTTATCAGCCTGGGAATCAGACCGCAGTGATCAATATGCGGATGCGCTACGAATACAAAGTCAAGCTCAGAAGGCTTAAACTGAAACTTCTCAGAATTGATTTTATAGGAATCCAGATAATCGTTGCTTGAAGACTGGTGTAATCCACATTCAAGAAGCATCTGGCAATCTCCGAATCGAATGTAATACTGTGAGCCTGTTACATCATCAGATGCTTTTCCAGTGAAAAAGATTCCGTCACCCTTGAGCTTCTTCTTACTCATAGCAACGCCTCTTACTTATTCAGCTTCTTCGCAAGATCTGCATACTTATCGCCGATATAGCGCTTGTTGCACGTTCTGTAATAGCTTGCGAGATTGCCGTTGCGATCTACATAACCGCGACTGGTATTATGCAGTACGCCCTTCTTCACAAGAACATCCATCTCTTCTTTTGTAATCAGCTTAATAATTGACACATCCTTTATTAAAATTGCCGTGGTTTTATAGACGCCCACGACATACGTCTTTTGTGGCGGCTCTTAAAGGACTCGAACCTTTGACATGCTGGTTAACAGCCAGCCGCTCTACCAACTGAGCTAAAGAACCATAGAATGCGGTCGGTCATCCATTGTGCCGCTTGTCGGTGGCGTACACCGCAGAATCCCGATTGCGAGAACTAAGGGAAAGTTCCGACACCCTCCCTTTACAAGAACACATCCCCGAAGGGCCTACTATGCTCTTTCATTCAATAAAACCGACTGTTACGGTACGCCCCATACGGTGGACGTGCGATGAATTCCAAATCTATACGCCAACTTATATACCGCATACGCCAGCGGTCTGTTGCAAGCAACACTCAGTAACCGCTTGCACGATTACGAAAACCGTTTCTACTATTGTAGATCGGTAAAAACAGAAAGCCATCAAGTGTGCCGCGCCTCGATGATGGCTGTAAAGAATCTGAGCATCGATATTTGGTCGGCCTGATGGAAGTGCCTAAAATAATTTTATATGGTCGGGAAGGGTAGACTCGAACTACCGGCGTTTCATCTGTCACGGCTTTACAGGCCGCTACCCTCGCCGCTGGGCTACTTCCCGATGTGGTTGCGGGTGCTGGATTCGAACCAGCGTCTTCAGCTTATGAGGCTGACAAGGCTTCCACTCCTCTAACCCGCAGTATATCTATATGGTGGACGGTAACGGAATCGAACCGTTGACCTCCTGAGTGCAAATCAGGTGCTCTCCCAACTGAGCCAACCGCCCATGTTATCTGCCCCGACACAGGCCGAGGCAGAACCGAGAAGAGAAAGATAGAGGATGCGAATGATAGCATATGGCTATACCATATACCATAATACATAAAATTTTTGAAATGCTCAAAACCCCAGTAATTACTGTACTTTGACAAACTTTTAACTTTTAATCTTAATTTCTACTTTGCATTCAGCATCGTGTTTTTGTTTCCAGATTTTTCGTTTTTCTCGATTGATGATGGATTGGCAATCGGCACAACGCTTAGTTCTTGTATTGTTACCAGCGATTTTAAACTCTTTTCCACAATCAATACACTGAATAAGCTTATCTGTCTGTGGTATATAACCGGCGCAGTCATTGCAGTATTTCTTTGTGCCAGCTTTGTTCCCACGCATAAGAACGCCGCACTCAGCACAGGCTACAATATTCTCTCCGATCTCTTTCAGATAATAATATCCGAGATCTCTGAAGTCCGATACAGCAAGATGTATTTCACCTTCCATATCGCAGAAGGTGATTCGAACAGCAAGATTATCGTTCTTCTTCGGCAGATCAACCAGCCCCCTGGTATAGAAGTCATTGATCATGTAGTCCTGCTTTTCTTCGCTGAGAGAAACATGAGCCAGCGAAAATACATCCTTCGTTTTATGGTTTACCCATCCGTTGTTCTTTTCATTCCTGATGTTGCCGAGTTTCGCCAGACACAAGTATGTAAACAAAACCTGTTGATGCTGCTTAGAAAGTCCGCAGTCTGTTATTTTAGCGAACTCTTCCTTGGTAATCGGAACGCTGTTGTGTTCGAACAGTGGATACTTACCGGCACTCGCAGCAATCTTTTCAATGCTTTCCTGCCATCTCTGAACATTGCTTTTATACAGTCCATAGTTCTGACTGACAAAAGCGGTAAGCTCTGTTTCAATTCGTTTCTTCCGATAGCCGAGAATAAAGTAATAATACTTTGCTATGATCTGAGCGGTCTGCCACGCATTCTCGCCGAGAGTCCTATCTTCCAAGCATCGTTTCGCATACTTCTTTTCGTTCAAAATAATTGTCATGAAAGATCACCTCCGACCAGAACCGTCTTCATCTCAAATGATTCGCCGCCATACTCAAACTCATCTCCGCCACGTTTCGGATAACACATCACATTGTCGTTCTTCTCAAGAAGATTCTGAATGATCTGTCCACCGGCGATATCCCAGGCAAACTGTTTTGAACCTTCTTTCTGATAGCAGAGATCCAGAACAATGTCACACAGTTCCTTTTCATTCGGACATGCCACGGATGCCTTCAGCATAAACTTCCGCAGAAAATCTTCTCTGGTTTTCGGAAGCTCATCTTCTGTAATGTATCCGTTCTTTCTGAGATACTTCATATACTGCTGTGACTCATGCGTATATTCCAGATATAATCTCTGAATCGCATTGAAGTCTTTCATGCTGTACTCAACGCCGGACTTCAGAATCCGATAATTGAATTCGTGATCTGGTTTGTCCAGTCCGTTGTAATGTGGAAACGCTTTTTCGAAATGCCAGCAGATTCGGTTGATCGTACAGGCGTTCTCTCCGATCTTACGATCAGTTTCGGAATGCGAAAGAAACTCTTCAACTTCTTTCTTCTTCATCTTCTTGCTCTTCAGTTCTTCGATGCTTGAAATGCCATAATGAGCAAACCGTCTTCTGCTGCTTCTCTGGTTATTCTTTTCGAAATCCTGATACTGCTTTCTAAGATTCGGATAGACATAACACATGAAGTACGGCTTATATGGAGCACACACTCTGTCGAGCAGATGCTTGTCGAAATATCCAGGCGCATCCTTGATGTCTCTGTAGGAGTACCAGTATTTCGGCATAGGTTCGCAGACGATTCCCTTGATACGGTCGATTGTTTCCTGCTGATATGCCTGACCGCACATGATCCGATACCGCAGTATCTTATATTCATCAGAATCTTCCGAGAACCCAGCGCACCGCTCAATCATGCTCGTTACATGATTCGTCACAACTCCGATGTCATCATTGAATGCAAGCTTGTTTCCGGCAACAATATCTTCTTCGGTTGGGATCTTCTTGTTCGCTTTTCTCTGCATGCAGATAAGCGTTCTTGGATTTGTCGCATTCTTCAGAATCACGCTGTTGTCTGTGGCAAATACCGTATCGCCATCAAAATCGCACCCATTGAGTGCATCTGCCATTGTGTCCCAGGCGTTGATCAGGCAGGCGGTTTCAACATACTGAAACCAATGCAGCGTTTCTTCCTCTGCGTTCAACTTCATCTTCCGCACATTATGGAGAGAAGTCATTGGAGCGCGGAAACATGCGATCTCTGTGGCACCACAGTCAGACCAGTACCGATGATACACTTCTCCGCGCTTCAGCAAGCCGGTCACTTGCAACCCAAACATGCTCTGAGCCAGTGCATAAAGATCGCCGCCAAGCATGGCGAAGTTTGCGTGAATCCGAAGAGATCCCTTCTTCGCGTCATCCATTCTTTTCCGAATCATGGAGTAGATGTTTCTGCGCACATAAGGATCATTGATCATTTCTTTGTCGATCATCAGAGCTTTTACATAGTCATCTCTACCGTGTATTGCGCCCTGGTCATCCATTCCGAAACCACAAAGGAAAGCAAGACTCTTCCGATAATCACCGCCAAGAATAGCCAGAATTTCTTCTTCTGTCGGTTTGCAGATCTCATCGATGTCGTTGTCCGCCATGTGGATGTCCTGAAGAAACTGATAGTTCGTATCGCGCACATTTTCAAGTTTCTCAGGAGTATCTTTCGTGACCGCAAACTCATAGTGATTATCCTTGCAGCATTCCAGATATTCCTCAATGCCGTCATAGGAATCCCAGAGTTTCAGCATCGATTCAGTGAGAATCATGTCTGCTTCTCTTACATCACGCCAGTCTCCCCACACATCTTTCACATAGTAGTTGCCAGCAACTTTTTCGGCAAACTCTACATAATCGAATGTGTAAAGCATTCCTTTTGTCCAGGCGTTGCGGCAATTGACACCAGACAGCGTGTGCTCTCCATCGCCATTCAGGAACTCATTCAGCCGCTTCGAATAGGAAGGGGAGATCATTCCGTTTCCATCCGATGCATCATGTTCGATTTCATAGCCATTGACTTCCTGAAGATCTGGTTCTCCATCTGTATCCGTATTAATCACAATGACATCATCTTTGAACTGCGTCATACAGTCATGAACGACAATCACGCCATTTGGCTGTGGAATCGGAGTAGAACCAGAGCAGGTGAGTGCACAGTATGCTTCAAACTTCGCAGGCACAAGTTCCTTCTTCATGTTTCGCCCATTGTCAATTCGCGATCTCAGCGTCGGCCACAGCAGTTCATTGACATAGACAATGGTGCTGGTCTTGACTCCACCGTTTGTTCCAAGCAGACGTTTGAACCGAATGCCATTGATACTAAATCCCTGGTTTGCGCGGTCATAGTCCTTTGGGCTATCCATAACGATACAGACATAATCCGGCTGAAACTGAAGATCATAGAGGCTCTTGTAATAACTTTTAATCTGAGAGCGGGATTCTGCGCTCTTCGGCTTCTTCTTCCAGTATTTGATCTGCTTCTTGATATGCGCTACCTGATCATCATAGTTCTCCACATGATTCAGCTCATCAATCCATCTGAGCATCTGGCTGTCATTGATGGACACGATCAGATCAGGAAACTCTTCCATCGCTTTCTGAAGCGGGAGATCAAGATCCCATCCGCTTCGTTTGAGCTGCTTGGTATGTATTTTATAGATAAGCTTCTGCGCTGCCTTTTGTTTCAACGCATCATCCTCCTATAGTTTGCATTGTTTTTACAGTCATGATGACTGTCTGATAATTTGATGTTTTCTTCGCTGGTATAAATTCACATCTTCAAATTGATGAAAACACAGACAGTTTAATTGTCTGTACTTTCTTTTTTATTTTTGTTGATTGCAATCATCTTCTGACGTTGAGCCTCGCGCTCTTCATCAGTCCATTCTCGCCTGGATTGTTTCAGATAAGGATTGTGACCGAAACGAAACGGATGTAAAATACATCCTTCAGCCGGACAGAGTTTCACTTCGTTCGCGGATTCCTTACAACATTCCAGGCAGTATTTTCTGATTGCCTTAATAGGACTTGTAATTACATCACTCATTATTGACCTCATTGAATATGTGTTTCTTAAGCGGCGCATATCTTGTAAGCGGATATCTGCTGTTTCTGAGCCAGACACACCACATCACATCCATAAGCGGAGCACCGCTGCTTGCGCCAAACAGAAAGTCAGGTCTCCATGTAAGAGGGAAGATATAATCAGGCGGACATTGAGTGAACAGATCATATCTTTTCTTTGCATGCCAGAACTGCGACTTCAATAAGAACGCAAATGGGATATTGAGTTCATGCGCATGTCTGATAAATTCTTCAGCAAGCGAAAACGGCGGATTCGTGATAATCCAGTTGCAGCCATCCGGGACTTCATTGATCTTTAGGAAATCATGACCAGTGCTAATATCTGTTCCGACTACTTCATAAGGCCCAATACGTTTAAGGCATCTGACCATTCGACCATCGCCGCATGCCGGTTCCCAGATCTTTGTTGTCTCAGGATTCGGCTGTATAGCATAAATCAATGTTTCTGTTACTTCGTCGGGAGTTGGGTAGAAATCGGTTGCAGATCTTTTCTTCTCAGGATTTCCGCCAATCATCTGGCTTGCAGTGATTGATTCCATAGTTCTTATTCCTCTTCTTCTATTTCTCCTGGGGCTTCATTGCCCCATATATCAAAGCCTTCATGTTCATATCTGGCGTATAACTCAAGCTTCTTGAGATCTGGATAAAGCTGGTTGATGATCTGATAGGAGATCTCTGGTTTCTGGCTATGCCGTCTGACTTTCTCTGTAAATACTGTATGTACTTTGCCTTGCGCTTCTTTCGCAACAGGAGTCAGTTTTCCTCTGTACATATACAGCAGATACTCATGTCCGAATCGGACAGTATATGCGGCAGGTATGCCGTTAACCTTATTCCAGATCATACGTGCATGAAGCTTATACCCAAGCTCTTCAGCAATTTTCTGTGCTTCAAATAGGTATTTGTCTATCGTCCATAAGAACAAAACATTGTTTGATTCTCCGTCTCTGTCACAGAGCGATGTAGCCTGCCGAAGATGCTCTTTGATATCTTCAAGACTCAGAGTAGGGTAGTCGAGCGGTTCACCTGCGTGTCCGGTATGCCGTTTCTTTCCTTGTCCTTTCTGCTGCTTCCAGGGTGGGTCTGCCAGAATCAGACCATATGTGTTATTGGTGTTATAGATATCGACTCTCAATGTACGGTTTTCCTCTTCTCCAATGTACGGTTTTAGTTTGAATGTTCGGTTTTCAGATTCGCTACACGAAAACAACCTTGTTTCAAAGACATCATGATCATGTGCAACTGCCAGCTATAAACAAACCCTTTATGCAGAATCTTTTTATTCCAATACACAAATCCGTCTTCGTCGCATCGCCTGCATAATTCAGCAATGTCGGTAATCACATCGCCTTTGCTGTACTTGCGCCTGGATTCAAGATAATCGCTGTACTTCTTGATCTTTTCACATGAGCGACATTCATCGAGCCATAGCGATGGAATGTATCCTTTGTTCTTCAGGTTCGGCCATTGCGCATACGCATGCTGACATCCGTTACATGGTTTCTTCATTCCATCTCCGCGCAGGCATCTTCATAAAAAGTATCAAACGGTTCTGTGTCTCCGTTCAGATGCCAATTCTTTACCATCAGATTAATTCCATACAATTCATCAAAATATTCTTTAAAAGCTTTGAGCTTTCGAACCTCGTCTTCAAGCTCCGCAATCTTTACATCTTTGGAATCCACTTCATTCAAATCTCCTTAAAGTTATTGTCTATTGTAAATAATTGTCAAATTAATTACATACACGCATATTTGCGGTATGCATTCTCTGTATTCTTCTTATTGACGCGGACATAAGTCATGGTTGTATCCAGCTTGCTGTGTCCGAGAATATACGATACTTCCTGGATATCCATGCCTCTGTCAGTCAGGTTTGTCGCGAATGTATGACGGAAACGGTGCGGATGAACTCCTTTGACGTGAGAGCGTTCTTCAAGCGACTTCAGCATCCGACGAATACCGCCTGGTGTATAACGGTCTCCTTTGCGCTTGTTGTAAAACAAAGCCGGATGATTGTCTTTTCTTGTATCAAGATAGCGTTTCAGCATCAGCGCAGTTACCTTGTCCATATAGACTTCGCGCACCTTATCGCCTTTGCCGACTACGTTTAATTTCAGATCGTGGAAATCAAGATCGTCAATATTCAGATTGCAGACTTCCGAGATTCGACATCCGGTCTGCAAAAGGAAGTATACCATCGCAAGCTGGAATTCGTTTCTTGCCGCTTCCTTGATTAATTGGATCTCTTCGTCCGTAAACGGTTCTTCCTCTTCTGGTCTTGCCTTGATTGTACTGATATTCGCAGTTGGATTGGATTCGATCAATCCTTCTTTGTGCAACCAGGTAAAGAAGCTTGAATACGCATTATTGTTGCCCCTGATCGTGTTCATACTGATTCCACGATCTTTCTCCGTCATCATATACTGCCGAAGATGATAGACCGTTATCTTACGAACAGGCACTTTGATATCATGAATCATTCGTTGTAGTACATATCTATAGTGCTCCGTTGTTGCTTTCGACTTGCCCTCGATACTTTTCGCATCAATAAACATCTTCAGCAATTGCTGTGATTCATCTTCACAGATTTCATTTTTATCTTCTACCGTTTCGACTTCGTACTTCATCATGATCTCGCCGAGGTCATATGTAATTTGTCGAACAGTATTTGCAGGTATATACGCATTCAGCTTCGTTTCAAGATCAAGAAGAAGCATCTTCTTGTCTAAAACAGACATTATATGTTATACCTCGTCTTAATCTAAATAGAATTCGAAGTGGCAACTGTAACAGTGTTGCAGCCGCCTACCATTATGTACACGAATCTCCGACAACGTTCCGCCGCAATACCGGCATTTTGTTTCAGGACATTCTCTGTCCCAGCATTTTGTACACAGTTCTCTAAGCTCATCTAAGGTAAAATTACGATTAAAATGTTCCGCACACAAACCGCAACCATGCGGCTCGTATTCATGATCACATGGACACCAGTTGCATCCGCCGACGTAACCAGGATTGCAATCCGATGGTGACTCTTTTTGCAGTTTCTCTCTAAACGTCATGATTCTTTCTCCTTTATTCCTCTTTCGGCGGCTTCGGTAGCGGCATCCAATGGGTTACGGCTGCTAAATAAGTCTTTCTTTCCCAGCACTCAAGCCAGTAGCTACCGTCATATATGGCAACAGTTACAAACCCAAGGCCGCTTTTTCCATAATCTTCAGTGCATACAAGCACTTCATCGTCGATGTTCTCCGGGAGCATCTTCGTCACCGGAATCCAGTTTTGCTTTGTAACTTCCGCTTCATAAGCTTCTGATATCATTTGATATGCCTTGTTTGTAGACTCTATGGCATCGGCGGCTTCGTTGATAACGTCACCGCCATGAGCATAGTATTCATCTTCTCGCCTCGCTCTGTCTCTCAGACGAGCAACCAGTTCTTTATACATCATATTATTTTTCATTATTTGATTCAGGCGCGATAGGCAGCGGCATCCAGTGTGTAACTTTCTTTTTCATGGTTCTGGTGCTTCGCATTGCGGTTATAATTTGCCAAATAGTATCTGTCTCGTTTCCGAATTTGTATGTATAACATTTTCCTACAAACATATAACCATCACACGGAGTATATCCAAGTACGAGTTCGCCATATTCTGGTAGCCGATCATTTACCGAAATCCAGGAAGAAAGCGGCATAATATTAATCTGTTCACACTGAATAGACTGTAGCCGGTCGCACCTTCTCACTAATGCCTCGATTGCGTCCGCAGCATCATAGAAGAGTCTGGCTTGACTACAGTTTTCGTTGCCCGTTACTCTGTATGCTAAAAACATATCACGTATTCTTTTTATAAGCTCTTCATACATCATTAATTCTCCTGTTCCATATTTGTATCGCAATTTTTGAGTTCTCACACGCTATTGTTCTTGTATGACAATCTTCGCAAAACACCATATACAAAAACGGTGTTGACTTCGCAAAACCATCGTTGCCCAAATATGACTGATTGCTACCGTGTGCGAAATCCAAATGTGCCATACCGCCACAGAACGGACAAGATTTAATGTCCATCAGTTTTCTCCAATCTTTGCGCCGCAGTTCGGACAGTACCGAAGTCTGTATTCATGATAGGTAATATCTCCGTCATCTTCGTCGCGCTCAACTCTGCGCCAATCTTGCAGTTCGATTCCGCACTCAGAACAAACGAACTGATCACAATCATCATATTCTATTGCGACGTTCTTACAGGTCTTAATTGATCAACACCTCCATCTTCGTGCCACAGTTATAGCAGAACTTACAATCTGACTCGTCTATGAAATCAAGCATACTGTCTGTCGGGAGTGGTGCTCCGCATTCCGAGCAACCGACATATACGCCGCATCTTCCGGTAATCGGATTTACATCGTTTCTTCTAATCTCGATCCACGTTCCAACGCTTTTTTGGCGGTCTATGCATTCAGCCACTAACTCGCCTCCCATAACTGCAATACGCATCGTCCCGCGTTACGATTCTTCCGTATCTGCTCCAACTGTCACACGTTCCACTCTCATGGTGATTGATGCAGTCTTTGCACCGCACAACTTCAACAATATCAGTGTTCTTTTCAATATAAGCAGAAGATCCATTATCCATTTTTGATTTGCACCTTGGGCAATAGTCAGGAAGATCAGCGCGTCCCCATTTTCTTTCTTCCTTATCTGTCCATTGTGTTATATACGGTTGGATTTTATAATCACAGCTTGAGCAAAACAGCGTTTGCGCCATATACAAAGATCTTGGCACTTGATAACCAAAATCAACCCACGCAGCCATCATTCAACCTCCGTTCCACTTGCCGGTATTACGGTTGGAGCATCAGCTATAGTTTCCAGCAGATCCCTGGCATCGTCACGGGAGAACATATTTTCTTTGATGAGCAAACGCATTTCCTTGTTCAGCTTATCCAGATCACCAAGTCTCCCATGCGGTTCTTGGACGGGGACGAGAGGGAACGACTTTCGGTCTTCTCCGTGAATTGTTATCATAGCAATATCGTCAGCGACACCTATCTCACACCAGTATACGCCATCTTTCGGCATCTCCATATCGATATACAGTCCCATTGCTCATTTGCCTCCCATGTTTTTGAAAAACAGCATCAGCCAAAGCACAGAACAGATGCCACCAAGTGTAACTCTTATTCCAAGCAAGTGATCTGCAATTAGTTCCAGTGCTTCTATTTCGCTCATGCCCATCCATCCTTTAATCGCTCAACAATTTTCCAAAGCCAAACCAAGCTAAGGATAATGAAATATAACGGCGGCATGGAAAGCTTTATGCCAATCCAAAACAAGAGAATAACCATGCTCATTCCACCTTCTGCAACTCTTCCGGATGGCAAATGTAATAGTCGCTCATCCAAATTCCAATAATAGGATAAGTATATGCTGTCCCATATTTTTTCTTTGACGTATAAAGATCCGTAAAAAATGGCGGATTACTGACATGTTCATCGAGAAACTTTTCGAGATGTTCTTTCTTGTTTTCATAAGATTTGTGGTAGATCTTTCCGCTATAAGCGCCTTTGATATAAAACTCTTCTCCATAGGCAAAAAGATTAATCGCTTCTCTAACGGTCATGTTTCCTCCTTCGGCAACAGACATGTTAAATAACAATAGTCCTCATCGCAGGCATCGCACTCTTTATCCAGAATATCGCAGGCACAGCACAGATCATCGACGCTCATATCCCAGACGTGGAAATGTGGACAGTCTTTTGTCCAGCAATCCTTTGGAAATCTATCCATTACTCAGCCTCCTGTTTCAACCAAGCAAGGATGTTTTCCCAACGAGTCATCTCTTTCTCGTCGTAATCAGTATAGCCAAAAGCATCGCACACCGACTTGAATATAAACATCTGATTTCTAAATATCCACTCAGCCAACTCTTCATCCGTCATATTCCGAATGTGGTCAGCGTTTGTCTCCGGTCTGAAGTCTTCGCACTCTGTTATCCTGGAATCGTATCCTGTGCAACTTTTATCCGCACATTTTGAACAAAGCTCCATCACTCTGCCACCGTCTTTTCGCCTTTAATCGTTGCGACCAGGGAAACTGTCCTTCCGTCTTTCATTTTCCATTCATATCCGAAAGAGTTCTGCCCATTTTTCATGTTCGACAAGTACCAGTCGAGAACAGCTCTCTCCGCTTCGTCGGTCACGCAGGACTTGTTCTGCCACTCATAACCGTTCTTCTTGAGCGTACCGGCGTAAATACCGGCAAGTCCACATGAAACATGATATTCAGCCATCTGCATTCCTCCGATCCCGTTCCGCCCAGAGTTCCTGTTCCCACTTGACCCAGCCTGGTTTATCGATGGTCGTGCTGCCATAGTCGTTGTATTCTCTCTGCCGCTTACAGTCAGCGATCATAACGCCGAGAGCTTTGTCTCCGATCTTCGGAAGGAGCGGTCTGACTACATCTCTGATCAGAGAGGGCATATAGGTCTCGCGCCCCATACAGTATCGCAGAGCGCAAGTGCAGAGACAGCCGAAGTCCTGCTCATCCATTTCCACTTTGAGCGTTCCCTTTTTCTGTCTCATATAAACAGCACCCCCATTCACTCATAAAGATGTAACTTGGAGCGTCTTTCTCGCAGCCAAGCATATATTCAAACTGACTCACCTGATCTTCTTTATAATGTTTACAGGTTTTACAAGGTGTTACAATCACCATTCAATCACGCTCCATACTTGCTTTAGTCAAAGTCTTCATCGCCATGCTCATTCTCGCACTCTTCCTTGTCCTGATAACCGAGCTTGCATCCTTCGATGTAATACTGCTTGCCGCCGCCGATAAATTCTTCGCAATCCCAGATTGCATATCTACATTCATTACAGTTCATTTACAAGTCTCCACTTGCAGCCATCGCAGGCACCGATGTGGCGATCCACATATTTTCCGCACTTCAGGCAGAGTTCATTACGACACTCATTAAAGAGCTTGCGAGAAACAACGTCTGCCGCAGGAATCATGTTTACATACTTTCTGGCAAGGTTCAGTGCAATATTGTTTCCATTCTGATCTTCGATCCACTCGTCGATCTCGTCCAGGGCTTTCTTCTTCTCGATAAACTCAATCATTGTGATGCCCCTCCGTTGTAGCGCGGAATGTGATTAAGGATCTCTTGGATTTTGAACTTGTTCCCGGTTTTCTCTAATTCGTCGGATTTAAATCCGTCGCAAGTAGAACCGTCGCTGAAGATCAGGTAGATGTTATCTTTATAATCAGCATTGGTGACAACGCCATAGATTCCGTCCCTGATAATTTTAACTTCGTCGCCGACGCGGATCTCTTCCTGGTACTCTTTAATCATCCTGATGATGTCCTCCGCATCATACATCTCAAAGATATCGGTGATCAGGCGAGTACCAAAGATTTGGTTGATCTCGTTATCGCTCAGACCAGTCTTGCCAGCAGGGAATAGGATTGCGCAGACTGCGTTGTACATGTCGGACAGACCTCTGTCATAATCATCCTCGTAAGCCATTTTGCCATCAGCGTATCCTTTCTGGTAGCATTTGGTCTGCTCATTAACGAGAGATGTGAGAGTGTCAGAGTCGATTTTGTACTGGTGATCTGAACCATCTTTGAATCCAGTGTCGTAAACCTTGTCGCGCTCGATCTCAGCGTCAAACTCCGGTAGCTTTGATAGACCGAAGTCATCGAAGACGAGAGAGTTGAAACCTTTGACCGGATAGAGGGTCTTACCGTTGAGCTTAAAGCCATCGCCAAGCTCGATCACATATTTCTTACCGCTGTTATCTTCCAAAGCAGTAACCTCCTAAAAGTTATTGTCTATTGCAGATAGAACCGAATAAAGAACAGCTCCGGGGAGCTTCCTTTCACGGTGAGCATTGTACCACCTTGAAGAACAATTGTCAATAACTAAATATGAATTATTTGTAAACGAATGCTCCGCAGCGCCTTTTCCACCTTCACCACGGAGCATAGCCATCGAAGACCAGGATGATGATACAACAGATCGGAGTTGGAGTCAAGCGAAAAGGGGAGGGGAGCGGAGATCCATCGCCGGATACTTTTCTTCTTTCTTTTAAAACCCTATGTACATATATAGGTAATGTACATTTATTTTCTTTCTTCTTTTGTAAATTACTATATATATACTATATATAAGTAATTACCAAAGAATAGTAAATTACTCTTTAGAGTAATAAACATTACTTTTAATCTTCTTTAATTACTATATATAGTAAATTACTCTATTAAGAATCTTAAAAGTAATGTTACGATGACTGCTCGTCTTTTACAGAATGTTCAACCTGGAATCAGGTAAACGCCAGATGTAAAATCCGATCAGTATCGTATTCATACCTGACATAATATTTTTTTTATTTTCTTTTTAATTAATCTGAAATCATAACAAATAATTATTAAAAGTTTTGAATTTAGTTTATTTTTGTAGTATTTAAAAACTATTTTAATATGTTTACTTTCGTATGTTAAAGTTTGAGTTTCGCAGAATCGTAAGTTGCCTGGGTTACGATCTCTCTTGCGTTGGCTGTTTTCGGCTGGTGGTATAAGTTTTCGCTGTTTTATGTGATTTCAGCCGATTTTTCGCCGGAGTAAAATTGACTATGGTTTTTTCATATAAGCTGCCTGATCGTGGGAAGTTTATACTTCTGAAATTTAGTACGGTCAGATTTCATCTATTGGTGGTTTAGGATCATGATTTTTTGGGTTAACGGTAAACTGCCAGTAATAGGGAAGTGATAGATTTGCAGTTGTGAAAAGTGAAATTCGTTTTGAAAGTGGCTATTTGCGGGAAAAATATGTGGGGGAAATGAAACACATGCCCGGGATTCGCCTGGAATTCAACGGTCTACAGATGTAAACCCATGCCGTCATGAAACGTTTCATGATCAGGCTACAATTGTAGACTGTCGCAACTGAAGAAAAGCGCATTATCTTCAGTTACCACCAGGTTAATTAACAGAGTGAATTAATAGGTTGTTCAACAGTGTTAATCAAATAATTGTTCAACAGCGTGAAACAATCGATTGTTTAACAGAGTTAATCAATGCAGCGTCCGAGGCGAATGACAAATAATTAACATTCGATCCCATCCGTCAAATTCTTGTCAATCCTTGCCAAATTCTTGTCAATCCATCCGCTTTTTCTCGCGTATAATTGTAATATATATTTCAATATATAGGCGAAAAATCCAGGTCAGGGGAGTATACAGAAAAATGCATAAACGCAGCCAAAACATGAATAAATATTTTTTTACATGAATTTCCGGACGCTAAAATGCCGATCCAGTTCAATTCTATTGCACTTTGACCGCGATTTTGATCACTTTCGGCATGAATAAGTTAGCATAATCGCAAAAAGTACAACAAAAAATAGTTGTTGACAAATGCACTTTGACGTGCTATCATAAGGCCACAGTCAAGGAACGGAGGCGAAAACTTAATCACCTGAGCGGACTTCAATGATTCTTCAAAGTGGTAGGCTATGAAACAATGCTAATTTAGTGCCTCATGGGAGGGAGGCAAGAGAAGGCAAGAAAGCAAGTGCCACAAATTCAACTGTACTTTGACAACTGAAGATAGGGAAGGTCAAGATACCATCTTGAAACAAGCTTGTGAAAATTGCTTTAAGTGGCTTCTTAATAACCTGCAAAAGCTTTGAGGTGCTCATGCACGACAGTAAAAGCAAGTAGCAACTGCAAACACTCTAAATCATAGCTCATTCGCGATAGAGTAAAGGCAATTGGTGGAGGTGAAGACAAGCTAAACCTGAAGCAAGTCAAGAGTAGCGAGGACTCTTTCAAGAATGACCGCGAGGTGAGAAGCCTGGCGAGGGGAAACGGACTAAAGACAACTTGAAGGTTGTTTCTTGTGTTCTGAAAACAGAATTCAAGAAAGAGCTTTCAAAGCTCTGAAATTTATGGAGGTGCTAATTATGACTTATATCATGTTCCTGGGTCTCAATGATCAAAACGCAAAAATCCAGCTTGTTTCCACTGAAGACGCGAAAAAGACAGTTTCCGATTATTGCGCGCATGTACTGGGATTTGCCACTATATCCGAGGCAAGCGGTGTATACACGCATGAAAACGGCACGACAGTTCAAGAAACGACACTTCAAATCAAAGTTAGCGGATGCAGTGAAGAACAGATCCGCGAGGCTGCCAACTTTTTCAAAGCAACTTTCAATCAAGAGTCAATCGGACTTCTTTCGATCCCTTATGATATCGGTTTAATCTGATCAAAAAAACAATAGTCAATGACTAAAGACGGAGGTACAAAACAATGACAAAACGCGAATTGAAGACAGTACGCGATACTTTCAACAATGTTTCAAGAAATTTCACATGGTGCGACAACTATGCAACTGAAGAGCTGAAAACACTCTTCAAAATTCTTGACAGTTTCGGTCTTTCCTGGTCATGCACCGAGGACAAATACCACTGGATCGATGGAAAACCTACAACAAAAAGTCAAGTCTATAGAATCGAAAAAGATGAGGAAATTTTGGAAACCGTCCTGATCATTGACAGATACTATGGTGCGGATTTTTTGGATAATGGACACTGTGAACTTAACTGCTATCTTGCCTGAAAAGTTTCAACTAAAGCGGATTTTTTGATGGAAAGTCCGCTTTGATGGGAACTTTTCCCATATAAAAAATACTTTGGAGGTTAGAAAAAATGAAAGAACTGAAAACGCGCTATGATCATGCGAAGAGCTTTTACGGAAAAGCTCAAATCATTGTGGAAAATGGGATCATTTATCTCAAGTCCTACAATACAAGAGTTTGTTCCATTGGAAAAGATGGAAAATTTCGGCGGCATTGGGGAGGATATTCCGCGACAACTATGCGGCATATCAATGAATTCTGTAAGCAGTACGGAATTTCCGATGGCGGAAAATCCTGGTGGTGCGGACTGGAAGTTGTCAACTGGTAAAGTTTCAACTATAGCGGACAATCGGAAAATTTGATTGTCCGTTATGATGGGAACTTTCCCATAAAATTAAGGAGGTTTAAAAATGAGCACAAAAAGATTCTATGATGTGGAACGTGACGAGGTTTACACCCTGGAAGATTTGAAAGAATCTTTCATGGAAGATTTGACGGAGGAGGAAAGAGAAGAATATAACGGCAACTTTTGGCTGTACCTGAAAGAATGCACAAGTAAAAACGGAACTTTGGAAGAATTGACGGAGGTATAAGAAAATGTTCAAGAAAGAATACAGTTTGGAAAATTTCAGAATCGATTGTAACAAGCCTATTCTGTCTACAACTGGACAGTTTGTTAGTCCTGCAACATGGGAAGGAAAATTCTGGAATATCAATCTTTCAAGTATCTTGTCAAGATTGATTGTTGATACTGGAAGATTTGCGGAAAATTACGCAAGCGATTTGTTCATAAGCTGGAAGTCGTTCGAAAAAGAATTGGAAAATCCTGACTATAGCGGAGGCAAGTATCTATTCGGAATAAGACAAAGCGGTGTAGATCATGAGAGTTTTCTGATTAGTCGGTTCAATGATATGCAGTATCATGCAGAAAATTACTATCGGAAAATTTATGTGATGATTGTCACCGTCGAGCCTGATGGTTATATGACAGTTGAGTTAGGGGAGGCGAGTATCAGATAACGGAAAATTTGACAACACTTTGGAATAATCCAGCGGCTTTATTGATGGAGGTTTACCGCTATAACAACAAAATTCCATTGCCACTGATCAAAAATGATCAAAACACTTTGGAAAATATGGAGGAAAATTTGAATGAACTATCTTGTTATTGAGAAGCTGCCTGTCCGCAATGGTTACAAAATCCATGCGGAAATCTTTACGGAAAAATCCTGGTGCTATGATTCTGTAAAATACTATGACTATTCTTTGAGAGAAGCGGAAAAAAGATATCGCCATCAGTTCGGACTTGTTGGAAAACATCTTATCAAGACAACTTTTTGAGGAGGAAAAGATCATGGAAAAAATCACAAGAAAGTCTTTCACTGAAGCAATTTGCGGAAACAATACGGCATTCTTTGGAGCACCGAGGCACGAGGCTGCCTGGGTTTGTGACCGTCTGGAAAATGCCATCAAGAATACAGATTTCTACATGGTAGAACAGAGGACTGCTACACCGAAAAGCAATGCAATTCAGTTCTGTAACGGTTCAATGCTGTACTTCAATCAGAAGTGCGAAAAAACTTGTTACCATGCGGAAGTTATGGGAAAACATGTGTACATGTTTGAGGAAAAATACATTGATCGGATAAACGAAACGGAAAATTTCATCACTTGTGTTTATTGTGTTGTATGAAGATGGAAGAAATGATTAGAAAAGAATTTGGAAAAGATGCGGAAGAAATAATTGCTTATATCAATTGCGGATATTCTGTTGATGCTGCAATTCAAACTGTTATTGAAAAATAAGGAGGAAAAATTAATGAGAAAATTTAAGTATGCAACTGTATCGAGGACTATGGATCTTGGATATCATGCCACGATATCCGATGCGGAAAACCTGGTGGATCATAACACGGCGGTGTTCGCTGATTTAGTCGGAAATATTAACTTGCTGCCTGACGATATTTACGATATCTCTGTACTGAGCTATAGCGGATTTGAAACATGGGAAGAGCTGGAAAAATTCTGCAAAGAAAGAGACTATACAATCGTATAACATCAACTAAAGCGGATAATTTGAAAAGATTATCCGTTTTGATGGGTGCTATGCATCACAACTGGAAAATTTAAGGAGGAAAATTTAATGCGAGACCTGATGACCTATGCAAACTTCTGTATGGAAATGTTGGATGATATCGATGTTCCGTATCGCAAAGTAGAACAGTTCACGATCAACACAAGAGCGAGAAGATGGGGACTGTGTTCCCTGCGAGATGGAAAATATTATATCCAAATCAATGTAACGCTCCTGGATGAACGCAATGGAGAAGATGGATTAATCAACACAATTCTTCATGAGCTTCTTCACACTTGCCCTGACTGCATGAATCACGGTGCGCAATGGAAATTTTGGGCTGAGAAAGTCCGGAAGGCATATGGATATAATATCAAGAGAACAAGCGACAACGACGAGAAAGAGGTAACAACTGGAAATCTTAACTACCATCAGAGAGAATACAAGTATCATGTGTATTGTGAGAAGTGCGGAAAACTTGTCACAAGAAGAAAGAGAAGAAGCGATCTGCTGGATAATTTGGGAAGATATGTTCATAGTGGCTGCGGTGGAAAACTTTACTACACCGATACTGAATATCCTGATTCTAAATTTGTTGTGTATTCCATCAAAACTGCCGCGAATAACTGAGGTGGAGAATATGACAAACGATCAAATTATCCAGGAAGAAACAAAGAGACTGCGACAGCTTGGAAAAATTGGAAAGAATGAAGAGATCAATACATATGACTTTTGGAAAAACTTAGGAATGACACCGAGGCAAGAGGCACCTATCACAAGACTAAAGATGAAGAACAGTAAAGGATATTACTGCTGGAAAAGTTTTTGGAGTACATCACAAATTAGTTGTTGACAATTGTACATAAAGATGATAATATAAGATCGATGGGAGGCAATGACAATGGAAAAAATCAAATGGTTCTTATCTGAGTTGGCAAAGGGAATGATCCTGGGCTTTTCTATTACACTGTAATTGGAAAATTTTACACAACTGTGAAAGGAGAATGGAAAATATGCGAAAGTTTACGAAGAAGTTCATTAGAGATTATATCACAGACTGCGGCGCGGAAGACCTGACAAATGAGAACTACATCACGGTGAGGGAACTTTTCAAGAAAGAAGATGTTCATGAAATCGGTTATCACTGTGGAACTTATGGTCAGGATGCCGGACTTTTTCAGAGTCGCAAGACTGGAAAATTCTATGTGATCCTGAAGCGCAATACCACACTGCTGGCAAACGTAATCTGATTGTCTGCTGAAAGATTGGATGGAGTTGGAGAATTCCATCCATGATTTGAACAAACAATTCAAAATAATAAAGGAGAAAATAACATGGAAAAATTAGTTCTGAGAAGAGAGTTCGATCCGTATCGATGTGCCTGGAATTTCCTGGCGGTGTTCCCTGGTGATCCTGCAAATGGTGGAAGACTTGCTGCCACTGCGTTCTATTTTGACAACTATGGTAGAGCAATGTTTGAACCGTATGGAGAAATTGATAGACAGTATTACTACTGCAAGACAAAGCGAGTGCGGAAAAACTCATTCGAAGCTGTGAAGTGCAAAGCTGTTCTGGAAGCTTACTACAATACAGAATTCAAACTTATGGAAAAGATCATGTGAGGAGGATTTGATCATGACAAAGAGACAGAAAGAGATTATTGCGGATAACCTGAGAGCGTTCACCGTCAACTTTGGAGACGTTCGTATTGAGAAATACGGAAGAGGATACTATGTGTATTATCCGGCAACTGCGGAGAATTACATCCAGTATTGCTACGATATCAACTATCTGAATGGATGGCTGTATGGTGTCGTGCAAGGGCATATGCGCGGAGAGTTTAAACATAGCTCTCTTGATGATTAAGGAGGTGGAAACTATGAGACCTGGCAAGCTGGAAAATCTGGTGTCGAGTGGTTTCTGTTTCCTGAGAGAGTGCGGAGAAAATGCTGCGATCTTTGAAAACAAATTCACTGGACTGTGGTTGGAATTTCACTTTGATAATAATACTTATAGGATTATGGAGGTATAAAAATGGATGAGCTTGAAATAATGGCAACAAAACTTATCGAGCTGTCTGGAATTGAAACAGATGAATACACAAGAGATGATGTTGCGGCGGCACTTGGAGATATCCGTTATTGGGCTGGAAAGTTTGAAAATGAGGAACCATATGGATGGCATGAACTGTGGAGAGTTCTGAAAGGAGTTACGAAATGAAAGTATATATTGTTTCTGCTGATCTGTGGAGCTGTGCTGACCTGGTGGCGAAGGATGATTCACTTGGAGTTCTGAGCCATTATGATGCGCTGGAAAATCGCGCTGTGTTTAGTAGCAAAGAAAAAGCTGAAGCTTTCGCGAACGAACTTAGAGAAAGCAATAAGTGGGATGTGGAGAATCTTGGCTGCGATCATATGGAATATGTTGTGAATGAATGGGAGGTTATTTAAATGAAACTTTACTACCATCAGACCAGCGGTGGAGCTGAGTATTACAGTACAACTTTTGTTACCTGTCCTAATGGAGAAAAAGAAGGAACATTTGATGGCGTGATTATGCGCGTCGATGGTGGAGAAATTGAAATCTTCACCGAGCAGTTGAAGAGACAGAACATCAAACTTGTAATTAATTAAGGAGGAAAAATTAATGAAGATTCTTTATAACATCAAGATGTTTGCCCTGGTTATCGCGATTGTCGCAACTATGTTTAACACTACTGCCGATGCGGAAAATCTGGAAGACTTCACGCCACCCTGGGTGATCGATCATGTATATGCAAAAGTTGCAATTGTGGATAAGATCGATGAAGAGAATGATCTGGTTTACTTCCGGATTAATTATGGAGAAGATGGTCATTGGTATGTGATGGAAGGCATCGAGGATCTTTTTGTTGGAGATATCTGCGGACTGCTGATGAACGACAACGGTACACCGGAAATTTTCGATGACATCATTCTGAGCGCAACCTATAGCGGCTGGACTACTGAAGACTTTAACATCTGATAGGAGATTTGATAATGGAAAAATTGGTTTACTCTGGAGATCTTGAGCTTGTCGTAAGCGCTGCCAATCAGGCTGGATATATGGAAAGCAACGGAAGCATCTACGTAGATGATGATACGGAACTGACGGAGTTCATCCTGGAGATTCTCTACGAGTACGGAGAGCTTCCTGAAGAGAACACACAGTCGTTTGTAGACTACGCCTGTGATCGTCTGCTGGAAGAATACGGAACGGATGTTGCAACACACTGAGGTGGCTTGGAAAAGGAGAGACATATGGAAATCAAATACTTTGAAATCATTTTTTCTGATGATGATCATGAACCGGAATGTTTGGCTGATGAAGCAATGTGTATTAAAGGATATCGACAGCCATCAATTGAAGAAGCAAATAGGTTTTGCAGATATGATGTGGAAAACATCTTTCATATGCCTGTAACTGGCGTATACGAAATCGACGAAGAACGCGCAAGAGCTTGGTATGATTTCAGTAATGAATCTGAATGGCCGATATTTAATTAAATTGATAAAAGGTGGAAAATTTATAATAAAACCATCCTTTGATTGGAGAAAATGAAATGGATTATAAAGAAATGTTTATCAAAGAAGAACCTGGGCTGTATGGAAAACCTGAATACAGAGTGCATCGAATCAAAGCAAACGGAGAAGATGATCCTACGCCTTGGACATATGCATATAGAGAAACAGCAATTAGTTATATAGTTGCTCATTCCATCAAAGAATAATTAGACGTTTAATTTATAAAAATGGAGGGTTAAAAATGAAGAACAGAAAGAACAATCATATTCCGAGGACTGCAAAACATCTGACCGTAAAGTGGCTGGTCGGAAACAGCGCATGTGCTGCCGGACAGATCGTCGAATTGGAAAAAGTTGAAAGCGGCTGGCATGAAGAAATCAACGGGCAAGGTTATTTCGTTTTCGCATCGATGGTACGCAATGGAAACTTGTGTGAAATTCTAAAGGTTGCATAGGATAGCGGAATGGAGAATCAATAAAACTTTAATGGAGGGTTAAAAATGAAAATTCTGTGGCCTTGGAAAATGGCAGCTCGTTTCGATGATGATTTTGAAATCGAAGTTTGTGGGAATAGCGACGAAGAGTGCATTGAAAAAATCGCAAATCTTCAGGGGCAGCATGGCGAATGTGTGTGGTATAGCGGAGTTTGCGACGAAGACTATGTAAACGGCGAATATGTCGGAGCAGAAAATTTCATCTACGAATAAAAGAATTTTTGATAGGAGAAAATGATATGACATTGACGGAGATCAGAAAGAACGCGAGGAAAGCGGCGAAACGTGACGGATATGATCAGGTGATTATCTGCGCAAACGATGACGGAAGCTATTCTTTCAGCCGGAAATATCCTGGTTGCTGCCCTGATTGGTATGGAAAAATCATTGAAGTAGTCATTGCATAATGGGTTAGGAGGATGTGGAAAATATGAAGAGAGCTGCGCAGGAAACAAGAGTGCTGTCTATCACAACTTTAGGTGGAGAACTTGTGATTGAGAAGTTCTGCCCAAAAGGATTTTTTATGGTGCGAATCAGCGGCAGGAACTATGTTGTCAAGTCTACTGTCGAAGAGCTGGAAGAGCTTATCAAACAGGACAAGATTATTGATTACACATCTTTAGATGCATGGAAAATTAAGTGATAGGAGGGTATGGAAAATATGGAACTTCCGATTGAAGTAAATGGTTGGTATCTTCTTGACTATGATTCCGCAATGTATCACAGAGAGACACCTGAAGGACATGAGTTTATAGACATGACCTGGCTTGACACAACAGAAGATGATCCTGAGTACGGCACCGGCAGAGAGTATTGTGTATGTACAAATCTGGAAGAAACGAAAGACTTTGAAGAAGCGGAGAATGATTTCTTTGATCTTCACCATGTCGATGCGTTCTGTATTTCAGATGTTGTAACAAAGGAAGAGGCGCAACAGATCATTCTGGATTATATAGCCAATCATTAAAGGAGGTAGCAATGGAAAATCCGAGACAGATTCAGCGCGAGGAAATCAAGATCGGTCGGAGAGTTGTAATCATCAGCATGATTGAGTATAAGCCTGGATGGTATGAAACCATCGCAATGAACCGCAATGGCAAGGAGTTTGCTTTGCTTAGATCGGATAGTCTGGAAAAATCGAAAGCATTCTTCGATGAGCAGGCGAGGAAATACAAGGCAGAAATCAGTCTTTAAAAACAAATAAAAAAAGTTCTTGACTTTAGCACTTGAATGTGCTAATATACATCATGGATGGAGCAGACAACAAAATTAAGGAGGTAAACACAATGCTGAAATCCACTATTATCAAAGAAAAGATCACTGAGAATCACCAGAGATCGTCAGAACTGGAAAAACTGATCAATAATCGTGCGACACCTTCTTCCATCCAGGAGATGAAAGAAGAAGCATGGCAGAGCTACAAACAGGAAGTTGGTAGATGGAGTGATGAACTGAACTTCAGAAGAATCCTTGGTAAGATTCTGAAGGACAATTACAGAATAGCAATCTTCACCGAAGTGATGCCGGTTCTACATGAAGTGCTGCTCAAGTACAATGGAAAATCCATTGGCCCAAAGACACAAGACAAGATCAGCCATGAGCTGGAAGAGAAGACTGGGTTCAAGTGCTCTCTGTATAATGACACATACGATTCCAAGATCGTGATTTACTCTTATGAATGTGGTCTTTATTATAAAGACATGGAGATTTGGAAATACGGAATGTTCGACGGCAACAAGCTTGTTGTGTTTCCGATTGAAGAATACAAGCTGTCTTATTGCTCTGAGTATGTGGATGATCCTGAAGCAAGAGCAAACGAGATTAAGGCTGGTATGGAAAATCTGGTTCATCTGTATGATAACTTCAGAGAAGCTTGTGACAAGTTCAATGATCTTCTGCCGAGCGGAATTGAAAATGCTTCTGCGTATAACTTCAAGCCTTATATTTCTTATCAATAAACAACAGAAAATAATTATTGACAGAAACACAGACCACACCGGAAGTCCGGTGTAATGTGGCCGATGCCTGTTGGCAGCCAGGATAATAAGGAGGATTACATATGGATTTCGACGGTTGGATTGCCGGATGCAAAGTAAGAGTTTTCGATTGGATTGATGGAAAGCATATCTATATGAATGCCGAGTATTACAAGCCTGGTTCTTCTCTGAGCCAGAAGCCAGCGATTGAGAAATCGGTTTTGTTCGATAAGGCAGATGTGGAAAAATTGCGGAACAATCTGCATAGCATTGTTAATGGGATTATGTTTGGAGGTCTTGTTGCATAATGAGAAAAACATACAATGCGGACAAAACAAGATATATCACAGAGTCTATCGGCAGACATTGGGAACACAGAATAGAAATCTGGGATAAGCGCGGCGGATTCTGGGGACTTGCCTACTGGAACACAGACAAAGAGGAAGCCTGGAAACATTGGGAGCAGATCAAAGATGAACCGATCAAGAAATATGACATGGGATGGATAGATTTTAGTGATGAAGGAGGAACTGATCAATGCTGTATCCAGGCTGTAAGTGCATGACGGTAGACGATGCAGAGGAAATGGAAAATCTCAACTATAAAAATGGCTGGGGTTTTACATATGTTGAACTTGGAAATCTTTTTGTCGAGCATTATAAGGCGAGAAACAAAAATGATATCCGCACGATGGAGAAGATCGAGTATCGCCTGACTGATGCGAATTTCCACAGCGAAGCAAGCAAATTACATGATGGTTCATACATGGATCTTATGTGTGAAGTAATGGAAAATCTGGATGATTAAAAGGAGGAAAGAATCTTGGCAAAGAATGATAAAAGACTTGTAAGAGATCCACACCAGAAGAAAATCGTCGAGCTGTTCAGCCGCTTTGATGGTAGCAAGAATCGCAGAAAGATCTTCGAAGATTTCATTACCATGTCTGCAATTGCTGTGTCGAATGTTGTGGACAAAACGCATTTTGATGAACGAGAGCAGCGTTATCTGGATATTGCGAAGCAGTACAGCAAAGAAGAGCTGGAAACTTTTGCTGAGATGAACGCGCATATTGTCATGGGCATGGATGACAATCCGAATCAGGACTTTCTTGGCGAAATGTATATGAACCTGAACTTTGGCAGTGAGACAACCGGACAGTTCTTTACTCCGTATAGCGTTTGCCGCGTGATGGCAGAAGTTACGACAAACTTTGAGCGCCTTGAACATGATCTGGAAGAAAAGGGATTTGTTTCTGTAACAGATCCAGCTTGCGGAGCCGGCGCGACACTGATTGCATTTGCCAATACATGTAAGGAATATGACATCAACTACCAGGAAAAAGTGTTGTTTGTTGCGCAGGATATTGATGAGGTCGTTGGATTGATGTGCTATCTTGCACTGTCTTATATGGGTTGCCCTGGCTATGTTGTGATTGGAAATTCTCTTACGAATCCAACCGTGAGCTTTGACAAGCGTTCTCTTCTTCCGAAGGATGATGGGAACATTTGGAGAACGCCGATGTTTCAGACACACTGGATGTGGCAGGGAAGACAGCAGGCTGCAATGATGGATCTGCTTCTCTCCGGATTCTTTGACAAGAAGGAGAATGTCGCTTGAAGCAAAAGAAAATCCGTGGAAATCCAGTTTACTGGGAATCTGATAACGGATTTGTTGCCGTAACCTACAATGTATTTGGAATGGGTAGCCAGTTTAAAGTCTATCGGAAAGCTTATTACCACCAGGATGAATTGGAAAATTTCATGACTTACTGGGACTATGTTATTTCATTTACATTTGTAGGTGAGGCGATTGAATACGCAAAACGCATGGTGGATGCCCCAGTATATAGAAACAAATTTGATTATAACAATTAATACATAAAGGAGAGAAATAATATGGCAGCTATGGAAAATTTGAGAGTGATTTGTGAAGACGCATCCAATGGAAAGTTTCCTGAAGGCTTTACACTGATGCAGGTATGGCATCTGATTGATATCTATAACGATCTTGAGCGTGGGAAGAAGCATGAATTCATCGAGTATGAAATTGCCAGACTCCTGGACTCCGTAGGAATCAAGACGGAGCACAAGGGAATCGGCTGGGAAGCAATTCCGGTGGCTGCATAATGGTTTGGGTTGATGAATTAGGCAGCACTGAGAATAAGCTTGTTGTTTCTGGATTAATGATCAGAGTTCCTGATAGCATTGAGTTTGATCCTTATTATGATAGGGAAGAATCGAAGGAATATGTCCCTGTTTATGAGGATTATTTGGGACTATGTGCGAAAGAGATCGGTATGATAATGTCAGAAATTTTGAACAAGTTTAAATTGAATACTGTCGTGCTGTCACATGACTGCCAGATAAAATTAACTTTTGATCAGTATGAATTGCATGATCGAGATGAAGTTCTGAAGGAAATTCTGAATATGATCGAGGCATTTCCGGCACGATGGACATGGGCAAAGGTTCATTGGATTACGATTCCAGTTTCAGGTGCGGCTGATCGAATGGCTGCAAACATCTGCGAAGCACTGAAGGATGAATATGTTCATATCGGAAAACGAGTTGGAAAGCTGACGCGAAATTCTGATGGAGCATATATCTTCAAGAAAAAGTTTTCAAAACATAATGGATTCTGCTTGACTGCCGAACAAATCTGTGAGGAATATTTGTTGAACCATGCGTTCTTCAGACATGGAAAAGGAGAATCCAAGGTTACAACAAACCTGAGTGCAGCCGCATCGTGGAGATAAGAATGAGAGATTACATAATTGGATTTTTAATATGCTGGTCTGTCTTTGGTGCCGTAATTCTGATTGCGGATACGTTTGATATGTGCATCAAAATTAATAACGTTGCCGTATTGATCGCCATGAGCCTCCCAGTGTTCATTCCAGTGGCGTTAATAGCGGTATCGTATGGATGGATCTGGCATCTTGTATATGTGATAAAGAAGAAATGGAGGATGGTTCATAGATGAAAGTCAATCGTTATAAGATCAAGGATGGCGTAACGTTCGATGATATTCTGAAGCTTCCGAGAATCCAGGATGGCGGCAATTATGTTGAGCCGTCTGCGAAGAAGATGCTCTGGAAGGAATTATATAAGAACATCGATGTAAACATTGCATTTCCAGAAGACCTCTCTACATGGGATGATTTCAATTTCATCCTGGTGATCGATGACGATTTTGGACAGCCATATACTCCGTTCTACAGTCACCTCAACAATCCTGACAGAGTGCCGTTCTCTTTTGTTGGTACAGTAATTAACAATTACAATCAGTTTATGAGCGAGCTTGGTATCTTTGAGGAGGTATGAGATGTCTGTTTGCGATCCAATTAATCCGAGAATGATTGCGAGAGCTTGGAATCTGAATCCGAAATCATTTCCGATTGGTAGTGTTGTGTACTTCCTGAGAAACAAGAAACATAGTTCCGAGAAAGAAATTTATTACGGAACAGTGATTGAACATTATGCATCGGAGATTGCAATTCAGCTTTATGAGATGATTGATGTACGTGAGATCGATGGAATTCCAGTAAAGGAATTTGATACACCGACAGAATGGCGTAAACTTCCGAAGGGCTGGACATGGGATACAACTCTATTTGAAGTTGAATGGAAGATGACAAAATTCCAGCGTAATTATGAGATGGATTTAAGAAAGCCGGATGACATTCTGAAGGCTATCAATGATGGTATTTTGGTAAAAGTTTCTGAGAATGATCATGCAATGTTTCGTTCCGAAGTGGATAGCAAGCTTGGCTGGCGAATCGTCAGAGAATATTCCGAAGACTGGATGACGGACTATACATGCGAACCGTTCTATCAGTGCTATGCTACATGGGAAGAAGCCCAGGCAGAACTTGACGCAATTCTGGAAGAAAACCAGAGGCAGGCTTCTTTGACAGACTATGAATGGAGCGTTGAGCAGATGGATGAAAAGCTAAACCGCTGGGCATACATCTACAGCATCGCGCCTGAAGCAAAGAAACAGGTAAGAGATCGGCTCCTCGCCCTGGATAACTTTGAAGATGTGTGTCTGCGCATTTCTGGCGGTGGTTTGGAATGGAAATACGATAGGAATAAGAGGTGGATTCGCATTGAGGTGTAAGTATATGAACAAAGAACAGAAAGAGAAATGGAATCTGTCGCAGTATCCAAACTTCTCTGTAACTGGCAGTATAACAGGTATGAAAAAGCTGTACTATGGAGAAGATGCACTTCTCGTTCGTAGTGGTAGATGGATCTATAAAGTGCCGCAGGATGTATACGACGCAGCATCATGAGAATCATTGACAAGAACACAGATTTCTATGATTACTGGCAGAATGTTTATCGAGATGATTCAATTACATTCGACAGAACGGATTCATTTCTTGTCACAAAAGAGATTTTATGTGAACATCTCTGGGTTGAGAGCGTGAGACATGGATTCATAGCGGAACGAAATAAAAATCGTTTTCTCCTGCTTCAGATATGCAATACATTCTGGTTGTTCCTGGTAGAGATCACGAAAGAATCAAATTACGATAAGCCTATAGATTATGATTTAGAGTTTTTGACAACTTGGAAAAACTATAATAAAGATCGTAAGTTGATCAGCCTGGATGTAATCGATCTGGATTTCTCTGTCGATATGCAGTTGTATCAGAAACGAAATTATCATACTTATGATAAAGATAGAATCAGAAGTCGAATGGATTCGATTATCCAGGCGATTGATACGAATAACTTTCGCGCCAGGAGCAGTATTGATTACTATGCTTTTTGCAAAGGCGATTATCAGAACAAAGTTGAAAAGCATATTCCGCTTCTGAAGGCATGTGGTATCGGTAATTGCATTGATTCGCTTGAAGTATTCCTCGCGTTTGAAGAATATTTCTCCCATGAAAAGACAAGTACAGAAAGAACCGCATCGATAGGACTGACGAATGATGAAAAGATATCAAATCATGGATTTGATCTAAAAGAATCATTCCGAGGAAAGACATAGTGAAGGAGATAATATATGCGCAGAGTTACGTATTATATTAATGACATAGAGTGGTTCAGAAATGATCTGACACATCACAATCCAGAGCTTACAATCGCCCAGATCGAGGACATTCTTGGCAACATGAGTCCGGCATTCATAGCTGAGTACAGTCTGATTGGAGATACGCAGCCTGATCGTTATGAGCTTTCTGTTGCGAATAACAATGGTGGTTTTGATAAATGCAGCATTAATGCTCCTCGTCTGAATGGATATCATCACATGATTCTGAATGACTGCTGGCGGCATTACATGGGCAGAGAGCATACCGGCACAGACATTCTTGTAGGGTATCCGAAAGAAGATGTATTCGGTTGCATTGAAATCATTGAAACGGAGGAAAAAGAATCTTGACTGAACTGACAAAGAAACAACTTGCCGCAATTCAGCGTGTGATTAACAGATGTGAGCGCAGATATGCTGTCGCAAATGATCCGTATTCAGGAGAGATTTTCACGGATGATGGCATTTGTGTAACAGATGGCTATATCGCTATTTATTATCCTGAGTCTCAGAATCTTAAAAAGAATGAAAAGATCGATAAGATAGCGATGCAGAAGATGATGAGTTACAAAGAAAAGTTCTTCGGATATCAGGGTTATATCGTTAATGAACCGTTTGATATGAAGCTATATGATCATCCGCAGACCTGGCTGAAAACGCAGATGGAGGAAGTTCCGGTTGTTGTGTGCCAGAATGGAGACGGAATTGATCTGACAGCGAGATATGGCAAGTGGCCGCTTGACTGTTATAAAGCGAGATTCATCAGGAAAGATATCATTGATGCCTGCGAAGCGGTAGGGAAGAACGCCGCCTGTTATCTGGTGAAAAGCGAGAATGGAATTGTTTCCATGCTGGTTGCTCAGTGCATAAATGGTAAATTGCAGAAAGACGAAGTTTGTGCATGTATCATGCCGGTTAGAGTAAGAGAATGGTAAGAGATATTACATATTGCACGAACGATGATTGCCCATTTGAAGACTGCTGGCGAAATCCAGAGAACCTTAAGAATGAAACAGCGAAGTATGTCAGTCTCGCAAACTTCGGTGGCGTATGTCGAAGATATCTCTGTCATCTGATCGGTGAAATTCATGATGAAAATGTCGAAGATTATTATTTGGGAGATGAATAAATGGAACATCTGTTCAGCGGTTATAATCGAGGATATCAGAAAGCATTAATCGATCTGAAGAACCTGTTTGAGAACGGCGAAAGTCAGTATACGAAGACAAAGAAGCAGTATAAGACAATGGTCATGTCTGTTCTGAAGCTCCTGTCAGAAGATTCATATATCAGAGATCAGTTCCAGCAAATGGGCGGTCTGAATGGGATCGTCAACCAGTATGTGTCCGTGAAGCAGAAACCTGACGGCACAGTTTTTGCTCAGTACGAGCGTTGATTAACTTGTTTATGACACAGAATGTGTTATAATAAATCTATCTTACTTGGAGGGGTTAACCTATGAAGAAGTATTCTGTTGAGAGATGTGTTGAAAACGATATTGAAGTCCTTGGAATCTATGAAACCAAGGAAGAGATGCTGGCTGCGAAGGCTCAGTTTGAAGCGCAGTATAACGGACAGCCTGGTGTAATCAATGGTGTCTATGCCGACATGGACGAGAATGGAAACGTGATTCCTGCGACGGTAAACGGACAGCCTCAGTATTTCCGCAAGCTGTTCTGATCTTATAAAGAAAGACTGGGCGTACCTCCCGCGCCCAGTCGAAAAAAATATTTTAAGTAAAATAGAAAATAACTATTGACAAATGAAGAGAAATAGTGTATCATAGCACCATCAGATGAAAGGGGAGGTCAAAGATATGACATACGAAACGAATGGTAATGTGGTTCGTCTGTTCCATGAGAACCAGGTTGAGCATATTGGTGCGGAAGTGATCGAGCTTCCGACTGAGAAGCGTGAGCCTCGCGGCAAGAAGCGTGGTCAGAAGTCTGAAGTGTTTGCCTATGATCCTGCGGACATGGCAAAAGTCATTGCGTTCTTCGCAGAGAAGAACATGTGGATTCATTATCTTCTGTTCACCATCCAGGTGAATTCCGCTCGTCGTGTCGGAGACCTCATCGGTTACGTCAATAAGGACACCGGCAAGAAGGTTGATGGTCTGCGATGGGAAGACTTCATCGATCCGAAAACTGCCAGGGTGCGTAGCGAGATCAAGTCTTTTGCCGAGCAGAAGACCGGCAAGCTGGCAAGTCCGATGATCAATTCCGCGATGATCGCCGCAATCAATCTCTACTGTGAGAAAACGCACTGCCATCCGTCAGACAATGAATACAAGAATCCTGTGTTCATGCAGCTCTGCGGTACGCATCGTGGCAAGGTTCTGTCCTACAGCGGTGCGATGTATGCCCTGAAGATGGCGGCGAAGGAATGCGGTATCGAGTATAACGTCGGTACGCATAGCGCACGTAAGACCTTTGGTGCTACCACGAAGATGCTTCATCCTGGCGATGCCAATGTTATGGAGGCTCTTCAGAGCATCTACAATCACAGCAGTACCAGCATCACGAACAGATACATTGGTCTTGAGAAGAAGCAGACCGATGGTTACGCAAACGACATGGGAGAATTCTTCCAGGAGTATGTCGTTGAGGGGAAAGAAATCCCCCTTGAGCTGGGCAGTCCTGTCCTATCTGTTGACACCGAGAAGCTGTTCGACCTGATCGGTGCTGCGTTCCAGGCTGGCAAGAACAGCGACGGCACGAACGATGCTGCGCTGATGATGAACCTGATGAAGCAGGTTGAAAAGATCAGAAGGTGAGGTTACATATATGAATGTTGTTACAATTATTCTCGCGGTTTTTCTGGTAGTTGTCATTGCCCATGACTTTTACCAGAGCAGGCTTCTGGACAAGCTGGCTGACAAATATCATGTCAGCAATCTCGCTTTGAAAAAAGTGACCAAAGAACTTCTTAGGGATAATTACTAAAATCTAAACACAATAGAAATAAATTATTGACAAATAATTACATTCGTGTTACAATGTCCTTGACACTTAAGGAAAGGACGATGGCACGATGTCAGAACACAGAACGCCGTCCATCCCTCGCTGTGGCGAGATTTGGACTTGTCATCTTGGCGATAATGGCCCAGGCGTACAGAGTGGTTACAGACCTGTTTTGATTCTGTCGAATGATCAGAATAATCTGTTCTCATCTGTGGTAAACGTCGCGCCATTGACCAGCAAGATGCATAAGCGTAGCCTCCCGGTACACGTAGAGCTTTGGGATTATGAAGCCTATGGGCTGAAGTCACCGAGTACGATTCTGATTGAGCAAACGACAACAATACAAATGAGCTGCCTGGATTTCCGAGTAGGGAAGATCCATGATAAAGAAATCATGGAACAGATATGGCTGGCAATTGAAGTTCAGTTTGCAATCAGAAAAGACCCGGCATATCCGAAAGCATCATGATAAACTTTTTTGTTGTTGACAAACAATATAAATGAGTTTATATTTAGTGTACATAGTGGGGTGAGACAATGACCAATACCAGAGAAATTATAGAAGAATATTGCGAACAGAAATTTGCCAATGATGCCACGCGGAAACCGAAGATCATGGCATCAATGTCGAGAGATGATCTGTTCGAAATGGAAGAGCGTCTTGGTAAAAGCTTTTTCGAATTTACATCGGATGAGATGGAAGATTATTTTATCAACCTGTCAACCGAGAAAACGTATAAAGGCAGAAACAAACCGATCTCTGCGACATATATGAATCAGTTGATCTCGTATTATCGCGATATGATTCAGTGGCATATGAAGCAGACTGGGATCTATCATGAGAATGTTCTGTTTGATAAGCGTTTTAAGTTTTCTCTCAGCGCAAGCAGGAAAGATGAGACTCCAATTGTAACCAAAGAAACCCTGGAACGTGTCTGCCTTTCTCTTGATGAAATGTTTGATTCGGTTGAAGCCGATTTATATAAGCTGCTGTATTGGTTGTGTTATTCAGGATGTTTCGACTACAATGATCTTCTGACATTCAAAGATAAAGACATCGATATGGATGCCAGGACGATCAAGATTGGCAATAGAAAAATTCATCTGAAAGATGAGTGCTTCGAACTTCTAAAACATCATCATGATGAAAACATGTATCAGAATTATCGCTTTACCAGCATCATGGTTCCGTATCATGGCAGCTTTATCTGGATTCCGTTCTGGGTAAGCGCGGAAGATAAAGACAAAAGCGATATTGAACTGTTTGAGAAGTACCAGGAATTGAATAACGAGAGATCAATGAACCGTGTCGCGAATCTTCTGAGTCGAAAGATGGCGCAGTTCAGAAAAGAGAAAAATATCATGATCTCTTTTGATGTTCTTTACTATCGCGGAATCTATGACTATATGCTTCAGAAGATTGGATATGATAAGACTGTGGAACTGATCAGATCAAAAGGTAACAGAGGCAACACAGAGGATTTGGCTGAGTTAACCAAGATTCTGAAAGAATATGGCGCGAGATGTGAAATCAAGAATGACATTTATCGCACGAAATACAGCATTGATTCTAACTTTATCAGGTGAATAGCGGCTCTCCAAGGAGAGCTTCTATTCCAGACTCAAAGTGCAATGGAAATAGACTGAAGGAGGAGTCGATTTGCGGATTGAGTATACAATTAAAGATCAAAATAACCGATATATCCACAGAGATATTATAGGGAAATTTGGTTTCACAACATCAGAGACATTGGCTGAACACTATGAGACCAGGCAGACAGCGAAGAATATTTTAGAAAACTGCCTTCCGAAAGCGATGAGAAAAGGCTTTGATGTTTATGAAATTATGGTAGAGGAATCCGTAAAAGACTCAGAGAATCAGGAAGAAAATCAGGATACAGAGAAGACAGAAAATCCTGGGACTCAAATAAACACAATCAGACCGAAGGTAGAAGAAGCATTCAGGATCGCAAACGAACCGATTGTGAAGAACAGAATGTCTGATCTCGCAGCTTCGTTCGACGGCCTGAAAGAAATCATTGGCAACATCACAGAACGTAAGACGGAACTATATGAAAGTCTGAGCGCGATTGATTCAGAGATTTCTGACATCAATCATTACATAGAGTTTGTCGATGGATTGAATGCGTACCAGGGATATCTCGCATATCGTATGCTGAGACAGAAGCTTCGGCAGCGCAGACAGATCAAGGATGAAATTCTTATTTCAAAAACAATAGAGAACTGTAATATCAGTGTATCCGAGTTGTCCAGGATCTCTAATTGTATCGCCGGACTTGAGAATCGAAAGTATGAACCAAGAGTTCTCGATGAATTATTCGCATAAAAAATTTAAGATAAACAGAAAATAACTATTGACAATGAAAAAGATGTGTGGTATAATCTCTACCAGAGTTGAGCGAGAGACAAACTCTTTTGTTTAAACTCTAAGCTACAATAGACAACAACTAAAACCTGCGGCGAGACAATTTACCTCCTTTCCTCCTTTCCAACCATTCTCCACAGTCTTGCCCAAAACGCAGCGAACTATCGCTGTGATCCCAAAGTTGCCCATAGGTTGGTGGTTCAAGGTCTTTGGGATCTATATAAAAAGGAGAGCAGATGTGAACAATAATATGACGGATGAAGTCAGGGAATACCTGGAAGAAAAAGAATGGGGGTATCCATACGGTAGATATTACCAAACGCCAAGAGTCAACCAGGTTGATATTGACGGATACTTCAATGATGATGAAGACGATGATGATTCTGATGACTGTCTGAATTGTTGATTAGATACAAGCTGGTGTAGCTCAATTTGGCAGAGCGCGGCACTTGTAACGCCGATGTTGTGAGTTCGATTCTCACCACCAGCTCCACCGGATCACATGAGGTCGTGACTTGTGTGATGCGCAGCGCCACCTTGTTCGTGCGGGGACAAGTGAGAGGGCCGCATCCCTCAAAAGGTCAGGAACGTATCCTTAAGCATCCTGGACACCGCGCCCATTGAGGCGGGAAGAGCTGGGTAATTTCGCACCTACCCCAGACGCCAGAAAGTGACGGCAGAGCTGAATGGCAACGCAAGGTGCAACAATTCTTCGCCCGTAGAGTAGATTAACGTAGACCTGTATCGGGTGTCTGCCGGTGTGGAAACCGGTTAGTAAGCGAGTGGCGACTGCCTACGTTCGGATGTTGCGGCTACCGAGTCCGTTAAGAGGAATCCAACCTTCGGTGGCCTTAAGCCTAAAAGAAAGAGTCGTGATCTGATGGAATTTAAATTTGGCAAATGGAAGAAACTTGAAGGGCATTATATGACTCCTGGTGGAACTCCGTTGTATGTTTGCGCTCAGTGTGGTGGCTCTCAGCATCTTCATGGTGTTGAATTTTCACGGCGAAAGATGGTCTGTGATGACTGCGGCTGCGTGAATTCATATCCGTGGGAGAAGACATACGACGAAGAATAAAACGAAAATTTAAAATGGGCTGTTAGCTCAATCGGTTAGAGCCTGTGACTTATAATCGCAAGACCAGCGTTCGAATCGCTGACAGCCTACCATATGCTTCCGTGTCGCAATCGGTAGACGGTGCTGGCTCAAACCCAGTTGTTTCACAGTTCGAATCTGTGCGGAAGCACCAATAGCACGTAAAGGCTGATAAAGAACGAGATACAGATATGAAGAATATCCGAGGTCGAAAAACTACTGGCTGGATGATATCGTTCCAGCGCGTCCGAGATCGTTTAGTGGACGCATTCATATATCCCAGTGGTGCAACTGGTAGACACAACAGATTTAAGCTCTGCGGTCTGAGAGTTCGAATCTCTCCTGGGATACCAACCGTTCTTAGGGAAGCGCACATAGTACCGAAAGAACCGTGAGGATGGCAAAGCATGTGACTCACTGTCTCACGTAAATAAAGATGAGAATAATGCTAACTCTGGCACATTTTCCCACTTTACACGCTTATCTGAATTGAGAGATTAGGGGCAAAAAGTGGCGCTGGGTAGGAGGTTGAGTGCGCACCGTCCTACCCATGCGAGAAAGTAAAAATCATGGGGCGTTAGTGTAAAGAACACACGCAGAAAGCAAGGGCTGCGAAATGTGGGCGCGATACCTACACGCTCCACCAAATAAAATATAGGATTAATTACAATGCTGATAGGATTGATTGACGTAGACGGTCATCACTTCCCGAACCTGTGCCTGATGAAACTGTCGGCGTATCACAAACAGCTTGGAGATGATGTCGAGTGGTATTCAGAAGACAGAGAGATGTACGACATTGTGTATATGTCAAAGGTCTTCAATGAAGAATACTCACCAGACATTCCGGAACCAGGCAACACAAGAAAAGTGATCAAAGGCGGGACTGGGTATGCCATAAAACTGGAAGGCGATAGGGAAGTATATCACAAGGAGTTAGACCCCCCCCTACAACCTGAGATTGAACACATCTATCCTGATTACAGCTTATATCCTGAGTATACTGGATACGGATTGCCGCTGAAGAAACAAACAGCATACGGATTCTTGACACGAGGATGTCCAAGAGGCTGCGGATTCTGTCACGTAGCCCCAAAGGAGGGAAGATGCAGTCAAAAAGTTGCTGATCTCTCGGAATTCTGGAACGGGCAAGGTAATATTTGTCTCTCTGATCCGAACATTCTGGCTTGCAAAGATGCTCCTGACTTGCTTCGGCAGTTGGTTGAATCCGGTGCAAAAGTTGAACTGAATCAGGGGATTGATGCCAGACTTATTACTCCTGAGAAAGCTGATCTCCTGGCTCACATGAATCTCAAGATGCCGCACTTCGCGATGGACTCCATGCAAGCGATGGAACCGGTCAAGCGAGGACTGAAGCTGTATGTCGAAGCGTGTAAGAGAGTCAAAGGTAAATGGAACTGGCGAAATGCCAAGGTGTTCTGCCTGACAAACTTCGATACCACACACGAAGAAGACATGATGAGAATCAAGGCAATTCAGGAATGCGAGTGCTGGCCTTATGTGATGATCTACAACAAGATGACCGCGCCGCAAGTGACCAGAAGATTGCAGAGATGGACAAATGCTCCTGCCGCATACGCCAGAACGCAGGACTTTGACGAGTATCAGAGATTTACATATAAGAAACCGCCGAAAGAAATCGGGAATCAGAGACGGTTTAATGTGGCGTAATAAAATTATAGGAGACAACAATGGATAAGACATCAATAGGGGATCGGATGAAGGGATATGAAAACATCTCCCGAATCTATCTTCCGCGCCGGATTCCTGTGATCATCCGCCTGGATGGTAAAGCATTCCACTCGTTCACAAGATGTTTTTGTAAACCGTTTGATAACGTTCTGATGAAAGCTATGCAGAACACAATGAAAAGACTGTGCGAAGGAATCCAAGGCTGTGTGTTTGGATATACGCAATCAGATGAAATCACTTTGATCTTGACGGATTACGCAACGATCAATACGGACGCCTGGTTTGGATATAATGTTCAAAAGATGGCGAGTGTTGCGGCATCTATGGCAACAGTATATTTTAATAACTCATGGCTTTTAGAGTGCAACCGTTTGCCTGAGAGTAACGACCGCGAATTTTATTTTGAGCAGCAAGGCAAAGCAATGTTTGACGCACGTTGCTTCTCCATCCCGAAGGATGAAGTCTGCAACTGCCTGATCTGGCGGCAACAGGACGCAACCAGAAATAGTGTTCAGGCTGTCGGTCAAGCACACTTCAGTCAGAAAGAACTGAATGGTAAATCCTGCAATGAGATCCAGGATATGCTCTTCACCGAGAAGAACATCAACTGGGGAGATTTGCCTACAGACTGCAAGCGTGGTGCTGCCTGTTATAAATCCGATGAAGAAGCAAACTTCTTCTTTAGAAATGGAGAACAGACAATATACAAACGCGCTGGATGGGTGATTGACACAGAAATTCCGATCTTCACCAGCGACAGAAATTATATCGAACGCTGGCTGTAACTTCAGATGGATGAATCTTTCAGAGTAATCATCGCCGGTTCTCGCGGATTCTCAGACTACGATCTGCTGTGTGAGAAATGCGATAAACTCTTTTCCATGCGAAAGCCTACTGCGATTGTCTGCGGGGAAGCCAAAGGTGCTGATCTGCTTGGCAAACGATATGCAAAAGAACATGGGATTCCTGTGTGGTCGTTTCCTGCAAAGTGGGATCAATACGGCAAAGCTGCCGGTATGATGCGGAACAAGCAGATGCTTGCCTTTGCTGATGCTCTGGTTGCATTCTGGGACGGAGAATCGCGTGGTACTGAGAACATGTTGGATATCGCCGCAAATAAAGGAATCCCAGTCAGAGTAATTTGTTATTAATCAAAACCAGTTGGAGCGCCTGTTTCACGGTGGCAGAATAGTAAATAGGTGATGCCCTAACGACTCCACGAACCGCTGGTCTGGACGCGGACACGAAAGCGTAGGTACACGGTTGGCTGCCGATGACCTGCTGGATACGCCTTCCGCAGCAAGAGCCTGTCAGTGTTGATGGTCTGATAGGCAATAATGAGTGGGAGTAGCATACAATCAAACACTACTCCCACAGCGCTTAAAATATATGTACACGATCCGGCTGGATGAGGAAGCAGTCCTGAAAACTGTCGGGGTTGATATCCCTTGGGGGTTCGAGTCCCTCCGTGTACGCCATAGAAAACTAAGCTACAAAATTTGGATCTGCAAAAATATCAATGCATTTTTGCTTGTTGCGATTTGCGTTTTTAACAACTGAATGTGGATGAAAGATTTTGAAATGATCTTCCAGGCGAATATCATAACTCATCCGCTGCATTTCAGTCCAGCGATATTCTGATGCGATCTGCGAAAGACCGAACCAGTCACGGATATCTGCCGGTCTCTTAACTCTCATCCTGATCATTGCTGGAATCGGTGCAAGAAGAGAGGCGGCGAAGTAGTCAGCTTCTTCTTCCATATCCTTGTAATGTGATGGTGTTAATATCGCTTCGCCTGATTCAAGCAGTTCGATGAAATGTCCTGATGCGATATGCCCCAGCTCATGGGCTGTTGTCCAGCGGATTCTCTGCTTGCTGGCGTTGTATTTATCGGATGAATTAATCGCAATCAGATATCTGCCGGTTGATGGTTCATAGTTTGTGCATCCGTCCAGGCTGTTGCAGGCTTGAACAACTTCCTGATAAGTTACGCTGTTGATCTCAGCAAGTTTTTCGTATGTGATATGTCTGCACCTGGCGATCTTTCTTTCGATGGCGATTGGCTCAATAGGGAATGAAGCAAAGCGAAGAAAACCATCGTAAAGATCAAACACAATATCATCGATTCTTTGTTTGACTTGTTCTCTCATTTCTCTTTGAATGCGTATTCGAAACCAGCGCGAAGAATGTTGTTCGCTTTTGTGCGGTCTTCTGGTTTGAGATTTTGAATGGCACGTTGCAGACTGATAAGATCAGAGTCAACCAATGATTCTGGATTCTCCTTCAGATCGGTTCTTCCGCAGAGATAGTCAACCGACACATGAAAGTATTGTGCAACTGCATTGATGCGATCTGTACCAGGCGTACTTTTCGGCCAGCGATAGGACGATCCGGCAGAGAAGCCAAGATCACGCTCCATCCTGGCAAGCGATATTCCTCGCTCTGCGCAAAGATCTTTGACACGGCTGAGAAGAACAGCGTTGTTCATGGATTCTTTTGCCATAAAGCATACCTCCTGTTTAAAATTATGAAAAATATTTCATAACTGGTATTGACATATGAAAAATTTTGTAGTATACTGCGCAATGTTCCAAGGTTGAAGCGATGCGAATCATAGTCAACCATTTTCATTGACATTGTATATGAAAATTTTCCTGATGTCAACAGAAAAACAAGAAAATTTGCATGAAGTGAGGGTGATTTTGTTGAATTTGGAGAAGTTTAATAGCATCAATGAGCTGAGAAGTTCGATTGAAGTAAGAAAGAAGTTCGTTGAAGAGTTTGAGATTCCGATTGATGTTTTCGAAGATCCTTATTTCAGCCAGAGATTGATCACTCTTAATCAGCTATACAATTGTCGCAAACTGTGGGATATGTTCATTCAAGAAGTTTCAAGCTTTGAGTCATTTGATGATTACATCAGGTTCTATGAGTTTGAAGCTGCCGCCTGGAGGAATTATTTCAAGGATGCTGAATCATATATCACAAATGATCTGATTCAAAACAGCATAAAAAACGATATGATCTATCTTCCAGATGATGAGAACGTTCTTACTTGGCAAGATCATGGAAAGATGTTTATCAAATTCAGTTTCAAAGATAACGGATATGCAATGATGCATAAGATGCTACCAGAAAAGTTTACCTGCGAAACCTGGGCTGATATGTTGGATGATGGTCATCATCCTGAACATCTGAAGTACAGCAAAGAGTTCATGAAGAGAGCGTTTTTCGGATTCAGATTTCGCGGAATCCAGTTGCGATACATAATCTTCGGAATGATCAGAGAAGGGATGAACAGGCTGACCGCTTCAAGATTCAGATACCAGACGATAGATGAACTTGTGTTTCAGATTACTGGTATTGTTGAACGCAGCGACATCAATAGAATTCTGGATGACATTCCGAATCAGTTCGGTGAAACAGTCGATGTGGATATCATACAGGTTCAGGCTATCGGACACAAAGCGGAATATGGATTCTTGGCTGAATCGATGCTGTCAGGAAATGTTAAGGTTATCGGATGTGATAACAAGTTCATCAATCAGGTCATGCTTTATATGAAGCGAGATTTGTTCTCTGCGGATGATCTGATCTTCAATTCGGATGGACACCTGGCGAAATTCTTAAACCCAATTGAGAATCCTTTTACATATATAAATCGCCCAGCAAAATTTAATATTCCAGGGCTTTATTAAGCCCTGTTTATATAAATCAATATACAATGGTCAATGACCAAAAGGAGAAGAGGAAATGGCAAACAGAGCGAAAGGCTGGAATCTGAAGAACACATATGTTCAGAAGATGGAGAACAAGCAGAAGAAGCGTGACCGCAAGGAACGTATCAAAGAGTATGAAAAGATGAAGAAACGCGCATGAGATTGATACATATGGCAACAATAGAAGGTGGTGATGATAGGTGAAACATTATGGTGATATCACTAAACTGAAAGGCAGTGAACTTCCAGTTGTAGATTGTATTACTGGTGGTTCACCTTGTTAGTCAGGATCTTTCTGTAGCTGGGAATCGCGCTGGTCTTGCTGGTGAACGATCTGGCTTGTTCATGGAACAGATTCGAATTGTTAGGGAGATGAGAGAACATGATAGAGAACAAGGAAGAACTGGATCTGATGTCAGACCGCGATTCATGGTCTGGGAGAACGTCAAAGGCTGCTTCAACAGCAACAAAGGAAAAGACTTCCAGGCAGTCCTCACGGAAATCTTCCGTATCGCAGTCCCGGATGCCCCTGATGTGCCTATGCCTGATTCGGGAAAATGGCCCTACTCCGGACTCCTACTCGATGAGGTGGGGGGGGGTATCAGTTGCCTGGAGGCTACACGACGCTCAATACTGGGGTGTACCCCAGCGTCGTGAGAGAGTCGCGATTGTCGCAGATTTTGGAGGATTGTCCGCAGGAGAAATACTATTTGAGTCCGAAAGCCTGCAAGGGAATCCTAACGAGAGCGGAGAGGCGCGGCAAGGAACTTCCACCGGAGCTGAAAGCAGCACTGATTGCGCAGTCAGCGTAAACGAAGACCGTGTTATTTCAAGTACAGTGGGGGGGTATATGCAAGCTTCCGAGAACCAGGTTGCAACTCTGATGGCAAGGGATTTCAAAGATCCCCAGATCATCATGAGAGCCTGATTGAAGATGCGGATAAGAATGGGTCGCAAGAGAAAACATTCTGTCTGGAAGGTAATGGTCAGAGACCATCACACCGAGGCGATGGATACATAGAATCAGACATCATGTACACGTTGAATAGTATTGAGCAACACGCGGTTTATGCTTTTGATTCTCTTTCCAGTAACAGCATGAAGTCCAAGAATCCACATAGCGGATGCAGAAAAGTTGAAGTGTCGAAAACACTTGATTGTTTTGATCCGAATCCATCAAAGAACCAGGGCGGTATTGCGGTTGTTGAAAGATGCGCCGGGTTCAAAGCTGGACAAAGCATGGCTGGAAGTCTTGGATACGAAGATGAAATAAGTCCTACGCTTTCTGCAATGCCAAGTGGATTAGAGCCAACGGTGGTCATTTATGGAAATGAATAGGTTAATCTACGATGCCAGGGGGAATGGTGGGGGTATGATTAGCCCTACGATTACTGGTGATCATCAGGATAGGATCACAGATTATACTGCAATCATTGTAGAGTGTTATGCCAAACCTGGATTTGATCGTTATGTGAAACAGGATATTTCAGATACGATCAGAGCATCCGGTGGAGATGTAGGGGGGGGCAGCGAAATGCTGATCGTTACACATGAGAGTGTATGACGGTTGTCGGAGACACAATTACGAGTGTCTGGGTGAAGTATGTTGCACCGTACAGGCGTTCTGGGGTACAGGTGGGGGCAACATGCCGATAGTTCTGGAAGAAAAATCCATAATAAAAGCATCGTTTGATGATGATATTAACGATAAGAATTTGTGTGTGAATGGAAAGAAGGTGGTCGAATGAATGGTGTTTTGTCTGTAAGAAGACTTACACCTCTTTGACTTGAGTGCGAAAGACTTCAGGGAATGCCTGACGGTTGGACGGACATTGGTGATTGGGTAGACGAAAAAGGCAAGAAGCACAAAGCAGCGGACAGCCCACGTTATAAAGCCCTCGGAAACGGAATCGCATTGCCTTTTTGGGAATGGCTTCTCGGAAGAATTTCTGCTCAGTATGACAGACCGGCTACACTTGGCAGCTTGTTTGATGGTATCGCAAGTTTTCCCCTGGCATGGTCAAAGTTCAACGGCAAAGAGAATTGTCTGTGGAGTTCTGAAATCGAACAGTTTCCGATTGCTGTAGCAAAGAAACATTTTCCAGATACGGAGGAATAACAATGTTATGCAGTCGTTGCGGAGAAGAAATGCATCACTTTATCGGAGCAGATGGAAAACGGTTAACTGAATTTCTGCGTTGTCCGAAGTGCTGGCTTGAAACAAAGCGGATGCGCTTTCATTTTGAGCCAGAAAGTACAATAGAAAATAACCATAAAAAGGATGTGAAGAAAGTTGCTGGTAAACGGCGAAAGAGCACTGGCGTATGTCGTAAGCATCGATGAGATCCAGCCGCTTGAAGGCTATGATCGCGTTGAATATGCGAGAACCAATGGCTGGTGGTGTATCATCGGCAAGGCTGATGGTATGAAGGTTGGGGATAAAGCAGTCTACTTTGAAGTGGACAGCAAAGTTCCTTCAACAGATAAGAGATTTGAGTTCCTTGAAAAGCGAAACTACAAGATCAAGACTCAGAAGATGTGCAAGGTATACAGCCAGGGACTTCTGATGCCGCTGTCTGTATTTCCTGAACTTGGTGATGCGAAAGTGGGAACTGACGTAACCAAGAAGCTCAACATTACATACGCAGATCCAGAAGACAATCAGCGCAAGGGCGGCGGTGATCCGAACGCTAAGTATAAATCAATGGCTGCGAGACATCAGAAGCTTTTCAAGTCAAAGCCTATTCGTTGGATGATGCGTCGCAAATGGGGCAAGAAACTGATGTTCTTGTTTTTCGGCAGAAAGAAAGATAAGCCGAAAGGATTTCCGTCTTTCGTTACGAAGACTGACGAAGAGCGTGTAGAGAACCAGCCGTGGAGAGTCGGAGACGGCAAGACCTATCTGGCAACCGAGAAGCTTGACGGTACGTCATGCACTTATGCTCTGAGGAGAATTCCTAAGAAGGCATTTCATAAAGCTGACTATGAGTTCTATGTTTGTTCCCGTAATGTCCGGCAGAAGGACGAAGACCAGAAGTGCTATCATGATCACAATATCTACTGGGATCTCGCGTTCAAGTATGATATTGAAAAGCATCTGCGAGAGTTCCTGATCTGGCATCAGTCGTATGACTGGGTATGCATTCAGGGCGAGGGAGTCGGTTCTGTTCAGGGTAATCCTCTAAAGCTGAAAGAAGATGATCTGTACGTCTTCAACTTCATCGATTCGGTCAACGGGAGGTATCCTTCCGATCTTGGAAAGAAGACGATTGAAGAGTGGGGAATGAAGTGGGTTCCGATCCTCGGCGAAGTCACGCTGCCGGATACGATGGAAGCTCTGAAGGAAACCGCTGATGGCAAGTCTGTAGTGAATCCTGCGGTTGACAGAGAGGGTATCGTCTACAGATCCCTTGATGGTAAAGACTCATTCAAGAATGTTTCAAGAAAGTATCTTCTGAAACATCAGAACGCTTAAGTTTTGTTTACATAATATATGAAACCTAAATTTTACATGCTGGTCGGTCTTCCTGGAAGTGGTAAGTCTCAGATTGCGGAAGAATATCGGCAACATTATGTTTGCGTACACTCTTCTGATGCGATCCGTAAGGAGCTTTACGGTGACGAGACTGATCAGAAACATAACGCAGAAGTCTTTGCTGAACTTCACAAGAGAATCAAGAGATGTCTTAGCGACGGCTTTGATACCATGTACGATGCCTGCAATATCAGCAAGAAGCGCAGAGCGGCGTTTCTGAAAGAGCTGAAGAACATTGACTGCGAGAAGATCTGCCTCTGTGTGATGACTCCGTATGAGATCTGCTTGGAACGCAACAAGGCAAGAGATAGATCCATTCCGGAACACGCAATCAAGAAAATGTATCTCAATTGGTGTCCGCCTGATGTTGCTGAAGGATTCGATAGCGTGAAACTTCTGTTCCCGTTTGAGATTGAGAAGTCGTTTGAGAAATATGATCTCGATAATCTCTTCCGCAAAGGAACGGAGTTCATGAAGTTTGACCAGAAGAACAGGCATCATTCTCTGACGGTTGGCGAACACTGCTGGGCTGCTGCAAATTTTGTGTCCGATCTGATAAATAAGTATCATGACGTGTCGATAATAAAATTTAGAGAAGATGTTTTGGATAATCTGTGTCTTGTCGAGGATGCCGCTTGGCTTCATGATATAGGCAAACCGTTCACTGCTTCTTACTACAATGGGCGCGGTGAAAAGACGGACGAATTACACTATTATCAGCATCATTGTGTTGGCGCGTATGACAGTATCTTCTATCTTAGAAACAATACTCCTGCGCGTGATCTGGATGATGAGTATGAAAAGTCGAGATGGCTTGCAATTTCCAACCTGATTTACTGGCACATGCATCCATTTACTGCCTGGAAGCAATCTTATAAAGCGATGAACCGTGACAGAAAGCTGATGTCGGAACGGACATTCAGGAACGTTCTGCTTCTTTATGAAGCTGATAGGTCTTCGCACTGAGAGGAAGATAATAATATGAATATTGTTTTCTGGTTTTTGGTTCTGCTGGTTCTCGCTGGCGTATGGTTTGCGGCAGTTCCGTTATTTAAGTATATCGGCATCTTCTTCAAGACAATTGTTGATGATGCGCGAGATGAAATAAAAGAACCTGATGAAGATCAGGATAGAGTTGAAGGAGAATAATGATGGCAAGATTTGGTGCTGTTATCCTAGCGTTGATCCTTATTATTGCGATGTTTTGCGCGGTGATTTGCCTTGAGAAGATTCCCGCTGGTTATGTCGGTGTTGTTTACAACATGAACGGCGGTGTCGATGGAGAGATTCTGACTCAGGGCTGGCATGTTGTATCGCCTACAAAGAAGGTAACAACTTATAGTATTGGAATTGAACAGAGCTACCTGAGTTCTGAGAACAAAGGAGACTCCAAAGAAGATGAAAGCTTTTCGATTCCTACCAGCGACGGCAAGACCGTCCGTGTAAACCTTGAGTTTAGTTACAGATTTGATGAAGCGCGAGTAGCGGACACGTTCATTCGCTTCAAAGGCAAGTCCGGCGAGTCAATTAAGGACACATTCATTAAGCCTAAGATTGTTGCCTGGACGCAGGAAGTCAGTGCAAATTATCCGGTTACAGACATCTTTGGTGACAAGCGCACACAGATTAATGCAGAGCTTGACGATTATCTGAAGTCTAAGTTTGATAAGTATGGAATCATCATTGATACGGTGAACTTTACTGATATCAGCGTTGACGATGAAACCGCAGCCGCGATCCAGAAAAAAGTTACTGCCCAGCAGGAGCTTGAGCTTGCCCAGGTAGAAGCGCAGACAGCAAAGGTTCAGGCTGAGAAGGATAAACAGGTTGCTCAGATTGCCGCAGAAACAAAGATTATCGATGCGAATGCCCAGGCTGATGCAATCCGTATTGCTGCCGAAGCTGAAGCGGATGCAAACAAGGCGATTTCGGAATCTCTAACAAAGGAACTGATTGATTACACCTATGCTCAGACATGGAATGGTGAGCTTCCAAAGATTACCGGTGGTTCAAACGCGATTGTCGATGCGAGAGATCTGATTGATCAGACAGAATAATCATAGGAATACTAAATGTGGTATGAATTAGAGAAACATAAGCCGAAAGTCGGAGAAGCTGTGATTATCTGGCAGGAAGGATGGCTGCGTGGTACTGGTGCATATTACAGAAGTGACGGCACGTTTGGCGTGAAGGATGTGAAATATAATCCTTCACACTGGACGCACTTTCCAAAACCACCAAATACATAGAGGAATAGCAATGGAAATCATTCAACTTGTTCGTGCGATCAGTACAGATATGGAATGCCCACAGTGCAAAAGAGGGAGGATGCGTCCTCTTGGTATCATCATGGGTCAACTGCCTCCCAATTACGCACATATCTGTACTGCATGTGGGTTTAAATGTGAGTATGACAAAGCCTATCCTACGCTTGTCCAGGTAGGAGAAGGGGAAGTCCTGAAAGTAGAAGAGGGGTAACGAATGTTTGAGAAAGTAAATCGCCATCATCCAGATAAGATCGCAGACCGTATCGCTGGTGCGATAGTTGATGTCGCATATAGAGAAAGCATCGATCCGAAGGTTGCATGTGAAGTCCTGATTGGTCACGGCAAATGCACGATTATCAATGAAACCAGCGAGTTCATCGATCCGAAAGAAGTTGAAAAGATCGTTCATCGTATTGCCGGCGAGGATGTCGATGTCAACTATATCGAAGTTCCGCAGGACAAACATCTTTCCGATAACCAGGTAAACGGATTCCGTTGTGGTGATAATGGGATCTTCAAAGGTGTTGATCCGAGCAAGGAAGAGATTGCGCTTTCCAATTTTGCCAGGTACATGGATTACTTCTTTGACAGTGATGGCAAGTATATCATTGCTGATAACACCATCACGGTTTGCCAGAGTGATCCTTCCGGCATTGGACTTGAAAGACTGGAAGCCGCTGGATATGACATCAAGGATATTCCAACATCCGAGCTGATTCATAGAGTCGCAACGAATGTCTGGAATATGCAAGATCCGTTCTCGCTCAAGAAGAAGCCGATCAGATTCATCATCAATCCTCTTGGAGACTGGACTGGCGGTATCTCTGTCGATTCCGGTGCAACAAATCGCAAGCTTGGTTCTGACATGGGCAGAGGCGTAACTGGCGGTGGACTGCATGGTAAGGATTTGTCGAAAGCGGATGTGAGCCTAAACATCTATGCGTTCTACAAGGCGATTGAAACCGGAGAGCCTGCTGAACTGTGGTGCTCGATTGGTGATGATATCGTAGATGGCAAGACCTATTCCGAAATCGTTAAGGGTGCAAAGAAGATCATCTATTCTGTTGGCGGATTTGAAAAATTCGCAGAGTATGGTCTGTTCTAAAACTCCACCGAAAGGTGTTTATATATAACAAATATAATTATAGGAGTGATATCTTGGCAGAAAAAGTTAAGAGTATTTTCGAAACGCTGTATGCAATCGACGCTACCGACAAGGTAAAAAAGAAACAGGGACTCTCTTATATCTCATGGGCTTCTGCTCTGGCAGAGGTCAAGAAGGTCTATCCTGAAATGACCTTCCGTGTGATTCCTCAGATCATGGATGAGTTTGGCAATGAGCGTTTCTGGCATGAAGATGGCAAGACTGGCTGGGTTGAAGTTGAAGTTACAATCCAGGATTTTCCGGTAAGAATGACTCTTCCGATTATGAATCTCCGCAATCAGTCAATCCCTGCCGGAGAGATCACATCTTTTGATGCGAATAAAGCGATGATGCGTTGTCTTGTGAAAGCTCTCGCGGCACATGGTTTCTCAATGCACATCTTTGAAGGCGAAGATCTTCCTGAAGATGTCTCCAAGGCAAACGAAACTCGCGATAAAGTGGCGGAACTTGCCAAGAAGAAAGCTTCTCTGTCTGATAAGGCGAAAGAGAAGGTCGCAGAATTCTGCAAGGCTGCCGAAAAGAAAGCGTTCCCCGAACTTCCTGATGATGAAATCACAGGTAATTATAACAATATTGAAGATCCTGAGATCCTTGAATCTCTGGTGCGACAGCTTATGTCTGTCAGAAAGTGAGTGTGAACTATGGGATTTGGTTTTGGTCAGCTTGTTAAGGTCTGGTCGGTTGATACGGAGGCAAGCGAAAAGTATGCCGTTTGCAGCGTGAGCGCGTCGCAGAAGAACCGTGATGGCGATGGATACCAGGTGAACTTCAGCAATAAGTTCGTGCGCTTCATTGGCCCCGCGAACACCAAGATTCGTGAACTTGAGATTCCTGAAAAGGGTCTTGACATCTTTATGGGCTACGATGACACCACACAGTACAAGGGCAAGGACGGCACGTATAAGAGTGCCAATGTTATCAAGACGTTCTCCACGATGCATTGGGAGAATAAGAAGCCGGTTCCCGATGACGATGACTGGAAGACCGAACCTTATGGGCAGTCCCAGCCTGCTCCCGCAAAGAGCACGAAGACCACGGCGAAGAAGGAAACGAAGGCAAAGTCTTCCGCACATACGGATGATTCCGAACTTCCGTTCTAAAATTTGCCGATGAACAACGAACTGATTGAGAGATACGAATCCCTGTTGAAATCAACCAACAGGGATGGTATCGACAAACTGATTGAGTTTATCAGGAAGTCTGATTTCTATACTGCACCTGCCAGTACAAGATTCCACAACTGTCATGAAGGCGGTCTCCTGGAACACAGTCTGAATGTCTACGATTGTCTGTACAACAAGGTCAAGAGCACCGATGTCTTTAAGAAAGCTCTGAGTGATTCATCAAAGGAATTCTGGGATACGGATGAATTCGAAAAGACAATCGTCATTGTGGCTTTGCTTCATGATCTCTGTAAGATGTTCATGTATGAAGTCGAGATGAAGAACAAAAAGATCTACAGTGATCATGGTTCGAAGAAAGACAATCAGGGACGTTATGACTGGGAATCTGTGCCTGGTTACACGGTCAACGACAGAGTTCCTTATGGTCATGGTGAGAAGAGCGTGATGATGATTGAACAGTTTATCACGCTGACGAAGGAAGAACGCTTTGCGATTCGGTGGCACATGGGGTTCACCGAGCCGAAAGAAAACTGGAACACGCTTAACGCTGCCATTCGTATATATCCTCTCGTCCTGGCGGTTCATGAAGCGGATCTTGAAGCGACATATATGCTGGAAAAGGAAGAATAATGGCGAAGTCAGATATTAAAATCTGCCCTTATTGTAATTGCCCTTTCCCGAATCACGAAGTCAACATTACAACAGATCAATTTGTTAAAAACAAAAGCAACAGATACTACCACAAGCAATGCTACGAAGAAGAGCAGAAAGCAAGCAGAAAAACCGCACAGGAAAAGGCTGATATTGCACTGATCATTGATCTTTGGAATAAGAATATCAGCAACACTGTGAACTATGGCTATCTGCGCAAGATCATAAATGAATATATGATGCGTGGGATATCATCTGATTATCTTCTGTTCTGTTTGGAGTATGTAATTGCGAATCGTATGTCTTTGAATTATCCAAATGGATTCAAGTATTATGTTGACAGAAGAGAGATTAAGGATGCTTACGAAAAGAAGCAGACGCAGAAAAAACTGGATGCCATGCAGAAAGAATTAAAGGAGAAGAAACCTGATCATCCGATTGGTTCAAGCAATGCGCCAAGCTTTGCTTTGAAGAAACAAAAGGAAGAAGGATTCGGAAGTATTTTAAAATAAGGGAGGGATGGAATGGATATCGCCGAACTCTCAGATATTCAGAGCGAAAGCGGCATCATCGGCACACTAATTGCCCACCCTGAATATATTGAACACACAGAATTTTTACAGCCGAGATACTTCTACAGCCCAGAGAACCAGTTGATCTTCTGGGCAATCAGCGACTTGACGAAAGATGGTATCCAGACAATGGATGCCTACAATCTTTCAAACAAACTGAAGTCAAATAAAGCCGTACAGAAGAATCTTGAAAAGTTTAATCTGCCGAGCGTCCAGGAATGGATTGAGCGATACCGCATTGTTCAAAGGGATTCGCTGGAAGAGTATAAGACACTCGCCGAGGATGTCACGACGCTGGCATTTAAGCGCGAGTTGGTCAAATCCCTTGACAGTTTAAGACAGTCTTGTTTCAAGCGCGATACAAACCTGACGGAGCTGAGTAACAATGTCTATGGTCAGCTCGATCAGTTGACGCAGAAGTTTGTCCAGAGTGAAGAGATCAAAACTCTTGGCGATGAGCTGGATGATATCTGGGCAGAGATTGAAAGTCGCAGAACGACGGATGGGATTTACGGGCTGCCGTCGAAGTATCCATCTTTTCTCCCGTATTTTACATATGAACCAGGCGAGTTGGTGTTGATTCATGCCAAGTATAAACAGGGCAAATCCGCTTTCTTGATGAATGAAGCGGTTCATAAACTCAGAAACGGTGTTCCAGTCCTTGTGGTTGACAGCGAAATGTCAACTCGCCAGTACACAGAAAGACTGCTTGCTCATATCTCCGGTGTCTCAAACAAGAAAATTAAGAACGGCACTTACAATGCGGAAGAGAAACAGCAGGTACAAGAAGCGTTTGATTGGTTGAAGCGTCAGAACTTTGTCCACATCTATGATCCTGGAATGACAATGGATAAGCTGTATTCTATCTGCAAAATGCTGAAGAGAAAGATCGGTCTTAGCTTTGTTGTCTACGATTATCTAAAGGACAACTCAGGATCTTCCAGCGAAATTTATAATGCGCTTGGTGCAAAATGTGATTTCCTGAAGAACAAGATTGCCGGTGAACTGGATATGCCGGTTCTCAGTGCGGCTCAGTTGAATCGTGCTGGCGATATCGCAGACAGTTATAAGATCAATATGTATCTGTCGGTTGCTATCAAATGGGGATACAAAACCCAGGAGATGCAGGTCAGAGATGGTATTGAGTGTGGCAACATGTACGCCAAGATTTATATTAACCGTCTTGGTGAGCAGATGCAGGAGGATGATGACTCTGACTACATTGATTTTCTTTTCGATGGAGATACGATGACGGTCGAAGAAGCGCAGCAACACGTCCGCGCTGACAATTTTTAGATGGGAGGCGCGTGATCAATGTCAAAATACGATGGCGAAATGCTCAAAGAGATTGATGATCGCGCCGATCTGATTGCCTATATCCAGCAAAATTATGAAGTTGAACACCGTGGCGATGACCTATATATGCATTGTCCGAAGCATCAGGATGATACTCCGTCACTTTCTTTCAGCATAAAAGATGGGTTTTATCATTGCTTTTCCTGCGGTCGCAGCGGTCGAATGATCTGGTGGCTGTATGATTACGAGGGTCTTTCCTTCGATGAAGCAGTAGAAAAGGCTGCGAAGCTGGCTGAAGTTGATCTTCAGACCATGTGTCAGTCTGATGCGATGATCTATCTGAAAAAAGTAGGACAGTGTTTCAGCAGAAAACGACAGAAGTTTCAGCATACTGTGATCAATCCTGCTGAGTACAACAAGTACAAACGTGCTCCGATTCCTGAATGGGAAGAAGAGGGGATTGATCCAGCCGTGATGAAGCTGTTCGACATTCGCCTGGATGAGAGGCAGAACCGCATAGTCTATCCGGTCTACGACATTGATGGGAATCTCATCAATGTCAAAGGTCGGACGCGGTATGATAACTATAAAGCTTTAAAACTTCAGAAATATATCAATTATTACAAGGTAGGTAAGCTGGACTACTTCCAATGTCTGAACCGCAACTTGACATATGTCAAGGAAAAACGTGAAATAATCGTCTTTGAATCCATAAAATCCGTGATGAAAGCATATGGATGGGGATACAAAAACTGTGTATCAGCGGAAACGCATTCGCTGTCTGATGAACAGATTGATTTGCTGATTAAGCTGAAGGTTAATGTGGTTCTTGCCTGGGATTCAGATGTTGACAAGTTCGACTCCGATGTACAGGACAGCTTAAAGAAACTGAAGCAGTTCACAGATGTGTTTTACATCAGCGACAAAGAGCAGCTTCTTGGTGGGAAAGAAGCCAAGAATGCCCCTGTTGACTGTGGCAAGGAAATCTGGGAAACGCTTTACGAACACAAAAGGAAGGTGGTCTGAATCAGCGAATACAAAGAAGAAATCGATAAAATGCGCTGGTCGTATTCAAGACTAAGCTCTTTCCGAAATTGCCCCTATGAATTTTACCTAAACTATATCCTGAATGATCCGATGGAATACCTATCTGAAGGTAACTTCTATGCGGAAAATGGTTCTCTTGGACATGAAACGCTGGAAAAGATTTTCAAGAAAGAACTGCCGATAGAAGATGCGGCTGAGTATTATGTAAACCATCTTGATGATATCTGCTATAAGACCAAGCAATCGATCATGGACAAGAAGATTGAATCATGTATCGATTACTTTGCGAATGTTGACTTTGACTGGCTGAGTGGATATGAAATTCTTGGCGTTGAAAAAGAAATGCATTTCAAAATAGCAGGATATGATTTTATAGCATTCATTGATCTACTGATCAGAGACAAAGAGTCTGGTGAAATCATGGTGATTGACCATAAATCCAGCACATATCCGCTTACCAAAACTGGCAAGGTCGCGAAGAATCATGAAGATACTTTCGCTGGGTACAAGAGACAGGCATATATCTACGCTTACGCTGTGCATGAAGAGTATGGCAAGTATCCTTCTGTGATCGCCTGGAACTACTTTGCGGATGGTGGTCGATGGGTTGAGATTGAATTCGATCAGGCTGAATACGAAGAAGTGATGCGGTGGGCGCACGAAACAATTCTTGACATCCAGAAAGAAGAAGACTTCCCTGGCAATCCGCAGTTCTTCTATTGCACAAATCTCTGTAATTTTAGGCATTCATGCGAGTATGCGAAAATGGGTGAGTGGTCATGAGATATAACAACTACCATAAACATGACCACTACGGCAATCCTTGGATCTCAGACGTTGTTGTAAAGCCTGAAGATTACATCAAACGTGCGCAGGAGCTTGGTCATACAACGGTCTTCACCACAAATCACGGTGTTACCGGAAGCATCTTCGACTGGCTGACTCAGACAAAAGACACGGATTTAAAACTGGTGTATGGCATGGAAGCCTACTTTGTCCGCAGTTATGATGCGGATGAGGATGGTAAGCGAGACAGAAGCAACAAACATCTGATCATTATTGCGATGAACAATGATGGTGTGATGCAGCTCAATGATATCATGAGTACAGCGCATGGAGATGGTTTTTATTATCGAGCGAGAGTTGATGCCGACAGATTATTCAGTTTGAATCCGAGAGATTTTGTAATCACAAGCGCATGTGTGGCTGGAATCTGGGATGATCCAGAACTTCTCCTTGCCTGTAAACGACACTTTGGAGATAATTTCTTCCTTGAGCTTCAGCCTCATAACATTGACCTTCAGAAGACGGTTAACCAGCAGATGCTTGAGTTTAGCAGATCAGCCGGTATTCCGATTATCCACGCAAACGACAGCCACTATATCTATCCAGGCGATAAGAATTACCGAGAGATTTATTTGCGCGGTCATGACATGTTCTACAAGGATGACAACGCAGTTGAAAGCGATATGATCCTCGACTATCCAGATGATGAAACAATCCTGGAACGATATGAGCGGCAGGGAATTCTCACAAGATCTGAAGCCGAGCTTGCGCTGCACAACACTTTGGTTTTTGACAACTGTGAAAAGATCACACTGATCAATGATGACATCAAGCTACCGCAGATATCCAAAACACCGAACGAAGACCTGAAGAAAATCATTAATGATCGATGGCTTGAGGAACGGAAATCAATTCCAAAGGATGAATGGCCGAAGTATCTGGAAGCAATCCGAGAAGAAGTCAAGGTTGTAGAGGATACGCACATGGCGAACTACTTCCTGATCGACTACAACGTTGCGAAAAGCGCACAGGAAGAGTTTGGCGGACGTTTGACGAACACCGGGCGTGGTTCTGCTCCGAGCTTTTACATCACAAAAATGCTGGGATTGACCGATATTGACCGAGTGGACGCGCCGATTACGCTGTTCCCATCAAGGTTTATGTCGGTTGAAAGAATCCTTGGAAGCCGGTCACTGCCTGATATAGACTTAAATACGGCAGACCGTGTTCCGTTTATCAAGGCTACCAAGAAACTGCTTGGCGAAGAGAACTGCGAGTGGATGCTTTCCTGGAAACCGCTTCAGTCTGCGTCTGCGTTCAGGTTATACTGCAAAGGATCTGGTATGAACATCTCTGAATACGACGATGTTGCAAAAGACATCGACGCATACAGAGAAGATCCGAAATGGAAAGACATTATCAAAGAAAGCGAACGTTTTGTTGGGGTTATCGACAGCGTTTCTGAATCCCCATGTTCCATGCTTCTCTATGATAAGTCGGTTCGAAAAGAGATCGGTCTTGTCAGAACAAGCAAAGGTGTTCTGTGCTGCATGCTGGATGGCTACAACTGCGACAAATATAAGTACCTCAAGAACGATTATCTTACGGTCACAATCTGGGCAATTATCAAAGATGTCTGTGAGCTTGCAAACATTCCGATTCCAACGATCAGAGAGCTTGACAATCTCCTGGATGACAAGACATATAAAATCTATGAGGACGGTATAACCTGCACAATCAACCAGGCTGATTCGGAATTTGGAACAGGAATCGCAATGCGATATAAGCCGCATAGTGTTTCTGATATGTCCGCATTTGTTGCAATCCTGCGTCCTGGGTGTGCTTCGTTGCTTCAGGATTTTGCAGATCGTAAGCCATATACAACAGGTGTTCCGGAGCTTGATGATCTTCTGACGGAAGGAAGTCACAGAATGATCTATCAAGAGCTGATCATGAAGTATCTGATCTGGCTGGGAATCCCTGAAACTGGTTCTTATGACATCATCAAAAAGATTGCAAAAAAGAAGTTTAAAGAACCGGAACTGAAGGAGCTGAAAGACAAGCTTCTCGCTGGTTGGGTAAATCGAGTCGGCAAAGAAGAGGGGTTTAAAGAAACTTGGGATGTCGTGGAAGACGCTGCGAGATATTCTTTCAACGCAAGCCACAGCTTATCCTATGCTTACGATAGTCTGTACGGTGCCTATCTGAAGTCGCATTATCCGCTTGAATACTACACAGTTGCGCTGAACTACTACTCAGGCGATGAAACCAGAACGATGAAACTCACGCAGGAGCTTTCATATTTTGGTATCAAGTTGAAGCCGATCAAGTTTCGTTTGTCCCAGGCTGGCTATTCCTTGTCAAGAGAAGACAACAGCATCTACAAGGGCATCGGGTCAATCAAACATATGTCGGCGCAGGCGGCGCAGGATCTCTACGAGCTGAAAGATAAGAAGTACAATTCATTCATTGAACTTCTTGCGGATATCAAGAATTGTTCCGTTGACAGTAGACAGCTTAAGATTCTGATTAACCTGAATTTCTTTGAGGAATTCGGCGAACCGAATTATCTGTTGAATGCGTCAGAAATATTCTACAATTTTCCTGACAAACAGATCAGCAAAGAACGCCTTGAAGTATTTCATGTAAACGATGATGATGTGCGTCCGCTTTGCCTGAAGGAAACCGCAAAGATGTTTTCTCAGTACAACAAAATAGATCTTGTCACAGAGATTGTAAAACATGCGCCATATCATAAACGCACGTTGAAAGAGGATCTTGATGCGCAGAATGAATATCTTGGCTATTTCACGGTTTCCGGTGAGCAGTATCGTGGAATCGGATATGTGAAAGAAGTTGACACAAAGTATTCTCCGAAGCTGAAGGTATACGGTCTGAAACGCGGAGAGATGTTCGACTGCAAGATAGATAAGAAAACATTTAATAAAAATAAGCTGAATAAAGGTGATCTGATCCGCATTACCGGACAGATTACGAAACCGAAATCCAGGCTGATCGATGGGAAATGGGAACCGATTCCAGACACATCAGACCTTTGGATTACAAAATATCAAGTTGTAAACATATAAGGAGAAAGATGAAAGAGTTTAACATTACCTTTGATCAGTTTGAAAAGCATATCAACCATGCGATTTCAATCATGCATCTTCAGGACAGTCTGTATGGTGTCATAAGCGATTATAACGCAAACCATCGCGACGAATTTGATTTCGGATATTGGCCGACGCTGCTTGATGATGTTGTGGATCTTCTTGAACTGCTGACAGATGATACAGAGAATCACTGGATTTCATACTGGTTCTTCGATCTTGACTGCGGCAGGACATATAAAGATGGCTGCATTGAGGATGCCGATGGAAACATCATCAAACTAAAATCAATCAATGACCTTTGGGATGTTTTGAAAAACAATTAAAATTATTTTTAAAGACAACAGATAAAAACTATTGACAAAAGAAAATAATGTGGTATAATGACCACAGTGTTTTGAAAGGGGTTGGTTCATTTGATTGCGGCTGACAAAATCGTATTGGTCTTGTTTATTCCGCTTCTGATATTTGCGATAATGAACAACAACTGGGACAAACCGGCATGATTCAGATGGAAGACTATTGTGTAGGCTGTACGCCGGATTTGCCGTGTATCGGTGAAGCCTGCCCATATAAGCATCCAATTGGTGTGCGATATTGTGACCAGTGCGGCGAAGTTGCTGATTACATAATTGAAGATGAAGATTACTGCGAAGATTGCGCGAAACAGTATCTTAATTCTCAGTTCAATGATCTGACGGTTTCTGAAATGGCAGAGCTGCTGGACATTGATTGTTCTTCAGTCTGAGGAACAATAGACAATAACCGAAAGGAAGAGAAAGCCTATGGATGAGAAGATTATTTTGTATTCGACTGGATGTTCGAAGTGTGGAATCCTTAAGAAGAAGCTTGACACAATCAAAGCACCGTACATTGAGAACCATGATGCTGATGAAATGCAACGCCTCGGCATGACGGAAGCACCTGGACTTATGGTGAATGGTCAACTGATGAATTTTGCGCAGGCTGTTCATTGGGTTAACGCACACGCGAATGATTTCAGTCAGAAGGAGTAAGAATGGATATACAGCTTAAGTTATCCAAGGATTTTGAGCGTTGCCTGGAAGAGCTGAAAGAGAAGTACGGCGAGGACTTCGAATATATTAATGGTCTGCATCCGTCGCAGCTTGACTTCTCTGAATTCATTGACAATTTTGTGGACAAAGATACCGTCGCGGATGCAAGCATTGATCCGAATGCCAACGCCAATCATAAGGACATTCGTTCCTTTATGACGGAGAAGGGCAAAGCGGAAGACAAACTCTTCGGTCTAAACAAGATCTTCATGGAGATCAAGAAGATGTGGGGTCTGAGAACGGCGAAGAAGTGGCTGGAAGCAGAGTTTTCCAGAGCGTTCTATTTGAATGACAGCACGACGGCGAGTTACTTCCCGTACTGCTGGGCAAACGACTTCACCAGGCTTGCAACAGAAGGTCTGTTCTTCCTGTCGAACTACAACAATGAAGCTCCGAAGCATCTGACCACGTACTTCGATGATGTCATTGAGTTCGTTTCGTTCCTGTCGAACCGTCAGTCCGGTGCGGTTGGTATGCCGAACGTCCTGATCTGGGCATGGTGGTTCTGGAAGAAGGATGTTGAAAACGGTTATTACATGAAAGATCCTGATTATTATTTGAGGCAGAATTTCCAGAAGTTCCTGTTCCGACTCAATCAGCCTTTCCTGAGAATTGACCAGTCAGCCTTCACAAATTGTAGCATCTTTGACCGCCCTTATCTTGAGAGTTTGTTTGGCGGTGTAGAGTTCCCGGATGGCACGATGGCGATTGACCACATTGAAGATCTGATCGAATGCCAGAAGGTGTTCATGGATGTTGTGAGCGAAACGAGAGAGATCAACATGTTCACGTATCCTGTGCTTACATACTCTCTGCTCTATCAGAATGGTAAATTCCAGGATGAGGACTTCGCTCGGTGGTGTTCAAATCACAATATCAAGTGGTCTGATTCAAACTTCTTTGTAAGCGACAATGTTGGCGTTCTTTCCAACTGCTGCCGTCTTCTCAGTGACACATCAAAACTTGATGCCTTCATCAACTCCATCGGTGGTACTGCTCTCAGTGTTGGTTCATGCCGTGTAAGCACGATTAACCTTGTTCGTATCGCTTATGAGAGTGGCTTTGACAAGAAAAAGTATCTGAAGATCCTGAAAGATCGCGTTGAACTTGACTGCAAGGCACTTGCTTCCATGCGCCACATTCTGAAGCGCAACATTGAGAAGGGACTTCTTCCGAACTATCAGGACGGAGCGGTGGAACTGGACAAGCAGTTCTGCACCATCGGCGGCATCGGTATGTATGAGGTCATGGATCTCTTCGGACTCATCAACACTGATGAACTGGGCTGCAAGAGCTACAGCGATGAAGGTGTTGAGTTTGCCACAGAAATTCTTGACACGATGAACAAGGTGAAGGACAGCTTCGAATGTAACTTTAGCTTTAACATCGAGATGATTCCTGCTGAGAACTGTGCCGGTGTTATCTGTCAGGCTGATAACCTTCTGTTTGAGCAGAACAAGTATTTCATTTATTCGAATCAGTGGATTCCTCTGATGGAGAAATGCACGATTCAGGAAAAGTGCAGGCTTGGCAGTTTGTTTGATCAGAAGTGCGGCGGCGGTTGTATCGCCCACATCAACATCGAGAACCGTTTTGCAAACGAAGAGGAAGCCTGGGAGATGCTGAACTATGTGGCTGCGCATGGCGTGATCTACTTTGCGTTTACAACAAAGATCTCAGTCTGCGAAGACAAACATGCGTTCATCGGTGAAGCATACTGCCCGATCTGTGGAAAGCCAATTGCTGATACATATGCCCGTGTCGTTGGATTCTACACACCGACATCGAGTTACCAGAAGATTCGCAAACGCGAGTTTGATAAACGTCGCTGGATGAATGTTCTGTCGAAAGACGGAGTGATGCAGTAATGCTGATTAAGGGCGTAACGGATGAGGACTTTGTTAACTACAGAGTCCCATCCATGTTCATCGCTACAAACGAGTGTACATTCAAATGCGATCATGATGCTGGCGAGGCTGTATGCCAGAACAGCAGTCTTCCAAAAATGAAAACCTATAATGTCAAGATTGATGATCTTGTCAAGAGATATCTGAGCAACGATATCACGCATGCTGTGGTGTTTGGTGGTCTTGAGCCTTTTGATCAGTACATAGACATCTATGATTTTATATCTGTCATGCGCTATCAGTATGAATGCTTAGATCCCGTTGTGATTTACACTGGATATAACAAAAATGAGATCGATGGCAAGATTTCTTTCCTAGCATCAATGCCGAATATCATTGTGAAATTCGGGCGATTTATTCCTGGACATGAGAAACATTTCGATGAAGTGCTCGGCGTGAATCTGGCAAGCGATAATCAGTATGCTGAACAAATATCTTAAAGGAGAGATACAATGTATTCGCAAGAAAAACTGGATCTGATTGACAAGATGATTGAATATTTCAGGAGCGAAGACGCTTACGGAAGTGATACCGATACGCTTGTTGACTGTATCAAGACCGTGATCAATTTCGGCAAGGAGGAATCTGCCACATGAAGATCAAAATCAAGTATTTTGATCCTGATCTGATTCGTCTTGAAAAGATCGAGAAGGGAAACTGGATTGATCTTCGCGCTGCCGAAACAGTCGAAATGAAGAAGGGCGAGTTCAAGCTGATTCCTCTTGGTATTGCAATGCATCTGCCGCTTGGTTATGAAGCGCACGTTGTTCCCAGGAGCAGCACATTTAAGAACTTCAAAATCCTTCAGACGAATAGTTTTGGCGTGATTGATGAGTCCTACTGCGGCGATAATGACCAGTGGTTCTTCCCGGCACTTGCTGTTGAAGACACCGTGATTCACAAGAATGATCGAATTTGCCAGTTTCGCATTATGGATCATCAGCCTATGATTGATTTTGAAGAGGTAGAAACACTCGGAATGCCTGATCGCGGAGGTCATGGCTCCACCGGAATTGCCTAATAAGGAGACAAGATATGTTTCACAGCAACGGAGAACTGTATCTGCTGTACAAAGTTGTAAGCAATAAAAACAATCCGCTTCACAATAAGATTGTAAACACAACTTGCGATCTTGAATTTTTAGAAGTTGGAAAGCCAGGTGTGTTTTCTGCTGAGTTGGATGATGGAGAGTTCCACAGAGTTCTTACTTCAACGGTTGAAAGAATCGAACTTCCTGATGGATATGACACAGTAATTGTACATACGAGGAACAGTGTATACACATTTTATCGTATCATACCGGAGATTGTTGCGGCAGCTAAAATGGGGGATTCACAAAATGTGGGAGAATAAAGATGTTGTTCTTGTAATCCTTATCATTATCCTTGTGATGCTTGCAAGTTTCTTCATCAATGCCGGAATCCTCTGGCTGATCTGCTGGGCGTTTCACTTGACATGGTGGAGCTGGCGCATTTGCTTTGGTGTATGGTTGTTGGAAGCGCTTTTATCAAGTGTTTTTAAGTCAAATTACAACAACAAATAAAACTACGATTTCATTAGGAAAAATGGCGTGATTTATACATTTTTATGCCCTAAATGTGGGCAAAAACAAGATATTTCAATGAAAATTGAAACCTATAAATCGACTGGTCATCTCTGTTCGTGCGGAGCGGAGATGATCAGAGATCCGAAAGACTTCTGCCGAAGCTATGATGTGAAATGTGATGGCTTCTATGCAGAACATCAGTCGCATTAAGGAAGGTGAGGTTCTTTTGATTTACGATATTCATGATAAGCCGCCGATTGGTAAACTCTTGCTCTTCAGTTTGCAATTGCTTCTGTCCGTGTTTGTCGCAACGGTGTTGATTGCGAATATCTGCGGTGTAGCAGTCAGCGGTGCTCTGGCTGGGGCAGGACTTTCTACCATGATTTATCTCTTTGTAACAGGGTATAAATCACCGATGTACATTTCAAACTCCGGTGCGTTCGTTGCGCCGGTTATGATTGCTTTGGCTGCTGGCGGCTATCCTGCTGTTGCGGTAGGCGGTCTTACTACATGCCTTGTGTACTGCATCTTCGGTCTTGTGTTCACAAAGATTCCAGTTGAAAACATCTACAAGATCTTTCCGAAGGCGCTGATCGGCGCGGTCACAATGGTAATCGGCATCACGCTGATGGGATTCATCGGGACGTATGTACAGATTGGAGGAGAAACAAATACATGGGGAATCATGATTGCATTGTTTACCGCGATTGTTATAGCGGTTACAAGCCATTATGCGAAGGGGATTGCGAAGATCCTTCCTTTCCTGATTGGCTCGATTGCAGGATATGTACTTGCGCTTATCTTGTCTATCGCTGGGATCATCCAGATCGTAGACTTAACCGTGTTCCAGAACATGAAGCTGTTCGCGCTTCCTGATGTTGCATGCCTGCATTGGAATTCGGTCAATTGGTCTCAGATCCTTCCTGTTATTCCGGTATATATCGCTTTTACAATAAGCGCCATGATGGAATGCCTCTCTGATCATGCTGCTCTCGGCGGTATTATCGGCAAGGATCTGTATAAGAATCCTGGACTCGCAAGGATTTTTGCCGGTGAAGGTCTTGCGAATCTGGCAAGCTCAATCTTCGGCGGACTCGGCGCTTGCTCTTATGGTGAGGGAGTTGCATGTGTAGGATTCTCAAGGGTGTCATCGACAATTGTAACCGGTACGGCTGCGTTTATGATGATACTTCTGGCATATATTCAGCCTGTACAGGCGTTTATCCAGAGCATTCCGAGCTGTGTATTCGGCGGCGCGGCAATTATACTTTACGGCTATATTGCTTGCAGTGGAGTGAAGATGCTTCAGGGCGTTGATCTGAATGAGCAGAAGAATCTGATCATGGTTTCCAGTGTTCTGTCTCTCGGTATCAGCGGTCTCGCAATCGGCGGAGCAACCTTCGCACTTTCTGGAACTGCACTGGCTCTTGTCTTTGGCATCGTCTTAAATCTTATTCTGAAGGAGAAAGTGAATGAGTAATAAGTCCTTTACCGCGTATCTCGCTGGGCCAATTTTTACATACGGAGACCTCCTCCGCAACACGGAGTGGGCATACAAGCTTCGCGCAGTATTTCAGAACATCGATCTCTACAGCCCCGTTGAAAACACCGACATCAATGGTGTTGAAGGGAAGAAGAAATTCGCGGACTCCAAGATGATTGCCTCGGCTGACAATGCGCGGCTTGACCGTACCGACGTTCTGATCGCCTGCATCGACGGCGATGTGCTTCCTTCAGGAACATGCGCTGAGATTGGCAAGTTCCATGAGAAGATCGCCAGGGGAGATAACAAGTTTATCTGCGGAATCTGCACTGACAACCGCCAGTGTGCGCTGACTCACAGCGAAGCAAAGGATATCGGCGGTGCATCTGAGCTTGGCGAACAGCAGTACAGTTACCAGAATCTCTATGTCACTGGGCTGATCAAGGAATACGGCGTACTTGTTTCCAATATTGAAGAAGCAATGGCGGCGATTTCTGAATGGCTCGATGAGCGCAATCACAAGCCGTCTGGATATCATGAAAACGCAGAATTTTGGCGCGAGTCTGAAGGTATCTGCGAATTCGGAGCGGCAACGAATGAGTAAAAAATTCACCATCCTGGTGGATATGGATGACACGATTGAATATCTTCTTCGTGAATGGCTCAACTGGCTGAATACAAGATACGCCAGAGATGTTCACGAGGATGATATCCATGACTGGGACATCATGCTGGCTTATCCTGGACTTTCTGCGCAGCAGGTTTATGAACCGCTACTGTTTCATGAGCTGTGGAAGAGAGTCAAGCCGATGCCAGACGCGGTTGAATATCTGAAAAAGCTGTATGATGACGGTCATGAGATCTATATTGTGACCAGCTCAAATTTCCGTACCATCGAAACAAAGTTAACCGAAGTTCTTTTCAAGAATTTTCCTTTTATTGACTACGATCATGTGATTGTTGCCAGAAAGAAACAGATGATTCGCGGAGACATCATGATTGATGATGGCCCACACAACCTGATCGGCGGTGATTACATCAAGATCCTGATGACCGCTGCGCATAACAGAGACTTTGACGCAGAAACAAATGATATGGTTCGCGTTTACAACTGGTCTGAAATCTATCAGATCATCAAGCGACTGAGTGACGAAAGCGAGGAAAAGAATGGAACAGATTGAGAAAAGAAAGATCAGCCACATTGAAGTACACCGCATGATCTGTGATAAATGCGGTTCTGAAATGACACCAAGCTACGATTCCAACGGCAATGTTGTCGTTCTCACAACAAATCCTCCGCAGTATGCGTATGTTTGCCAGAACTGTGGCAACCATGAGAACAGTGAAAAGCTGTTTCCGTATACCGAATTCATGTTTGGAGATGTGATTGAATGACAAACGAAATCTTTATCGACAAAGCGAAGAAAGCAATTATTCGCTACTACAGAGATATTTCTTTTGCAAATCTGACGATGAATGATGTGTTCGTTGTCTGGATGTGCAAGACGCTTCAGAATTACAAAGCGATCATGTCAACAAAGATCCCTGATCGCAGGATCTTTGAAGTTACATACAACGGTGATTCCCACGAATGTTACCTCGATGCATACGAAAAGGAAGAAAATCGTATTGCATGGAGAGATGACGAATGAAAGGGAAGTGCGCTGTCTGCGGTAAGGAAGGAGAAGTCTTCGTAGCTTGTTCAGCATGCGGAGCAATCTCCTTCGCGTACTGCGAGGATTGTTTGAATACAGGAGCAGAACCTTATGGTGCTCTTGTTGAATATATCTCATGTGCTGGCGATTCTCCGGAAGACATCAATGACACATATCTCAAAATCATTCGCGACACACTGTCCAGGCTGAATATTACAGAAGAACAGTTCTGGAAAGATGTCAAACAGTCAATCATTGATGAGAATGAATATTGGAAGGAACTTGCCGCACAAAATGATTCTAAAACAACGGAAGGTTTGCCGTTTTAACCATGCGTATTAAAAGCTTATTTGCCGCAATGATTCTTTGTGTTTCTATCGTAAGTCCGAATTATACGGTTACAAAATACAAGGATACAAACTCTGAAGAATTCTTGTGGGAAATATTACACAAAGAAGCACCGAATGATTATGTAGCCGCAGGTATCATGGGCTTCTTCTGGCGTGAATCTTTCTACCGATCCGATGCTGTGACACACTGGCAGATCGATATGAAAGATATCGGAGAAGATCCATGTGATGAGTTCACAAAAATGCTGGACAGCGCAGACAAGAAAGAATTTGTCAGTGCAATCCAGGCAGAAGGCGGTTATGGTCTCGGTCAGTGGTACGCAGAAACATATCTTAAATCACTATATGATTTCTGCAAAGGATACGGAACCAGCTTCGCTGATGCGGTGATGCAATGCAAGTTTACAGTGCATATGTGCGTCAATGATCCAAAGGTTTGGGAGACACTGAAGGACGCAAAGAACGCTTATGAAGCTGGTAGGATAATCGGTTATCTGCACGATGGTTCATCCGTTGGCGCAGAAACAATTGGAGCGAAAGCTAATATGATCTATAGAGATCATTGTAAATAAAGGAGCTGCATTTGAAAGTAATCTGTATTTCAGGTCATGCGCAGCATGGCAAAGATACCTTTGCGAAAATGTTGGAAGAAGAACTTGAGCTGAGAAACCAGAAGGTTCTTGTTACGCATTACGCAGATCTTGTGAAGTATATCTGTAAACAGTTCTTTGGCTGGGATGGGCAGAAAGATGAAGCTGGTCGGCATCTCCTTCAGTATGTTGGAACCGACATTGTAAGAAAACAGAACGAAAACTATTGGGTGGATTTCATCACCGATATGCTGAAGTTCTTCGATGGTCACTGGGATTGCGTTTTAATTCCTGACACAAGATTTCCGAATGAGATTGATCGCCTGAAGGATGCCGGATTTGATGTTGAGTCCGTTCGTATTATCAGAATCAATTTTGAAAATACGCTGACTCCCGAACAGCGCAATCATCCATCCGAGACATCCCTGGATGACTACTTTTTCAAACACTATATCATCAATAAAAGTTTGGAGTCTATGCAAAAGGATGCTGTCAAACTCGCAGATAAACTGACCGGATGTACATCAAGGTAACACAATATGCTTGAATGGAATGTAATTTACGGCAATTTCAATAGTGGTAAAATAGAAACATATAATATTTTCAATCATTATCGTTTCCATGAGGACTGCGTTAAGAATGCCAAAAAGAATAGAGACAACAAAGAAGCGTTCGCTGAAAGACTGAAACTTGATCTGAAATACTACTACTGGTCTAAATGCGAATGGGAAGTAATTGTTTCTCATTGGCCGCCTGCCGAACGGTTTCATGATGAGAAAATTGATGTGTACGACCAGGTGATGAATAACTGGCAAATCTTCCTGGATTATGTTTGGGAACATAGAAAGGAACTGAAGTGATGTCGTTTCTTGTTAACAACAATAGCGTCGAAGAACTGACCGATGCAATTCGACAGAAGTTCTATGATCTTGAAAACCAAAATGAATCTCTTAAAAACGAGATTGCTGTTTTTAATAAAGACGATAAAATCCAGGAACTCACAAAAGAGCTTAAACACACTTTAAGAAATTCTCTTATGAACATGAGCGATAAGGAATATGAAGCCGATAGACAATTCCGTACACGCCACTGGGCGATGCACAACGGCGGCAAGTCGAAGAAGTGCGACGGCAACACTTACTGGTATGAACTGAGTGGAACAGGTATCGGAACATGTATCAAAATCAAATGTCCGATCTGCGGAGAAGAGAAAGATATTACGGATATAGACAGTTGGTGATTCAATGACCGGAAAAGAATTAAAAACACGATATCCGTTTTTAATTCCGCGCAACAGATTTACGGATAAAATCTGCGACGGAATCGGAATGACGCAGGAAGAATATGAAAACTGGTCAGAGCTTGATGATATGCCTGACGGCTGGCGTAAAGCATTCGGAGAACAGATGTGCGAAGAGATCTACCAGGCTCTTCTGAAAAACGGCGGTGAAGAAGCCGTCAACAAATATCGCATCATCCAGATCAAAGAGAAGTGGGGCTATCTTCACTGGTATGATTCTAACGGCAACGCTGAAATCAATAAAGTCATTAGGAAGTATGAAGATATTTCTGAGAAGACATGCATCACATGCGGGAAACCGGCAACAAAAATCAGTCTCGGCTGGATCAGCCCATACTGCGACAACTGCGCAGACGAGCCATCAAAGTATTGTGGCATAAAATTTATTCCGATTGATGAAAATCCATTAGATGAAGAGGTGCTACCATGAAAAGAAAACTTGCCATTATCTTTCTTATTTCGCTTGCTGTATGTATGTTATACCCAAGCTTATGGTTCAGTGTTTTTGAACCTCGTGAACACAACCAGACTGAATCTCTTGGATCTGTCATCATCACACCCGATCAGACCATTATTGTGAACGAACCAGTCCAGCAGAATACTCCGATGATTCAGTCCAACGAACCAAGCATTATCATTCCAGGATTCCAGTCTGATCTGCCGCAAGGCATCAGTCAGAATTCACTGATCGCCGATATATTTTCCAGAGTAAATGCCGAGAGAAAAGACAATGGTCTGAATGAGCTTACATATAACGCAGAACTTCAGGAATCTGCCAATGTCAGATCGGCAGAAGCATCAGAATTGTTTTCTCATACAAGACCAAACGGCAAGTCATGTCATTCAGTTGTTGAAAACTTTGATTATATCGTTACCGGCGAAAATCTGATCCTGGCAGATAAGCAGATTGCAACCGCAAGCAGAATGGTTGAAGAATGGATGAACTCTGAGGGTCATAGACATAATATCCTGCTGAAAGATTTTACCAGTACGGCAATCGGTGTGACCGAAAAGAATGGGCAAGTTTTTGTCGCACAGATTTTTCTTGGGTGAGCTATGGAAATAAAAGCGAGTTGTACGAACTGCTGGCGAGAAAGTTGTGGTCATGCAGGAGAACACAATCCTGCATGTGACCGCTGGATTAAGCCAGACAGAAAACCGTTCGAAGACTACGTGTATAACATGACAGGAAATCTCGGCGAGAAAGATGAACCATTCTGTCCATTTTCTGCCGGCGGATACTGTGATGTTAAAGGATTCGATGCATGTTATCACTGCGATTTTGCATGGAAATCATTTGAGGATGTGAATTGATAAACTGATGGAGGAATGGTTCGATGTATAACAGCAGCCCATACGAACATATGACGGTTGAAATCCGTATCAAAGACAACGATAGGACTGTCGCCCGGTGTTCCGTAACGGATCGCTGTATCCACGATCTTGACGTTCACAAGGACTACCGCAGACGCGGATACGCCAAAAGGATGATCGATGTCCTTGAACGCAACTACGATGCCGACCGGCTGTGGGTGAAAGCTGATAATGTAGAAGCTGTTGCTCTCTATAACAATCTTGGATTCCAAATTGTTGAAATCGATGACGGTTATTACAAGATGAAATTGGAGCAATCAGATGAATGATATTAATAAGATGTGGCCGATCTGCCACGATTGCCCATATTGGGAAGTATGTGATCCTCCTTATAACTGCGTAGCTACAGAGCAGAAAATAAAAGCCTTGTTTGATGATGAAAATAAAGGAAACTAATTTATGAATATACAGTCATTATCTATTGTTGTTCCTGCTGAGAAGTGTTGGAATCAGTGTCCGTTCTGCGTTTCCAGGATGCACTGTGAAGACTACGGCGAAATGATTCTTGATAATAGAGAACCAATTCCACAAGAATACCTTAACCGTATGCAGTTTGTCCGAGATGAAGGCTGCAACTCTATGGTGATCACAGGCGACACCGAACCTCAACAGAATCTCAAGTTCATCTATAAACTGCTGAGAGCAAACAACGAAAATCTTCGGACTCCGTTTTACAATATCAGTTTGCAGACAACTGGAAGCGGACTCGATCAAATGGATATATGTAAACTCGCCGGATATGGTTTAACAACTCTCGCTCTGTCGATCAGCTCATTTGATGCAGACAGAAATGCAGAGATTATTGGCATGCCTGAGAAAGCAAAGAGGAATTTCTATAATGTCCAGCGATGGGCAAAGATGTGTAATCTGGTAACTCGCGCATCTGTGAATCTCACAAGCGAGTTTAACGACATGGAAGCTGAAGATTATTTCAACTGGGCGAAAACTCATGGTTTTGATCAGATTACATTCAGGAAGATCTATTCTGATGGAGACAACGATCAGGCAAAATGGATTAAAACACATTCATTCAATCCAGAAAATTATGATAATATTTTAGTTTATATATCACGCTATGGAACGCCTATTGCAAGACTTCCATTTGGGTTCATCAAGTATTCTGTACACGGCATCTCTACGGTAGTAGACGGAAACTGCATGGCAAAAAATAATATCGATGAAATGAAGTACGCGATCCTGAGACCGAACGGACATCTGTATAGTCGCTGGGATGATCCTGGCAGCTTGATTTTCTGATGAGAAGAGAGGCTGTTTACTGCGAAAGATGTGGCGCGTACATTCCAGAAACGACAGGTGAGTGTGTAGCTTGCAAACATAATACCGAGCAATCATCTGATACCAAGATCGCATTTGTCACTTTTGAGTCTGACCTATATGATCCTAATTTTACACCGATTAATGGTTACAGACTCTATTATGCAATGGATACACGACTCTATTATTGGTACGGTGATGACGGTATTTTTAGAGAACTTTAGAAGGTTGGCTAAATGAATTCTAAAACAACATGGCAGATTAATAACATAATCCATGTAATCGGTGCAATATGTGCGGCTATCGGATTTACAAACAATATGCCAGGATTGATTGCTATCGGTCTCTACTGGCTTACATTGAATCTTCGAGATTAAAGATGTGGTGATATTATGGGCGATAAAATTGATGATAAAAATGTAGTGATCACTGAAATATGGCCTCTTAGCACAAATGTGCATCCGAATGGAGGCATTGGCATTTCGTGGGCGGCTAAAGGAATTGGTTTCGGCGAGTATGTTTTGTTCTGGGGCGATGACAATAAGCTCCACGCGGACACTGAATATATGGACTGCGGCGAATGTAAATCATTCACAAGAGAAGTCCTGGGTGCTCTTGCTAATGAGGTGATAATTGATTCATGATTATTAAACAGATTGACTTCGTGCTTGAGAATTGCGAAGTTGTTTCAATCCCTGGTTATTACATAGGGTTCATTGACATTAATGACATTAAAACAAGTATCTCAAGAGTTGCGTGTAACTGCGTCATGGAGATGAAAGTTTGCAATGACTTCGCAGTTGAGATTCATCGCGATGCAAACAAGAAATATGCACCGTTTGATATCGATGATCCAGAGCGTATAACCAGCACATTTGACCGTCTCACAAAATGGCGAGATATTACATCAATCGAGCTGACTTTGACGAATAATGATTATTACGAAGAAGACTTTGACGAGTATAATGAAATCCGTAAGATCTTTTTGCACTGGACTGGCGATAATGAATTTGAAAATGCTGGTCAGCTTTGCTACATAAATAAATCCGGTGATCTCTATATTACGGTAAACGACGGAACGAAGTCTATGTATGATGTATTCGGAAAAGAAATTGATGATCCTGAATGCGTTGATTTACATTTTGAACTCATGGATGTCGGGGACGATAACCACCAGATTTTTCTTGAACTAATGAAGAGAAATAGCGATTAAGGAAGGATAATTTAATAGTGGCAGATCTTAATGATCAACTGTTGACATACAAAGATTTGCAAGCTATACTTCATATCGGTAAGAATAAAGCATATGAGTTATTGAAATCAAGTTGCTTTCCAACAATCAAAATTAATAATCGTATGTATGTAAATCGCCGAGCTTTGTCAAAATGGCTCGATGATTATACACACAAAACATTCTTAACCTGATATGGGTTAGTGTGTAGATAGCGTGTAGTTACAAATCTGATACTCCAAAGCATTAGTAAATACTACATGATTGGGAGAATGAGCATATGTCTCCAAAACCGTAGGCCGAGGGTTCGAAGCCTTCTTCCCCTGCCACTATTTAACAAGAAACTCGCCTGAAATGGCGGGTTTTTTGTATATTCTGAACAAAATTTCGTCGTTCATAATTTGTCTATTGCCTTATTTATGAATATATTGTAAACTCATTTCACTAAGCTTCCCCCACATTAGTGTGTAAAATTGAGTGTACTACATGAAAGGAGGCAATATGTCAAAAGAAAATAGGCGAGAGAAAGGAACTGGGGGAATCACCCAGCGAAAAGACGGTCTCTATCAAGGTTGTTTTGATGCAGGAGTAAAACCAGACGGCAAGCGCGATGTTAAATACGTATATGCTAAAACCGAGCCAGAATGCAAACGCAAACTGAATGCGCTGATTAAAGAAATCCATAAAACAGAATACGTTTATGTACAGAAAGAATCCGTAGAATCATTTTTGACAACGTGGCTCACTGCCGTAAAAGTTTTAGATCTTAAACCAAAAAGCTATGATCGCCTGGAACAGACAATTAACAATCAGGTGATCCCATACATCGGCGATAAGCAGATTCATGACCTTAAAAGCGATGAAATACAAGAGATGATATCAAAACTCGTTGCCGAAGGTAAATCATACTCTTCTATCAAAAAAGCTTATGAGGCTTTGAATGCAGCATTCAAGTGGGGATTGATTTGCGATCCGCCGAAAATCAAAAAGAATCCAGCGGCAAACATTAAACTCCCAAATAAAAAATTATTTACCCAGAAGCAAATCCCATTCTACACAGAAAAAGAAGCTAAGATCCTGATCGCCCAGGCAACATCAAGGAACGGCAAAGGCAACCGCAAATATCCTCTCGGAGCGTTTGTTCCACTTCTCATTAATACCGGACTCCGAATGAGTGAATTACTTGCACTTAAATGGGAAGACGATATCGACCTGGAAAATAAAACTCTTACCGTACACAATAATGTGGTATTTGTTAGAGATCGCGAGAAAGAAAAAGGATATAAATTGTTAGAGCAGGACAGCGTAAAGACGGATGCCGGACAAGACAGAGTAATTCCGCTAAACGATGCTGCCGTTGATGCACTTAAAAATTTGCAAGAAATCTCAGGCACTAGGACTTGGGTCATGACCACTAGGAACAATACCCAAGTCAAGCCTCGCCAGCTTGATCAGATGTTCCGCAGAATTGCAGTCGCGTCAGATCTTCCTGAAGAAAAAATCTATGGCGTTCATGCGCTGAGACACACATTCGCAACTCTGCTTCTTAAAAACAAAATTGATATTAAGACAGTCAGTAAGCTTCTCGGTCACTCCGATGTATCAATCACGTATAACACTTATATCCATGTGATTAAAGAGCAGGAGGCTGAAGCCGTAGGAAGCCTGCCAGAGCTGACGTAACGTTTATTATAACAAACAAAAACTCAATTTTGTTTATTAACTTAAACATTTTTACGATACAAATTTAAGTTGCAATAATTATATGCTATTTACAACGAACCTCGTAGGACACACATAAATGCGTTCTGCGGGGTTTTCTTTTTATATGTGCTTATTCTCATCCAGGAAGCAGAAATCAAACACGGCTCAATTCTGAAGCCACAGCGCAAAAAAAATAAGAGACAATTCCACCGTAGTGAAAAGTCTCTTATCTTTGGTTATACCCTATCTGATATAATGTGTACGATATTACATGTTAGTATACCTTATAGGGTATAAGAAGTAAAATATTACTGTTTACAGAAAATCATTCTGATCCATGCAGCCTTCGTATGCGGCTTTGATTCTCTCTTTCGCTGTGATCGTTTTGTTGTTTTTGAAGTTTGGATGTGCATCACAGTATTTCTCATAATTGTCAATATCGGATAGCACCTGGTCAAAACTTTCCTGCGAGTGCCGGATATTCCTACGCAGTTCATCAGAGAACGACAAAATTCTTATCCTGCAATTAACTGCTTCTCTCTCTTCTTCAATGGCTTCGGCTGCTTCCTGCCTTGACTGAATTTCATCAACCTTATTTTCAAGATCGCCAATCTTTTCAAACAGTTCTCTATTCGTCCGTCTTCCGATCCAGTTTAAAAATGCGGAAACAGGGTTCAGCTTGATAGGCGTAAACTCAATAAAAACAGACAGTATGGCGATGATCCCAAGACCACCGCCGATAAGCTGCCCAACGGTTGCATTCATGAGAGATTCCATGATGCAATCCTCCTTTCAAATGTTATCCAGCAGCTTTCTGGATTTCAAGGACAGCAGCTTCAATCGCTACATCGACCTGCTGATCATCGAGTTTAATGTTGTGTTCTTTCAGGAACTCTTCGACATACTTCTTTTTTGCTTCGCCCCAGCCTTGCTGGTTATAAATCTGCTCTGCGCTCTTGACAGCCAGACGCACCCAGAACATGGCGTTTTCCCACTTCTGCTCAGTGGTCTTGGAACGCAGCAACGGAATAAGCCAGGAAGACAGAATAACTCCAACCAGTCCGATCAGAGCAACGATAACCTGAGTCATATCAATAACCATTATTCTTCTCCTTCATCAATTTCAAGCTCTTTCAGAGCGTCTTCATCTACCCATCCAGATCCGATCACACTGAATCTCTGAAGCGGTCTGATCCTGTACGGATGTGCCGCAGAATGATTCGTGCCGATAATCAGTACATCCTGCTGTTTGACTTTAATACCGATTCTGCCGTTTGCGGTCAGATACCAGCCATTGCCGATAAAATGTACGATATCGCCGATGTGGAATCTGTATCCATCATCAGGAATTTCATCCTCAATGTTTCCACCGATCACGATAGAAGGATACTGATGAACAACCGGCTTAATCACAACAGGAGTTTCTTCGTCGATGTTTCCGCCGAGAACAATCGTGGGTTTAGGATCTGGCTGAATTGCATCAATGTTAGTCACTTTACCACTCTCTTCTTTCTTCTTTTTCAAAGCCTCGTCAATAGCGGCGTAGGTGATTGGCCCAACTTCGCCGTCAATCGGTTCGACTTTATAATCCGTCTGAAACTTCTTTACAGCCTCCCTTGTGTCTCTGCCAAAATCACCGTCTGCTCCCCAGCGTCCGAGATCATATCCAAGCTTGATCAGATTCTCCTGAACCTTCAGGACATCTGTACCGGACATGCCTTTTCTGAGAATACGCTTTTCAGTATTAGCAGGCTCAACAGGAGTGTTTGTCTCAGGAATATAGCTTTCGCTTACACCTTCAACGAGCTTCCAATTCGGTCTTCCAAATCCTGCAACGTCGCCGCCATAAATCTTATGCGTGACAAGACTAACCTTGTCAGAATAGTTTCCTTCAACAGCCTGGAAAGAATTTCCATCGATAGACACGACAATGCCGGTATGGTTGATATCGCCGCCGACATAATAGAAAGACTGGTCTCCAATCTCAGGAGTCTTTACGAATGCACCAGCCGATTTGAACAGGTCTGCCGAATTCCTACAAGCAGCAGTTCCGCCATATGTAAGACGAGATCCGATATCATATCCAAAGCAATTGAGATAGCACCAGTTAGTGAACGTGCAACACCACGGCTGATTCTGCGGAACCCATCCATACAGCTTTGCGATTTTCGGATCGTCAGCATATTTATTGTAATTGTTTGCCCCTTCGCGAGTTCCAAGCTGCGAACGAACAAACGCTACAAATTTCTCTTTCGCTTCATTTATAGTCAATATATTTCACCTCTTCCCCTTATCTTTCTCTTACTCTATTCACGTAGGCAGCTTCCCAGCGTACTTAAAGTATGCGAGATAATTCTCAGTACCAGATGCGTTTACACAAGATACCATCATAATATCCGCCTGCTTCGGGTACACGCTTGCTCCGTTGCAAATATAGCTTGATCTGTTGACATACACATGAGCAACAAACAGGCAATTGTACTGAAGCGTTTCTTTTTCTCTGACAATGAATGCTACATCATCAGGATGAAATTCTCCGACATCCCAGATGCCTTTCGCATAATCGCTCTTGCTCAGTGCGTGATCTGCGATTACTTTCCCCGCGCCAAACCTGTGGATGCTTGCTGAGTTCTCTGCATCAACAATCTTCTGTGCGGTAGCCTGATTCCCTTGATAAAGCGGAATCATAATGTTATGCTCCGGAATCTGAAGCATACCGTATGCACCTTCCGGAATAGTGCATTTTCTCGGAATTGCAAATGCTGATAAGTCCATGATTCTTCAACTCCGATCTTAAAGATTGAGCCTCCATGACATCGCTATCACAGAGGCTCTTGATGTATAAAAACTGTATTATTATTACGTTAAAAACGTTTTGAATCCAGTGAATTTGACCACTGAATTACGTGGTTATGATGCCAAAAAGTTCTGAATTTAAGACTCGCTCAAAGCGGCTTTTTCTCACTTAAGTAGGCCCTTAAGTGACAATCACCAGTGACTCTTACGCCACCAGACC